TCAATTCCCTTGAAAAACCCTTTATTAATTGCTGCTTCCCATCTTTCTGCTTCAAACACTTTCTCTAGCAAAATATCCTTCATCTCATCACCTCATTTCTCTTGAATACATTTTCCATCTTTAATAACCAACACATCGGCTCCATCATCACAATTAATGAAAAGTCAGATCCGTCTTCTAACACTGGTGCAAGTTCTTCAAACATTTCCATCATGACAGATTCCCATCCATAAGTGGTGTCAAATCCATTAGAGTAAGTAGTCCAACCATTATCATCATTAGCAACATCGAACATTCTTCCTATACCAATAAACACAGCAATCAAATCATCAATATCGTTAATGTCTAAGTTCTCTGATTTTCTATATGTATCCAGTCCATAATCAGTATGCTCTTCTTTTCCTCTGCTGATTTTTGCTTGCAGTATTTTAATTGCTTTGTTCTTATCTTTGAATTTCATCTGTGAATATATAGAATATACTGATCCCATAATTTAACTCCTTTCAACAAAAGCTCCATTTAGCAACTTCAACAACATAATCTGAACCAGCATCATCCTCAAGTTCAAGTTCCAACGTCCCTTCATTAAGAATATCCTGAAATCCATCATCGCTTGAGAGATAAGCGGTATTATCAAATAATAAAATATCGTTAATCATATGTAGATAACACATATCCCAAGTCATTGATAAATACCCGGTTACTGTATCAATAGTGTATTCAGTACAATCCCTGTCAATCGTATACACATCTCCAGATGGTAATGTTACTTTCGCTGTATTTACCATTACGTCATCTCTATTTGTTTTACCTTCAATAATTAGTCTCATCTATGTCATCCGCCTTTCCCCAAACTACTATCGCAGTATTATAACTATCCATAAAACCTCCATACTTACTGGTATCAAAACACCAATCATAATCACATCCATTTTCAATGGCTCTTCTAATATCTCTAGCAATTTCATCTACAATGTCGTCATTATCCGCAGCCTTTTCATATTCAGGTTTGTCATTTTCCTTACTTAATTTCAACAATGTTCGTTTTACTTCTTCTTTGTAAATATCCAACTGCTCCTCTCTCAATTCTGCATCCCAGGCAGCCCAAGCTGCCTTAATTTCATCCACTGTGAGCTGAATCTGCTTTCCATTTCTGGTAATATACACGTTTTGCATAATTATTCATCCTCACTTTCTTCGACCAATTCAATAGAATACGGAATATCAAGTTCCGGAAACGACTCTACCAATCTACAACCGATAATATCAAGCATTACATTATAAGCTTCGTCAGAAGAATTTTCAGTTACACACATTTTCCCAAGACACGGACCATCTATTCCGTCTGGTCCCATAAACACTTTGAATTCATATTCTTTTGCGTCATCCGACAGTTCCTTCACATCTTCTGGGGTAAATCTAAGATATGTTCTTGGATGAACATATGTAATTTCATCGGAACACTTTTTATACTTATATTTATAAACAGTAAGGCTGTCACCCATTCTCAAATTGATTGTTGGAAAATCTCTAAGTAATCGAATCTTACATTTTCCATTAAATTTCATTCTTCTACCTCTCCAAACAACGCTTCATATTCATCACATTCCAGATGTTCCATAGCCCATTCCTTTGCGCTTTCTTCAGTCATAGGAATAATTCGAGATCCACCAGTGCTTCCGCCACATACACTTCTTGCATATTCAGTTAAAGCACCACCTTCTCCGTACAGAAAATATTCTCCTGTTTTCTTAAGATATAAGGTTTCCTCGCAATGATTGAAGTCAGAACATGGATATCCATTGCTCCAATAACCAATTTCTTTTGCCGTTTCTGTATCATATTTTCTTCCGTTAATGATTTTTTTCATGACCTAATCCTCCTTTTAATCAAAAACTTCTTGTATCGCAGTCCAATTTGAAATAGCATGATCAATATCCTCATACCATTGTTCATCATTTGAGTCACAAGTACTTTCATACTCATATACTGGAACGCCAATTGTATCATCACATGCATCTAAAACTTTACCTATTGGAATAGGTTTTCCATCTTTATGGAAATATACAATACCTGTAAGGAAGTCCATTACTTCATCTTTATAATGTGGATCACACCATACATACACTTTATTCTTCGCATCATTTTCAATCTTCCAAATAATACGTTTCAGTTCTCTTGCGTTATTACATAACTTCAGCCACGCCATAGCATATCCTTCGATCTCCGGCGCTGTAAAATCTACTGTGATCAATGTAGCTGCTTTTCTTTTAATAACTAATTTTTCTTTTAACATTCTTCAACCACCTCATATCCTTTCAATTCAAACAATCCTATCAATCCTTTCAATTTTACAAACGCTGGAGTGTATTCTTTTGTCCGATCACAATAACCAAACCATTTACCATTTGTATCTTGCTGAATACTGTAAATATTTCCATTAGTTTTATTTACTGCTTCCATTACCTCTCACCTCACCTCTTGTTCCATTTTCTTTAATATGTTTTGAAAATGATAATCATTTAATTTTTGCTTTATATCAGAAAAAGAATTGATAATTTCATCATGTTTTTCTGAAGAAAGCCCTGTAAGTAAACCGAAATCAAAATCATATAATATATGTAACAAATCATTGAAATTATTTACAAATCCAGAATCCATGTTAATCATAAAATTAACTAATCTCTCTTGTTCAGTTGTAGTACTCAACGTACGATATTTTTCCATGATTATATATATGAAATGTTCCGATATTTGCTTAATTGCATAATATTTGTCAATAAGTTTCTTATAATCTTTTTTAAAATATTCTTTTGCATTTGTCTTATCAGTATTCATAAGATACATATAAATGCTTATTATATCGTCCACCTTAATGTTTTTAATACGTCTGCTCTCGATCTGGGATATCCAAGTTTTGTTTCTATTAAGAGATAATGACAATTCTCCAGCGGTGATAATATGTCCGTTGCGGGGATGATTCAGGCGGAGCTGTTTAATCATAGAAGCAAACTCAGAAGTATTTTCAATTTTGGGTGGTAAACTATTTGTCATGTTTTACTCCCTTCCGTGATGCCAAGGTGTTACACCTCAGCATCACAAATTGCGTAAGCCTTATCGATAAGTTCATCTCCGTCTACTACTTTCATGAACATGTTTTCCTGATAATATTCACTTCCTCTGGAAGGTTTTCGATGCGTAGAAAAGTCAGAAACAGCATTCACAAATCTATAAGCAGATGGCTCAAGCACCTGCAGATCCGGAGCATTAAGATATCTCATCATGAGTTCGTTTCGCATTTCCTGAATGTTTGCTACCTTACGATCTCCATCTTTTTCGTTGATAGGAAGTAACATCTTAACAAACTTATGTACCTTATCAACATCAAGCTTTTTCATCTTCATCTTTCCGAATTCTGTTTCTAAAGCTTCAAGATAGTGTTCAGTGTTCATGAGCGTGTATTTTGCCTCCACAAGCTTCTCATCAATGCGTCCGGTATGTTTACATACCCACTGTCTTTCAGCTTCTTTAAGGGCCAGATTGAGTGTATTTTGGCACCATACACGTACCGGTGTAATAGCTACTCTGACTGATCCTTTTCCATCATGACTGTTCGTAAACACTAAGAACGGATCAATCTTTTCATCAGTAATCATTCTGCCTTCCAGTCTTGCAAGCATCCACACTTTCTTACCGTTCTGAAGGGCACCTGCAGTTTCATATCGTACACCTTCTCCAAGAAGTGCATCCGTAAATGAAAATGCCTCTTCATTCTGCACAATTTTGTAACGCTCAGTAACAATACCTAACGTTTTATTATCAATATCTCTTACATTTGCTTTATAACCAGGAATCTTTAATCCTGTAGCTTCAGAAATAATATCTGTCGGAACTACATTCCAGTCCAGACCTGCTAATCTGATTGCATCTCTTGATGTAACTGCCCCGGCAATTCTCTTGCCAAGTCCGTCCCATGGAGTTTTTCTTGCGTCGAACATTGTCTCTACCTGTGTAAGGTTATTTGTTCTTCTTTCTCTTTCGATTGTATTGTTCATCATAATATACATCTCCTTTGTTTAATTAAATTTTTATTCTGTTTTATTTATTTACTTTACTCACCGGCCACTCTTTTAGTAATATCAAAATCTCTTCCGTCCTTCTTACCGGCTTCATAATCTGATTTTGATACTTTTGCAGCTTGCTTAGACCGGAACGTAGTTGTCTTTAATCCAAGCTCAGACATTCTTTGCTTTACTTCTGGAGGAGTAGATAACACTAAGCCCCAATTTGCTTCTGACTGTGCGGCTGCTCTTTTTTGTTCTTCAAACGCTTCATCAAGTCCTTTAATGAAACCATAAGCATATCCATTACACATGGATGTAACCAGTTCGTTTGTATAATTAAATAGCTTACCTTTTTGTTTTCTCTTTTTAATTTCTGATTGAATACAATCAGTTGCATATTTGAATGCAATCATACAAATTTCAACGTCTTCATTTAACCCACAAAAATATAATTTATACGTTTGTTTACCTTTTTCTCTACGAGAAAAACTTTCACAGCAGTAATTCTTACTAATAACTTTAGACAATCTCAGTACCCAGGGATCTCTTCTAGTCGAATAAGTAATTCCAGCTGAATGTTCATTTGCCTTTCTTTTTTCTTTATCTTCGACTTCTGCCATAGAGATTTTATGTTCTGCCATAAGCTGCTGTGCCTTTGCAAGAGCTGACTGTGCTTCATGTTCATTCGGACTTTTACTTAATGATAAAAGTTTTTTGATTTTCTCTTTGTAATCTACCATTTTACATTTCTCCTCTCTCGTTCAGATACAGAATTTTTTGTAACTCTTCATGCGTAATTCCATACTGTTGTTCCAGAAGCTCTTTCCAGTCTTCAAAAGTATCAACTCGTGGATCCTTGCAGTATTTATATCCGGCGTTGATTACATCTTCTGCGATTTTCTTGAGACGTTTCGGTTCAATTCCCTCAGTCCAAAGTGGGCACTCAAGCTTTACATATGTAAGGATTTCGATTGGCTGTGCGATATTGCTAATCATTAAAGCTGCATTTGCAATTTTATTTACATTCTCTTCCGGCTCGGTATTATATTTATTGCATAAGGAGATAACATCTCTCTTATTACTCCATCCGATCTGCATTAAGAATGTGACGGCAGTATTAAATTCTAAGTCTCCCGTAATTGTTCTTACCTCATCAAGTTTCTGTTTTACTTCCTTATAATTATTTAATGCTGACATTTCTTATCCCTCACTTTTCTTTATTTTCTTCTCGCTTCACAGATTGACAAAGCGTCTTCATATGTTTTGATATCATAATGTCCACCATTCAGTGATTGTGTAGATTCATTCCAAGTAGTCCATACAACCCATGGTCCACCACCTATAGATGCCTTAATTGCTGAATAATTCTTATGTTTTGCAATTACCATATACAGGTATGAGTCCATTGGATCTTTATAACGGATTACATCCTGAAGATCATATCTGTCATCCAGATGTTCTTTGAAATATTCTTTTACATTATTCCATACAGAAATAGGTACTGTTGCACTCATATTACTACCTCCATTTAATTTTCTTCTTCCTCAAACTGTGCTATTTTTTCTCTGTTAAATCTCATTGCCGGATAAACACAATATCCACTTCTTTTTGTTCTCCCTGTCTTCTCTGCCAAACCATTTTCCTCAAGGAAAGCCACCGCCCAAGGGCAATTATTTGTGTCCACATATGCCACATCTTCAGGTAATGTAGGATCACACAAGCAAGTCGTCAGTCTTGCAATCTCTCCATCCTGTCTGTTGTAAATCTCAACAGCCAGACTTTCATCCATCATATATTTTCCTAAACGCAGCATACAATTCTTGTATACTGAATAGCTTGTTTTAACATTTAAAAATCCCATACTTATCTCTCCTTATTTTTATGTGATATTATCTCCATTTAAGCTTCGCTTTTATTAAATTGAACAACATTATACATTTTTCATTCATCTTCAGTGTCTATGCATGAATCATATTCATTTACCTCAAATACATCAATATTATAATCACGAGCAAAATCAGCTGTTGCACTCATATTATTCTCCTTTCTTATTCTATATAACATCCTTTCGTTTTCTCTTTTGGTCGTCCGTACACTGATTCATATAAATATTCTACCAGCCCAGGTGTTACTCCATGGTATTCACATAATTCTTTAAATACTTCATGTGATTCCATTTTATCGACTTCTTTGATGAAATCGTCTGTTATTTTTTCTGTTTTTGTATGAACAGGGTTGGGATATATAGGACTACATATTTCTTCCATGTCACGATATACGTTTTCATCATATTTCTGTTTATCTTGCTCGTCCTGAATATCATTTAAATTAAATTGAACAACATTACACATGTGCCATTCTTCACCGGTATCTACACATGAATCACCTTCATTTACTTCAAACACATCATCATTTGTTATATCTATATCAAAATCATTTGCCGTCTGAGCTGCTGAATCTAACATTTGGTTTCTACATTCTTCAAATGTTCCAATTTTCTCAATGCAAAAACCAACGCCATCATAAGCATGATGAAAAATGCATAGAAAATCTCCATCAGATACTTGAATTTCGAAGACTTCAAATACTAAGAAATGTTCATTTCCATAAGAATAATCTATACGCATTCTGCGATTTTTGGGAAAACTTATATCCATAACATATTTAATTTCTCTATCCGCACCATATTTATCATCTTTAATATCATTCGCAATATAATCTATGACAGATTGGTGAGCTTCAGAAAGACTCTTAAAGAATTCAAAGCATGGACGTCTGTAATCTTCATCATTAAGACTACATAATAAAAATACTTTCATATCTTCCTCCTGTTTGTTTAATTAAATTTTATAGTGTTCCATCAAGAACTCTGCATAAGCAGTTACTTTATCCTTATCACCACAATAGAATCCGGTAGTAAACTTCTCGATAAGCTTATCTCTAATATCCTCGTGAGTCTCCCAACCATCATCTAAATAATCACGATAATCACGATCCATAACCTCTAACATAGATTTGTCATCTATTCTCGCTTCGAATTTTATATTGCGAATATCTTCCGGCAGATCATCCGGCAAGCGTAAGCGCGCAGCGTCAGCGGAGTTAGGAGCGGAAGCGACGACATTTGGAGCGCCAGCGACCTCTACGAGCGATCCGGCTACCAGACCATCCAAGCGGTCACGCTGGTGGTCACGGTACCGGTCGGTACTATTATTATTATTATTATTATTATAATTATTATTAGTATTATAATTAGTACCAGTACCGGAACCAGATGGCCATATCACCTGCCCCGTAGGATCATATTCAATTTCATTTATGAGCAAGTTAAAGTCAACAAAATCTGCATACCCGCCATCTCTGTATTTTGTAAGCACTTTATTGACTTTGCCTTTGCTCGTCTTCAGCTCTTGCGCAATCTGATTCTGAGAATATTCTGGATGATCACGCTTCAATTCCAAGATGGATAAAGTGACGGTCATGTTCTCACCGAATGCTCGTGACCGCTTCTCTTGGGATGAGTCGATCGTTTCAAGTAAGGTATCTCCTACATATAATAGGAGATTATTATCTATCGGTTTGGCGTACAGTCCATAGTCTATGACCGCCTCATAATATTCCAGAGCTTTCTCCGGCCCAAGAATTTCTTTTATTCTTTCGCCCTGTTTCCTATACGAAGCAAAGAATGTAAAACACTTACCGCGGTCAAATTCTTTTTCACTCATGATTTTCCCTCCGATTTACTTTCGTTAGTTATCCCTTCTGTTGTCTTTATTTTGGATATGAGTATCCAGTGAAGCACATAACTCTGGTGTTGCTTCAAATATATAAACATCCAGATTTGGACGTCTTCTATTTGGCGTGATGCCAAGAATTTTAAATCCCTCTTTCCTCAACAGCCATGCGATTCTCTGGCTGCGGACTGCCTTTGTCTTCATTGTATTTTTCTCCTTATATATAGTTAATTTAACTTGTTATGATTAATATATCATTCTTCTCTCGTATTGTAAAGTTAATTATTGCAGTTATTTAATCTTGATAATGCTGCCTTAATATAATCTTTTCCATTCAGAATGTGTTCAAGCAAATCCCAACCGGTGTTTCCCAGTTGGTTCCATGCCTGGTCAAGACCGTGACCGCGTGTACTGTCCATCGGATACAGAACTGTTGCAATAATGTTGAATAATTCATTTGCTTTGGCCCAATCAGTGATGTGATAAAAGTAATCGTACCATTTATTACCGTTCTCATCCGGCAAAACATCATTATCTGTATAATTCAAATACTCTTCTCCTATATATGGAAGGACATCTGAATTTACCGCGTCTTCGAAGAACCAATCTGCGCTGTTATCTTCCGAAAGATCCTTTAATACTTCTGGCTTCCAATACTGTGGTAATGGACACATATATAAGCGGAAACAAATTGTTTTCTGATCTGATCCAAACGCCTGCAGATCCATTGCTTTAATAATATAGCGATATTCGAAAGCCGGCATATCTTCATCTGCTTCTGCCTGATAGATTTCTTTTGACAGTAATGTTAACTGGCCTCCGTCGCTATATTCTTCATCGAATTTCTCTTTCCACGGGATGATTTGATCCGGATTGCCTGGTCTCCATCCTGCGAATGACAGTGTTTCATTCATCTTCACCCACCTCTTCCTCAATGACCGTGAACGGATGACCGATAATTTTTTCAATTTCTTTTACAGTCATTGTAGTTGGTTCTTCCCAATCAGGATCCATGTATGTTGGAGCATTGTTTTTTGTATAGAATTCATCAATTAAAGCACATTGCCTTTCAAAATTTGATTTCCATACTTTGATAATGTCAATGTTGCGATCATTATTATGTCTGTTTGACTCATAATTACTTAAATATTCTTCACAAGATACACATGTAGTATTGTTAGTATAAATGGCAAGATGGTTATTAGAATTCTTATTTCCTAACACAATCCCAATTTTTCCATTTCTTAACTTTACAATATCTGTAGCTGCCAGCTCCGGCATTTTATTACTTGTTATCATACTCATGCGATCTCCCTCTTTTCTCTTCTTCCTGTGAACAGGTTGATTAATTTAATTTTTTCGGTTCTACGTCGTTCACGCTCTCTTTCTTCTTCCTGGCGTTTGCAGTCGGCCATGATTTTGTCAAATTCGGTTTCTTCATAGGACTCAGACACAACGATATCAACTAGGATACCGTTATGCGCTACGATTGTTTCCATATGAAATTTTGCATATTCTTTTGTTTTTACTGCATTTTTAATTTTTTCCATTACAGTTCACCTCTCTCTTTCATTTTTGTTTTCAACTGTTCCACATAATCTCTGGCTTCTACCAGTGTGCATTTATTAGATTCCGTATTGTGCATGTGATAGTATAATTTAATTGCCTTTACTTTCTCCTCATGCTTCAGAAAGTTCTTGACTGTTATTTCTGTTGGGGACATTTCTCTTACGATATTCCCAAAAAATGTACGAATATAGAACTCAAGATCCGGATCCCATTCGTTAATTTTCTCATCTCCGGTCATGAGATAAATTGCATTAATCAGGTCGGTTACCGGAATAATACTTCCGTTTTTATGAAGAAAGTATCTTCCCTTCATTGGAATTGTGACTGTTGCTTTTGCTTCTGCTTTATTCATTTGCTTTCTCTCCTATTCTTATGCTCAATAGCATAATTCAGCTACGATTTAGAAGGAGAGCGGCTCTAAATTTCACGCCGCATATGCCGAAGCTGAATTATGATATCGAACATCCGTTTGTCTTTGAGCAGAGTATAGCACTTACGATACTAAAATGCAAGTGCTATATTCTGTATAATTTAATTTGTTTTATTTGTTTTCTGTTCCAGTTGCTCCGTAATAGCGCTGACTATTGATTACAGAAGTAACTTTTCTTAAATCACCGCCGGTATATAAAGGTTGAATCCCTAATTTCTTAGCAACTTCTTTTTCCAGATGCATTGTGAGGTATTCCGCTGGTCTTCTGCCATGATATTTCGAAAGTGCATCAGCGAAAAATGTGTTCGGTTTGATTGGCTCAAATATTCCAATAATTGCATTAACAACTCGTGGATCATTATCATGCATGTTCAAAACACTTTTTACTGGGCGAATAACATTTGCTGCATATCCATTTGGCTCTGTATGCCATCCAGCTTTTTCGATAATATCGAAGATATTATTGAGAGTCTCTTCACCATTAGTAAGAGCTGCTGCATCTCTTGCTGCTGCATATCCTGTGAGGACTTTGTAATCAGCTGCTTTTAATGCATCTCGTTTCTCTTTTGGAAGATTCTTCAGTTCATGCACACTTAAAAGTAGTTTTCTTCCTTTAAGGCAATTGTCAAGAACGCAATATTTTTTGACACCCATAGTGACATTTGCTCTGTGTTTCTGAGCAAGCGATAATTTATCAACATCATCTCCCTGTTCGGAAAATAATGCGGCTTCTTTCATTTTCCTTTCCATAGGATCCACAGGTAATCCTTCTGTAAGTACTGCAATAACATATTTCTCTTCCCGAATGCCTGCTGCCAGCATTCTATGAGATCCATCAATTACTGCGAATGTTGCTGTTTCTGGATGTGGAGATACCAGAATTGGTTCGCATTTATTGAAGTCCCATTTGCGTACCAGAGAGTATACTTTTTCCATATTAATACAGTACACCCTCTGATAGTCTTCATCGATTTCCAGAAGCTCCAATGGAATACAGCAAAATCTTTTGCCTCCGATTCTCTGGCAGTTATTCATCACTGTGTTAAATGCTGTCTGATCTTTGAATATTTCTGGTCTGATTACTTTGCTTTCTGTTGCTCCTGTAAGTGCTCTTTCAATTTCGTTGTAGTTTAACATTTCGTCTACCTCTTTCTTTTGTTTAATTATTTTTATTTAGTTTTTTAACCGATCAATGTCCAGAATTTTCTCCAGGCATGATCGTACTTCATGTCTGCATTTTCATGTGGACATTCGACTTCCGTTGTCCGAATAACAGATTCTATTATATCTTTTGGAAAACTAAAATCTCTCATTAAGGTTCTAATTTCCATCTTCCAATTAATTCGAGATTTGTATGTTGTATTAATTTTTCTACATGGGTTTACACATCCATATAAAGGAAGATTTCCCATAGTTGTAATGGAACCAATGCTTCCGTTTCCTTTTGTCATTGTATACACCTCATTTCTGTTTAATTAAATTGCGTAGAGCTTTCTCCCATTGATATTTGCACAACACTCAATGAGATTTGCTTCCTTCATGCCAATAAGTCCAGGCAGGCTGCAGATTGCAATGATCTTATCTTCATAGATAGCGTCTGCCTTGGAGTAATAAAGCTTAATCTTCTGGTAATTTGCCTCTGCCAGATTTTTAGCCATCGCTTTTTCATTGCTCCACATCTGCTCTGCTGTCTCATAGTCATTTGCTTCAATAGCAGATTTTCTTCTTGTTTTGAAGTCTTTGATTGCCTGTACCATACCTCTGATATCGGCATTAAGCGCTACTAATTTCTTTTGTTTTGGTATCATGATTATTCTCCCTTCTTATGCGGCTGATGTAATAAACATTCTCAGCCATTCTCCATTTATTCTTTCCCATGCTGTAGGATTTAAAGCATATTCTCTTGGCTTAAACAATTCTCTGTATCTTTTGTTCATGGCATCAAGGGAATCAAAGAACTCTTCCCTTTTCAAGTTCCCTTTCTGCGCACCGGATTTAAAATAGATCCGGAGTTTGTATCTGTGTTCCATGCAATCACCTCGTTTCTATTTGCTTACAACAGACAGGATATTTCCCTGTTTATCAAGTTTTACTGTTACTTCGGATCCGCTCTGGAATCCGGATACATCATATGCTTTTCCATTCTCATCAAGGATGTAGTTTCCTGATGCGGAAACAGTTCCTTTGACGGAATGGATTCCGGCATATACGTCAGAATCAATATGTCCGACAATACTTGCGAACATTAAAAAAGCAGCTATTCCTAAGCTGCCTTTAATAAGGATTGATCGTTTTTTGCGTGTAATCACACGCTGATTATATTCTGTTCTTGTCATTTATTTTCTCCTTTATGTGTTCAATTTAATTTGCATACTGTTCGAAGTGTTTTAATCCACCTGCATAATGGGCCAGCAACACTTCGTCATCAGTTACATATTTAGTTCCCTTGGAATCCATGATACAGGACGCAAGGTCATTGATTTCATAATCTCCGGCATCTGCATACCATGAGAACATATTTCCGTTGGAGCAGGTGATTGTTACAAGATCCACTTCCGGATTCTCTCCAGACTGAATATCTGTTACAATCCCAGTCAGAGGGTAAAGATTATCAAGGGTGCTGATTCCCTCAATCTCATCTGTATAATATCCGGTTCCATCACTGAAACCATAAAGAGTTCCGGTTTCTGTACGATTAACGGAAGTGATTTCTCTTGCTGATACTGGAGTACAGCTTGAAAATAATGATGTCGTTGTTATTACGATTGCAGTAACGATAGTTTTTGTTGTTTTAGTCATGGCTATTTCCCTCCCTTACGCGAAAGTTGTGAACTTGTCACAACGCATTCTCTTGTCATCTGGTGCCACTCTTTCGTAACCTGGGACTGGAGTGAGTCCAAATACTTCTCCCGGATATGCCTGAGCAGCAATAATGCTACCAATGATTACTAAAGTCTCCCCAGCCACAGCGTTCTGGTTGAAAGACTCTTTGATGGAAGAAATGATTTCCCTTCCTTCATCAGTGCCTACAAACTCTGTTTTTACAAACAGAGGTGATACCTGTTTTTCAATTGCCTTTGCGTTAATCAACACACTTGTAGGCACTGAAATCAGACTTCCATTTACATCCTGTATTGTTACCGGATGCGGAGTGGTATTCACTACTGTTACGTTATTTGAGAATGTTACGAAGTTGAAATTATTAGTTGTTGTTGTCATGGCTATTCTCCATTCTCCCCGTATGCCGATAGGACAGCTGATTTATTTTTATTTCCCTGTATATTAGAATCAATTTCCCTGTACATGGGGGTATCCCGTCCAGAAAAATCAATTCTCAATTTGTTTCCGTTTTTCAAATCCGCCAGTCAAGGAAAATTATATAGACCGGTAGATAATTTAATTAGTTTTTATTAGCTGCAATGATTAGCTTAAATTCATGCAGACTGATTACGCCCTTGAGATACAAGTCAAGTGCATCATTTGCAAGAACTGCAAGGCGCTCATATTCATGAGTAGCCATGCAGTAATCAATGTAATCACGAGCATCAAGTGCTCGGATTTCAAAGTTCGGATCACCAATGATAATGCAAGCTACACGACGAGCAATATCAATATCTTCCGGTGTATCATTATCAATGAATGTGTGCCATATATTGACATACACCCATTGGGATGCTACTTCTGCCGGATATGAATGGCAGAGTTCCTGATACAGTGTATGGGCACTGTATCCGAAGAAGTTACGGGATACGAATTCATTAAAAGCTTTGATTATTTCTGATTTTTTCATATGATTTCCTCCTGTGCTTTTAAGGCTGAAGCATAACCTTAAATTATTATTATTTAAACGCATCGTAAAGGATTGGGATTACTACCATGAGTACTGGTCCCAGTCCCATGGCTAAATCAAACATGGTTTCATAAATTTCGTCAACTCTTTCTTCTGTGAAAAATTTCTTTAATTTCTTCATTATCTTACCTCCTCATAGATGTCTGTCCACTCACCGGTCATGAAGTTGATTTCATAACGTGGAGCTAAATCTTCGTAGTCATCATCCTGTATGAATGATACTTTGAAGTTGAACTTACCCCAGTTCTTCTCGAACTGTTTGTAGATTGGGATAAGTTCTTTGTTACTTGTAAACAGTACCGGAATAAGTGCATTTTCGTGTGTGTCGAATTCACACTGAGATAATACTGCTGCCAATGCAATTCTGGTACGAATTGACAATGAACCATGTCTGTTAAGAACAAGATTACGGAACTTGCGCACTGTGTACTGTGGACGATAGCAGATCGCTTCTGCAAATGTCATCTGGACACTAAAGCGTCCGGATAACTCATTACCCTCTGTGCGGTCATAGAAGATCGCATCAGATTCCATGAGTGCGTTGATGATGTTCTTTGCTTCGTTGAGTGCTGAATTAATTTTTGTTGTCATGATAATTCTCCTTCTTGCCTTTTGGGTTTAGGCATAACCTTATATTTTTTTGTTTCCGTTGGTAAAATCTATACTCTTCATGGGCATTATAGAAGAGCATAGAAAAATCCCTTATCAAGGTTCGACCTTGCAATTTCCGATAGGAAAAAGTCTGCTCCTCACAGGAATAAGGGATAGCAAGTTTAAAATTGTTGATAGTTATAATATGTAAATATATTTGTATATATCTACATACTGGTCTAGCTGTTCAACGCTGGTATTATTGAATGCATTTAGCATTCGTTCTGTCATGACCCCAAAGAGATGAACGAGGTCTGACAGAATATGACTGTAAATGGTATTCGGAAGCTCGTAGAACTTGAGTGTCTGGAGTTCCTGAACTGTGAAATAACGGTTGTCCATATCTTCTTCTCCTTCCTCTGATTATTTTATGATTAAATGTACGGGTTTATGCGCACATGTAATCCTTGATGTTACCGTGTTCATCTGTCTCACGGTAGTGGCAGTCGTATTCAGACTGGATGAACGCGTCTGGATACGGCAGATTTTGTAATACTGCTGTCGCCTGTTCATGTGTGTAGTTATTAGCATGATGGCGACTGAAATATGTCGCACCTGTACGTGGCGATGTGTACAAGTGATGTAATATTGTACCGGATCTGCCCGACTGTGTAATGAGACAAATCTGGTATTTGGGATGAATTGGTGGATTGGTTATTATGCGTGATAACATTTGTTGTTCCTCCTGCTCTGAATTTTTGCACTAAAAAGGGCATAGAGATACACTATGCCCTAAATCAATTGTTAATTTCTTCAATAAATACCTGCATATTAGAGAATTTCTTCCAAATATTGGCGTATTTTTGTGCGTTTTCTTTTTTAACAAAAATTTTTTCATTAACCGCCAAAACAGTATTATTTTTTAACATTGACATTGTTTTTGTTATTACTTTATACATATTTTGTCCTCTTTTCTGGGACTGATTATTTAGTCCTCAACTTCATCACCACCTTTTTAGACATAAATATAGAGGTAAACAGAATGAATTTAATGATTATTTGCTATATCGACGTGTCATTTCGTTTAAATCAACGTCCACTCTTTTAGCGTCTTTGATTGAAACACCTACCATCGAGGCGGTTTCATATTGATAATGTGCGGAAACAGTAAGTTCTTTGAACTTCATATCATCGTTAATGCCTATAAAACGTGACGGGTCTTTAAATGCTCTTTGAGATGGACGACGTGGCGCTACATACCATGATGGACGTACTCCGGATTTACGATAGCATAAGTTATTTTCACATATAGTATCCCATAACTTATTTTTAGCTATAAAGTCATAGCATAATTTGAATATAATATTGCTATCTTTTACGATATATTTTTTGAATTTACTATCCTTGCGCACATCTAATAAGTGTACGGATATAGTGCAATTATGCATATTGGGACGGAATTGACGGAAATCGTCAATAAAAATGTAGATATTTTTTGTTAAACGTCCATATATTGCATTTTTAGGAATACAAATTCCGAAATACTGCACAGTAAAATCCTGTGCAATTTTAAATGGTTTATACATTATAGTATTAGTATTTTTATTCATTTTGTTATACCTCTTTCTTTAAAATTTAGGATAAAAAAAGAGACCTATCAGACGACAGGTCTCTTATATAAATTTTCTATTTTGTTGTGTTTTCAGCGCGGGAACTATTAATTAAGTCATTTAATGCCTGTATAGCACTGTCATTGGCGTTTCTTGCATTTTCTACTTTCTGAAGATTTTCTTCACATCCTAAATAACGTGCCATTGTGTGCCATAATTGAATATGTAAATTCATTGATTTTTGGATAGTGTTAACACTTCCACCATTTTTACCATTTTTCAATTTAGCGCAACCGCTGAAATATTCAGAAAAGTATTTACCGTTAAGTTTATCCATTTTAATGTTTTTATACATTTCGGATAATACGTTGTTTTTTCTATCAGGCATATAATAGTTAGCTATTTCACGTAAACTATCAAAGATTTTTTCACGTGTTTCTTTCTTGCAAGGTGTATCTGGATTAAATACATCAAATAACGCTTTAGTACGTGTTTCAATAGTTTCATGGAAATTGTCGTATAATTTCGGCGTAATAGTTTCAAGTGATACATTGCCCTTTTTGTCTGTTATACGTTTTGTTCCAGAATATGACTTGATGTCACCTTTAAGAATAGCATACATTTCGGCAAAAATATCGTCGTCAAATATGCTCATAAGTTCTTCATTGACATTAGTTTTGAACTCTGTAAATTCTTTAGAATAAGAATCTTGCATGTTAACAAGTTCGTTAATACTATTGTTTAAAGTTTCATAGTCAATGGAGTACTCTGGAAGTGATTCCAATGTTAATCGCATCTTTTCAATATCACCTAAAAGCTTTAATTCAAAGTGTTTATAGGTGTGATATTGTACAGCTAACTGGAAATAGCTAGCATTTACGACGTTCTTTGGAATTAAATACACACGTTCTGTAAATACGGTATTGCCCTCTTTATTGGTTCTTGTGTTCCCTGTTTTAATTGTGATTGTGTTCTCCATCATAGTAAACTACCTCTTTCTTTTCTATAATAGTCACACCTTTTCAGTGTGCTTTTACAAGGTCAATTTAATAAAATCAATCTCATAAAAGCGCACTGAAAGCACAATAAAAATAGTTGTGTGAGATGTACTCACAAATTTGCATATTATTATCACGTATAAATCAAGTTACCCGCTGGGAGTAAGACGCACAACCTTAACTGGAAAGTTGCGTGATATATATGTGAAAGTTTTCAAGGTGCAATTTCCCCTTGTGGGGGACGTCTGTTAAAAAAACAGACTTTCTCCTGAATGTTATGGAATACTTGAGAATCGCGTTCTATAGGTAAACCGTGGCTTTTTCACGTCCGAACCGCAACCGCGCGTTCTCGATATTTCAATATATTCAGTTTCAAGGTGCTCACAAGGACTTTCAACACGTCGGGCAACGCTCCTTTCCTTGTTCAATTAATACTATAGCATATGTATAATTTAATAGTGAAGTTTTATAAAAAAAGTTTATGAAATTTTATGCAGAAACAGTGCATAAAAGTGCATAAAATGCACTTTTTTCATGATTTTATGCATTATTTTTGCATACTATTTATAGTAATTGGAATTACTCAAAAAGGGGGTACTTTTAACGCCAAAATGGGCTAAAATTACCCAGAAAGACCTAAGCCGGTTAACTTCCACACTGGCTTGAAAAATACGCTCTCTCTTCCTATTAAAATGTAACGCTCACCACATCGCCAAACTCCTATAATCACCTCCCATATTGTTCCACGCTCCCCAAATCTCACCTCACACTACCCTTCAAACCCCATCTACCGTCCATATTTTCAAACGCATAATCTCAAATATTTCAGTTAATTTAACTTCTTTTCTTGACAAATCCATCTTCCTATGCTATTATCTCATTATCAAAACAAGCTAAATTAACTCAGTATGCAAAGAGAATCTACAAAATCCAAATATCCACAACTTGTTTTGATCATTCAATAACATTAAATAACACATCAATAACTCGTAAACCTTAGCAATAACAGGAGGACAAACCAAAATGTCACATCAAACAGAATACGATCTCAGAATGAGATCCTACAAATCAATTACAGATGCTCATCTAATTCCTCGCACCCCAGTGATCATCCAAATCGATGGTCGTGCATTCCATACTTTTACCAGGGGGTTCAAAAAACCATTTGATCAGGTACTTATGGCTGCTATGCGCTATACTGCAGAATACCTCTGTAGAAATATCCAGGGCTGTGTTCTGGCTTATACTCAATCAGATGAAATTAATCTTCTTCTTATTGATTATGAGAAACTTGAAACTTCACCATGGTTTGATAACCGGGTCCAGAAACTTGCTTCTATAGCAGCATCTATGGCCACTAATTATTTCAATCAAAAATTTAAAGAATTAGTAAAAATTATCGGCAGAAGATATTATTCTCCAAACCACAGCTATGATCGTGCATTACTCAAAGGAGCAGAATTTGCTGCATGTGTATTCAATCTCCCACGAGAAGAAGTCACAAATTACTTTAACTGGAGACAGCAGGATGCAATTCGTAACTCTATTCAAATGGTTGGTCAAGCACATTTTTCTCAGACCGAACTAAATGGTAAATGTAATCAAGAAATCATAGAAATGCTTATTCAGCAAAAAGATATTGACTGGAACAAACTTAAAATTTACAAACAGCGCGGTACCTGTATCATCAGATCTGCTCATAGTTCTTTCTTATTAAATGGTAAACAAATTACAGCAGATACATGGTCTCATGACTTCGATATTCCACGATTCACAGGTGAAGGTCGCGATTATATAGAAAGATATCTGTATCCGGATGATCCAAACAACACTACTTCTCGAAAGGACGGAAATAATTAAATTATGCAGAGCAAAGAACATAAAGATACAAAATATGCTTGGCAGTTAGAACGTGACAGTGATTACACTTCTGCTACAGCATTTGACTCTATAGAAGAATGCATTGCAGACGCTCAAGACTATTTTGCAGAAGAAAATGTAAAAATCAAATCAATTACAATTCAGGAACTTAGACCATATGAAATCTCTGTTGATGCAGAAAGAGTTCTTGAAGTTGTCTGGGAGGAAGCAGAGGCAAACGTTGGTGATCTTGTAGATGACTGGTTAGATAGTAGAACAGCTTATACTACTGAACAACTCAATGATCTTTCTGAACGCCTAACGGGGGTAGTTAAAACCTGGCTGAAAGAAACACATAATGAACCGGATTTCTTCAATATTATAGGAGAAAAAGAAATTTCAATATGTAATATAGCACAATAGGAGAATAAATCATGGTAATATTTATATGTATTCTTTTATTTGTATTAACCAGTATTGGATGTTGGGCTTTATGTGCTGCATCTGATACTGATGAATATGATGATGAAGAAATTAAATATGATCAAAATGATGATAACAAATTTAATTAAACAATAAAGGAGAAAAACAAAATGAGTACTTATACAACAAACACAAAACCAGAATCCAAATTTGAAGACGTACCAGAAGAAGTTCTTACAGACCCAACAATGAGAACAGCACTTGGAATGGATCCTATCCCAGGGATGAATACTCCGGTGGATGATAATAAGCAGATTTCAATGTTTGATTACATGCAGAATAAAAATAACTCTTCTACATCTTCTTCCACTTCCACTGCTTCTGCCCCAGAGGTAACAGTTTTCAAGAATCCGGTTCATCCAGAGTTTGGTGAGCTGAGAACTGTTGAGATTGATGGGGAGCCTTGGTTCGTAGGTAAGGATGTAGCTGCTGCGTTAGGGTATACGAATTCAAGAGATGCGATTGCAACTCATGTATTTGCTGATGATAAGGGGGTAGAAAGTATCGACACCCTTGGAGGCAGACAGAAAATGACAATAATTAATGAATCCGGATTATACGCCTTAGTTTTCGGAAGCCGATTAAAAATAGCAAAAGAGTTCAAGCACTGGGTTACTTCAGAAGTGCTCCCCTCTATCCGCAAGAATGGTGCTTACATCCGTAATCAGGAAAATATGACTCCGGCTGAGATCGTGGCTCGTGGTCTTATCGCAGCTCAGAAGATTATTGAAGATAAGGAAAGAAAAATTACTCTTCTGAATGGTCGCTGCGAATTGTTGACTCAGACAGTAACTGATCAACAGGACATTATTGATGCTATTTCCAGAAATGTACCAGCTCCGACAAAAAGAGCAATGCTGAATAGAGTAATGAGACGAAGATCACCAGAGCTGTCTCAGAGTCGGTGGTCTTATTTATACGCGAGATTTGAAGAGATTTATCATAAAAATGTTAAGATCCGCATGAAAAATTACAATGCAGAACAAGGACATAGAAAATGTACTTCTATTCTTGATTTTATTGATACGGGACTTAACATGCTTGATGAATTATATGACCTGGCAGTAAAACTTTTCGAATCTGATTTTACACAGCTTATGCAGGAAATGCATTTATTACGTATGACTGATGAAGAATATGAAGACGAAGAATATTGGAAACGTGTACTTTAAGATAAGGAGGGAATGGTAAGAGTGCCTGCCGGTGCTCTTACCAATTAAAAATATGAGTTATTTACCAATCATAAGATTTAAAAATAGATGGCAAACATTCGATTTAAATTTACATTATCCATATTCAGTAAATGAGAAAATTATTACTTATACTCATTTAGGATATAGAGGTAATGCCTGTTATATTGTTGACAATGAATGTAATACATATTATCTTCCTCATGATTACGCTGAAATTATTAATGATGCATTAAAATTACATAGCAGTATCTATAATGAATGTAATACAGACTCATGTAGACGTCAAATAATAACAAAACTCGAAAATATTAATAGACATGAATATGGCCGGAATGATTTTGAATTACTTAATAGTGTATTGGCGGAACAAAGTAGAGATGGCAATTATATTCATGACAGAATTTTATACGATACTACTTGTAATAAAGCATGTGTATGCGACTGCGATGGGATTATAATTGATGTTGTGTCTTTGCACCAAAGTTTTGTACCATCCACCACGCAAAGAGGTCGTAGGTCTGAAGTAACATCTACTTTTGAAGAGGAACTTAATATTAACAATATTAACAATTTTAATAGATTCATAGATAATGTAAGGGCATCTTCTAATAGTTATGAATTTGAGAGAGGATACTTTCGTAGTTTTGTCTCAAGCCGATCCAAAACTTACATTCATCAATTTAATTATGTCCCAAAATACATAAAACATTTTATGCATGGAGAATCAGAAGATACTACTCTCCTGCTCGGAGCAGAGATTGAAGTAGGTGGAAATAATAATATCTCTTCTGATAATGATAAAAATTCCACAGTAAAAAAATGTATTCAGATTATGAATGGATCTGATAGTGATGAAGAAAATCTTATTTACAGTACACATGATAGTACTGTACAGATTGAATTTGACACTATGCCATGCAGTTTGGAATTTCATAAGAACAAAATGAACTACCGTGAAATGTTCGAATATCTTGATAAAGAAGGATATAAAGGTCATGATTGTGAAACTGCCGGATTACATATTCATGCGAATCGTAGCTATTTAGGGAAATCAAGAATATCACAAGAGTTAGTTATATCTAAGATTCTGTATATTCTTGAGAAATTCAATGATGAAATTTGCGTGATTGCAAGGCGAGACAATGAATACAGTGAGTTTGTCGGTAGTAAAAAAGAAGAAAATTCACTCGTTGAGTTATATGGAAAGTATAAAGATCACGGTAAACGTGCTGCATTGAATTTACAGCATAAGGATACTATTGAATTTCGTATGTTTAAAAGTACTTTAAAATATGAAACATTCATTCTTACTTTAGAATTTGTCAAGGATATTATAGATTATGCTAAATCTGCGAGTATTGAAGAAATTGAACTGATAAAGTGGGCAGATCTCATGAAGTTATTCTCTCCTGCTCTAAGGAATTATTATACGGAACGATACAATAAGCAATATAAAAAAACAATGAATGAAGATGAAACCTTGCTGAAACGTCAGATCTCAAATATAAAGAAAGCTATATTAAATTGTAAAAATTATATGATGAAAACGAAGTTGCAGCAAGAATATGATGAACTGAGAAGACAATATAATAAAATTCATAAAAAGAACAAACGTAAGAAAGCATATCATACTGTTACTCATGTAGATTCAAGAATTGATGGGCTTACAAGTGTAGGTATATATAGTCAGTCTGGAGAGCTCATACATAGATTTGATAATATGCGGAATCTTAACCTTACTGCTATTTAAAGGAGGTATACTATTTGTCTGAATTTGGATTAAAAATAAAAAATATAAAAGCCGGGACACTCTTTGGATATAACCAGGGAGTCAGGAACCGGTACGATTATACTGAAGCAATGTTCAGTAATAGTCTATTCAGTGATTATATTATACAGAATGGACTTAATGTTTGGAATGATACCAGTACACGAGATATTATTTGTCTTGATTTTGACTTCGGTAGCCGAAGTTATGAAGAAGAAATGGATCACTTGCTAAAGCAGTTTGGACCATTTGAACATGATAAATCTTTATCTGAGGAATCTAAGAAACGTATTAGAGCAATATTTCGAAATGTGATTGATAATAAAGACAATTATATGAAATGTTCCAAAGATGAAATCCGGGAAATATTCTATGAAAACGGTGTAAATGTTGAGTATACAAACCCGTTTGCGAAGAAAAATGAAGATAATAAACAAATTATTAATTACAGGATGCTATACCGAAACTCTTCCAAAGCAAAAATTGGACAAGTAATGTTTATTAATTCAAAACTATATAAAAAAGCATATAATTGGTTAACAATGGGACTCGGAGATAAAATGCCGATGGATAATGCTAAGATAGTTGAAATGTCGGCTTACGCTCCTCTCACAACCAGCACGATAGTCGGAAAGTTCTATTGTCCTGTAGAAGCCATTCTTATTATTAAAGATACGGATAGTTTCTACAAGACAATAGCCAAGATCGTGAAAGCTGAGGATTATGTAGTTCAGGAGAAAGTTCTGGATGAAACTGCTACAGAAATCGCAAAGCAAAGGGCTATTCGTGAAGGTAAATTCTTAAAAGATGGAGTAACACCAAAATACACCAAGCGGTATAAGCGCGTTAATGTTACCAAAAAGAAATGTGTCGTGCATGATGAAGAAACAGAGGTTAAAAATACTCTCTGGGATGGTGAAATGCTGATTGAGTCTGATATTTTACCAGAATGGGTTAACGGAATGGCTCTTTTAAGGCAGCATTTCTTTAAGGCATGTGGAATTCGTACTCATATTCAGTTATTTTTTAAGGATTGGTGTGAAAAAACTGGACATGATTATGAAACTTATGAAGTACAGGATATGTTCGGAGTTTGGCATAAGCTCAAGGATATTCGCATGATTACAACTGATAATGCTATTAAATGGAAGAAATTCATGAATCTGATGGGTAATACACCTGCAGAAGCTTATCAGTATTGGTGTGATCGTGTCAATGAGACTGGTTCTTACTGGGGGATAGTAAAAACTGATCATCCAAGTAAATTAGGCAGCGTACAGCAGATGAGTTATCAGATGGTTAATACTCTTCCTTCCTATAATATTGAGATTCCATCTCCATGCTCTACCGATGATGTCCGAAAACTAGCAAGAACCAGCGTAGATTATGTAGAAGGTATGAAAGATGATAACAGTCTTTATGTTCAATATCTCAGGAAGAATGCTACGATAATTAATCATTATGAAATGTTGGCAGATTTATATGATTGGAATGAGGATTTTGGAAATAGTACATGGTTCCGATTAGAGAAACGTAAAATTATCAATCAATATGTGACAAGGCTTAGAACCGGAAAAATTACAATTGATGGAGATAATCTTACAATATTTGGAAATCCATATGCTCTTCTACTCAAATCTGTAGGAATGGATCCGGAATCAGATCCTACTCTTAATATTGAACCAGGAACAATTCAATGTTATACCAAACGTTTTCAGGATGGTGAATATCTGTGTGGAATCAGAAATCCACATAATAGCCCCAATAATATTTGTTACTTACATAATATGTACAGTGACGAAATGCAGCGATATTTTGTATTTAGTGACAATATTATGGCTGTTAACTGTATTCATACAGATATTCAGGATCGTGCAAATGGATGTGATTTTGATTCTGATTTCTTCTTCGTTACTAATAATGAAGTAATGGTTAAGAGTGCTAAAGCTGCATATGAGCAGTATCCTACTATTGTAAACAAATTAAAAGAAAGTGGACTAACATATCAGAACACATTGAAAGAATATGCTCGTATGGATAATAAATTTGCTAAATCTCGTATCGGAATTGGTGAATCTAGTAACTTGGCGCAGCTTGCAATGACTTACTATTGGACCAATCCTAGCCGAGAATTATACGATAATTTCGTGATTTTATCTGTATTAGCCCAGGTTATTATTGATGGATGCAAGCGTGAATACGAAGTAGACGCTATTGAAGAAATCAAACGAATCAAGAAGTTGCCGTGTATGCAGCAGTTCGAAGAAGTTAAGGACGAGCTTGGTAATAAGAAACAAGTGCGTCGAGATTTTCCAGAATTTATGCGATTTACAAGAAAAATCCAGTATACGAAAAATGGTAAAGAAATTGAGCGTGAATTGGTAAATCAGCAGAAAGAAAAGCTTTCTGGAAGAATTTCTTCCTATTATATATGTCCAATGAACAGTCTGCAGATTGTGATGAACGAAATTAAACCAACGCATTCTACTAATACTATTCCTACAGAGAATTTTGTTGTAAAAATAAAAAAACAACAGGCTAATCGTCGTCAAATTAGTAAAATACTTGATTATGCAAAAGAACTTGAATGTTTAAGTAAAGATAATATGTCTGATGATGAAATTATGGCATATACAGAAAGATTTGATCAAATTTTATTAGAATTACGGAAAATGAAAATTAGAAATCCAAAAACTATTAATAGATTGATTGAAATCGCTCTTAATACAAGCAAGATGGGGAACAAAAAAGATTATACCAGATACACAAGGAACCTTTTAAATCTCCTATATAATATGGATAAAGAGGCTTTTTTACAGAACTTTATAAAAAAATGCACGCTGTCTGAAAAAAAATCGGCGTAAAACCCTTTAAAAATAACAAAAATCGTAAATGCAAATTCGTCCGGTATATGAGGGGAATAACTTTTCGCTTCGTTGCATCTTCAGGCACATATTTTGCGCAGGATATGGGTACATGTATGCAGACAGCTGTTTGAAGAAAAGTGAAACTCTCCGCGCTGTCTCCAATGCGTGTTTAAATATGGGATTCGAATTTTTTTGTGTAGTAGCCTGCCGTGGGCGTTAAATACACGGCTAAAAAAATCAAATATATTTGACTACAAGGAGAAAGATCATGAGTAATTATAGAATGTCCAAAGGGACAACAGAACACTTTACATCACTTGAAGAAATGAGAACTGCATGGGGAATGAAGCCCGTGACAAAGAAAACTTCTGATAAGAAGAAATTAAAAGAACAACAGGAAAGATTTCTTAGTAAACATAAGTGTAAAGCATGTGGCACCCCAATGACATATATACATGGTAATGTTATGGCTTGTAAAAATCCTGAATGTAAAGGAATTGAAATCAAGCGCGAAGATAAAGACGGCAATGAAATGGTATCATATATCAATTCCTTCTGTACTTTAGACGATCTTGGAGCTGAAATTGCATCAAACATTTTCAGCGAATAATTGAAAATTAAATATTGATAATTCAAGGCAGTGTGCTGGTCGGTACACTGCTTTTGCTTTATATAACTATTATTTTTATGAGAAAAAGGAGAACTAACAATGAATAAAGTTGAATTAATTAAGGCTGTTGCAGAAGCAACAAATAATACACAGAAAGATATTAAAGTAATTATGGAAGCTGTGCAGGATGTAACATATGGTGCGCTGGTTGAAGGCGACGAGGTAAAGCTGATGGATGGTGTTACTCTTTCTGTTGTACATAAAGATGCACGTATTGCACGTAACCCAAGAACAGGTGAATCTGTTGAGGTCGATGCAAAGAACGCTGTAAAATGCAAATTTGGTAAGGCAATTAAAGACGCTGTTAATGCGTAAATAAAGGATTGGGGCAGAATAAATTCTGTCCCAACTATTTATAATTATGGTAAATACTAAAAGGTATGGAAACATAGGTGAGGCGATGGCCATATCATTATTTGTCAAACACGGTATCCCTATAGCAATACCTTTTGGCGATAATGAAAAATACGATTTAATTGCAGAATTTAACGGAAAATTAAATAAAATTCAAGTGAAAACTTCTATTTCAAAAGCAGAAAATGGAACTGTTACTTTTGATGTTACATCATCTTCCTTGCATAGAAAAAATGGAAGTAAGGCTAAGTATACTAAAAACGATATAGATTATTTCTTTTGTTATAACATTGAAACAAATAAATCCTTTTTAATAGAGGCGCCTGAAACTCCGGTGAATATGATTACTATAAGAATAGATCCACCTAAAAATAAGCAGGTAAAAAATATACGGTATGAAAAGGATTATTTATTTGAAAACGTAATTAAATCTTTTGATATTATTGGAATGTAGGATAGTTTGGCAATCCGCCTGGTTTGGGACCAGGACATCGCACGTTCAAATCGTGTCATTCCAACTGCGGGATAGAGGAGTGGATCCTTGCTAGGTTCATACCCTAGAGACGATGGTTCGAATCCATCTCCCGCTATTTGGTATATACAAATGTATATGCCAACCCTTTCTGTTTAATTAATTACATTATGGAGGCTTGGCTCCGATAGTGCGCTGTGAGGCGTATAAAGGCAGATTTACACACTGTCGCTGCGGTATAAGCAATTATATTGCAGTCAATCTAAGCAAAACTGACATGCCAGAGACTCAAAAGGTCTCGTTTCGTATAGGTAAGTGAAAAGATTAAATCCTATGCGGAAATAGTATCATGAAGCAGGGAACGATAAGGTGGTCCAAGGGCGACTGCTGAGGAACACTTTCCGGCCGCAAACTGGATAGTTCATGCAAACTGTGAAGATATGATGGTGAATCAGGAGGTTATTCAATCTGAGCATTTATTAAGCAAAGGTGATAGCCATTTGTATAAGTGAATTGGTATGTGCCAAATTAGCTTGTATGGACATTTAGTAGGGATAATAACCGAACGATATGAAGGTGTGATGTATTCTTATCCTCAAAAGGGATCGGAGCGTCTGGTGTAGCACATCTTCAGTAGAGAAGACTTTTCAGATAATAATTACTTATACTTATTGAATTTTAAAAGGTTAAAAGATTTAATAGAAACTACAAGTGGGATATTATATTATACAGCGAAAGTCTACACCTCTGCATAACGAAAGCAGCCTAATACCATAGTATATTTTATGCAATATGGTCATTGATGAGTCTCGCAAGACTCTGATATGTTTGTCCGATTCTGCACAGTGTTCTTAGCGGAACTTTGTGGCGCGGCAGCGTCAATGGAATGATGACAACAGAGTAGTTATGCGGCTAAAGAGAAGTGCCACTCTTAAACAAGGCGGTTGTTGAAGCTTACTATATGTGCGCGAAGCGGCGTATAGTGGATAAGAAAAGAAACCATAATGTTTCGAAAGAGCTTCTATATTTATGTGTAATCTCAGCATAAATAAAAAATATTGGAAAATAGTTTAACTGGCAAAACATGATCTCGCGAATCAAATGTAGGTTCAACTCCTGCTTTTCCAGCTTAAATATATGGGAAGTGCCAATACGAGGCTACTTATGATAGAAATGCGGCATTTTTTGAATAGGTCTGAAAGAACACGAGCCGCGGATAATTGTGTTTTAGTAAGTAATAAAATAAAAAGAGGGGCAGCACCTCTGCTTCCCAGATGAATATGTCCGGTTAGTCTAGCGGTATAGGACACTGCCCTTTCAAGGCGGTAACATGGGTTCAAATCCCGTACCGGACATTTTTTGCTACTTTGGCGTAATTGGCAGGCGCAGCAGACTTAAGATCTGCTTCCAATAATGGAGTCTGGGTTCGAGTCCCAGAAGTAGTATTTGGGAGTTATGGGGATACTCTCAAAAGTTTTGGATTTTAAAATTTAGTCTTTTGAATTGGTGTTCTTTTTTATGGAGAGGACAGATTATCCTCTCCTCCATCTCTAAGTTTACAATTAATTTGTGACATTTCCCAAGACGCTTGTTATATCAGGTATGCAAGAAGAGGCGTAAAGCGGGGATTTATTCGGGAAGTCTGCACCTGTACCTGAAAGTGAAAACGAAAAAGAACGTAGTCAATTTGACTCTATAGGATAACGGCTATTCCGTCTGACTGTCTATCAGAAGATTCCGGGTTCGAACCCCGGTAGAGTCGTTATTTTGCAAAGTAAATTCACTAGGTGTGGAACTGACCTGCTAAGTCATGTGATCCGACAGGATTGAGTTTCGATTACTCTGCTTTGCGTTACAAGATATGTAGATTACAGCCCACATCCTGTGGGAATTTGTAGGTGAAAATCCTACCATGTAACTCTTGGTTATGTGATTGTAGCATATCATGAATATAAGATAACCGGATTGATTCCGGTTGAAAGGCAGGATCAATTTCCTGCCTTTTATTTTTTATTGACTGGTACCCGGTCTGACAATCTGGAAAGACAGATATTTAAGGCAACGTGGCAGAATTGGCAAATGCTCCTGACTTGAAATCAGTGAATCCGAAAGGGTATGTGGGATCGAGACCTACCGTTGTCGTTTATTCATTTAATTGTGGTCAATTAGTTAAATTGATAAAGAGAATTATAAGGATATTCCTTGTCTCTGCCTCTAAAATACGAGGTGATATAAATGAAAAATATAAATGAATATAATCAAAATCCACATTATTGTAAACAATGTAATAAGCCTATTCTATGTACTGATTCTTCTAAACTATCACAGGTTAAGAAGAAGATATTTTGTAATTCTAGTTGTGCTGCTTCATACAACAATAAAAATATTGTTAGAAATCCTAAAGGAAATCCAGAAAATTTTAAACATATGGGGAAGAAGTGTTTGATTGATAACTTTACTGATAAAAAAATTATTGAATTGTATACAAGTTCCTCCAATTTACTTGAATTTTCGAAAAAGTTAGGATATAAAACAGAACTAACATCTTCTTATACATCTGTAATTAACAGACTTAGTTCGATTGGTATAGATATCAATTCATTACCAAAATTATCTCAGAACCCTAAAATTATATATAAGCCCAATAAAAGTAGCAGGACTTGTACGGGATGTGACACTCAAATATCTTATTACAACAAATCGGGTATGTGTCCAAAATGTTTGAAAGAAAAACAAGATAAAGAACAAATTGACAAATGGTTACAAACAGGAGATACCGGATATTCGATTTCTTCTACGATACGTGGGTGTATAAGAAAATATATATATGATGAGCAGAATGGAAAATGCGCAATTTGTAATATGGACGATATATGGAATGGTAAAAAAATTAATTTTATTTTAGATCATATTGATGGTAACGCAGCAAATAATGATAGATCCAATATGAGATTAATTTGTCCTAATTGCGACAGTCAATTAGATACATATAAATCAAAAAATAAAAATTCTGCTAGAAATTTTAGACATAATTACAATGAAAAATATTCCGCTAAAGCATCTTAGCGGGTTTTATCCTTATAGTTTAACTGGTAAAATATCTAACTTTATATTTAGAAGTTCAATGTTCGAATCATTGTTAGGATACTGTGACTATGGCAGACTTGGCAATGCAGCGGATTGTGGTTCCGCCTTATATGGGTTCGAATCCCATTAGTCACCTTTATTTGCGTCTTTCGTATAATTGGTAGTACAACCGGCTCCAACCCGGTTAGTCAGAGTTCAAGTCTTTGGGGGCGTGTTAGGTAAGTTCCAGATACCTTGTAGCGAAAAAATCTGGCGGGATTTAGTCAGGACGAGACGCGGCTAAGTTTTTTAATAATTTTACCGAAAATTATATGGAAAGTTAAGGTTCCAACAGAATATATGACCTCCACTTATGGTTATATATTCGATAAGGGTAGCTGCCCATCTTAACACAAGGGAGAGTAGCCTAGCGGCGAAGGCAAGGGACTGTAAATCCCCCACAAAGAAACATCGAAGGTTCGAGTCCTTCTTCTCCCATGAGGTTGACAAATTAAATCAAAATTCCATAAAACAAGTAGATAAGTTTTACCATGGAAAGTGCTTGCACTTTGATTGGGTTTATTAAAGGTTTTTGTCTCTGATTGCAACAGATAATGAGCCTTTGAGTCTACAAATAAATAAAAGTGAGGAAACTTAATTGGTTAATATCAGTCAAAAAGAAGCAGAATACTTACGTAATCATGGAAGAGCTTTTGATGTGCGTGTACGTAATAAACACCATAAAAGTAAAGCAAAAAGCTATTTTCTTGTAGAGCATGTTCGTAGTGTCGAGATGTTAAACAGATACAGAGAATCAATCAATCAGACCGATTTTCTTACTGTAAAACCGAGAGATAAAGATTTTCGATTTTAAGCAGTAAAATAATTTGAAAGTTGGTGTTTGACATAGGCAGGAAGAAAAAAGAAGATGGCATTTACTTTATAGGTCAAAATGCTGACGATGTTACAGGTAGCTGCACTTATATAAAATATAATGGAAAAAAAATATTACTTGAATGCGGATTATTTCAAAACAATAATTATCTGGATTCATATAATATCAATTCTCAGAAATTTCCATTTAAACCTTCAGAGATCGACTATGTTTTTGTAGGACATACACATGTTGATCATATTGGTTTACTTCCAAGGTTAATAAAAGAAGGTTTTAATGGAAAAATTATCGCTTCACATGCAACTGCTCAATTAATGAAACCATTATTATATAATTGTGCTTTTATATTGTTGAGTGAAGCAAATGCTTTATCATTTAAATATAAACGTAACTACTCTCCTATTTACACAGAAGAGGATGTAGCTACTACTTTAAATTATATATATGAATATGATAATGTACATGAATTATATGTTCTTGATGAAATAGTTTCTTTTAAATGGTTTGAAAATAGCCATTGTCTCGGAGCTAGACAGCTTCAATTAATTCTTAAAGATCAAAATGGTGTATCAAATTCTATATTATACACTTCTGACATTGGATCCCTTAATACAAAAAATCATTATGTTCCAAATACTGAAATCCCAGATACTTTTAATAAAGTAATTATTATGGAATGTACGTATGGAGAACCAGGCAGAATTAATAAAAAGACAAGAAAATTTGATTTAGAACATTTAAAAGCAGCAGTTGATACGGTTACAGAACGTGGAGGAACAGTAATCATGCCATGTTTTAGTTTCAGCCGTACACAAGAAATTCTTACCAATTTATATAATATTTTTCATGATGATATAAATTTCAAATATGACATTGTAGTTGATTCAATATTATCATGTGATATTTGTGATCTATATACTACTCTTCTATCTGAAGACGATTTGAAATTATGGAATAATGTATGCAATTGGGAGAATGTGAAGTTTATAAAAGAAAAAGAAGATTCCTTAGCATGTGTAAAAAATCATTCACCAAAAATTATATTAAGTAGTTCAGGATTCTGTACGAATGGTAGAATCCTTTCCTATTTACATGAGTATTTAAGTGATGAAAAAAGCATGATAATTTTTAGTGGATATACCGGAGCAGACAACTCTTATTTATCCTATCGTATTAAAAATTATAAGGAAAATAAATTTATAAAAATTAGTGGCGATAAGGTCGAAAATAAAGCTGACTGTATTTCTTTAGGTACATTTTCAAGTCATGCCAATAGAAATGAACTAATTGAATTTGGATCGAAGGTAAATACAGAAAAATTAGTTTTAGTTCACGGATCTGTTGTCGCGAAAAACAGTATAAAGGAAGACTTAAAAGAAGCCATATCTAAAGAAAACAAATCATTTAAAGTGATTGCTTCATCAAAAGATATGGTTATTTATTTATAGGAGAACAAGGAATATGGAATTTTTAGACATTTTAGAAGACGATAGTCTCTATCAGAGCACTATCAAGGAGCATTTAAAAGAAAGAAAAATTATTGTCAACGAAACTATTGATGACAATGTTATTGAAAATATATGTTTAATGATCATGAAATGGAATAAAGAGGATAAGGCACTTCCAGCATCATGTAGGAAACCAATTTATCTCTATCTCAATTCAGATGGTGGTGATGTTATTTCCGGGTACCAGGTATTAAGCTCTATTAAGACATCTGTTACTCCAATTATTACAGTGGGATTTGCCAAATGTGCTTCTATGGCATGTTATATTCTGGCTGCAGGACATAAACGTTACTGCTTCCAAAATACAGTAGTTCTTTATCATGATGGGCAGACTGGATATGTAAGTTCATCTAATAAAGGTAAAGATATTCAGAAATTTTATGATAAATTAGAGCAACATCTGAATGATTTTATGGTAGAACATACAAATATGACCGCAGAATATCTTGAAGAAATCAAGGATCGTGAATATTATATGTTCCCAGATGAAGCAAAAGAAAAAGGAATTGTAGATAAGATTATTGGTATTGATTGTGAGTTATCAGATATTCTTTAATACTGAATATTAATTTAAACTTTCACAAATATCATTTTACTATTATACGTTCAATATGTCAAGGAGAATAAGGAGAAAATAACATGGAATTAAAAAAAACTGTTAAATATGATGGTAAACTCAAAGGTCTTCATATGGTAGACGAACAACTTGTAGATATGGATGGTGAAATCATTGATATTTTAGATATCTTTGAAAAGGCATATGGTGATAAACCTTTTGACATGTCTACTACTACTAAGACTGAGGAAATCATCAATCTTGATGAATTAGATTAAGGTATTTTATATGGATAATAACGAATTTCTAAAAGAACAGCTTGATCTTATTAAGAAAAAACAAATAGATACATCTATTGAGTGGCAAGATGTTGCAGATTTTCGTTCTAGTCATGGTAAAGAGCCAGAGCACCGCGATACAATTCGTAAAGGGTCTAAATTGCTTTTAGAATATATAGATGCAGGATGGGATTTATTCCCATCCTCTTCTATTCAATTAGGACGATTTTCTGATGAGATAGCTTTAAAAAAAGAACGTATTAAATTACAGACTGAAAAGCAAGAATTTAATAAATGGATTCGTGAGTATTCTAGGGATGAACTAATTGCCGAACATATTGTAAATGCTGTTAATCAATTACAGCCATTAAATGTACCAGGGTACATTCCTCCAGTACATATGAATAAAGAATATCTTCTTACAATTTCGGATGCTCATTTTGGAGTTGAGTTTGAGATTAAAGATTTATATGGAAATATTTTAAATGCATATAGTCCGGAAATATTCAAGAATCGTATGTGGAATTTATATAATAAAGTTATTGAGCAAATTCAAAAAGATCATATTCAAGTTTTAAATATTTTTGAACTAGGCGATGCCTTAGATGGAATTCTTCGTGCAAATTCTCAGCTTATGCAGTTGAGATATGGAATTATTGACTCTGCCATATTATATGCTGATTTTTTATCTACATGGCTTAATGAATTAAGTAATCATGTTCGAATTAAATTTCAAATGGTAAAACGTTCAAATCACAATCAGCTGAGATTAGTAGGACAGCCTAAAAATGCTTTTCCAGATGAAGATATGAGTAAATCCATATTGGTTTTTATGAAAGAACGTTTGAAGGATAATCGTAATGTTGAAATTATTGAAAATCCAACCGGTCTTGTATATGCACAACTTGCAACATATACAATTCTTGGAGGACATTTTGAGACAAAAAATCTAGGTGATTCTTTGAAAGATTTTTCAAAAACATATCAAGTGCCTTTGGATTATATTATTTCAGGTCATTGGCATAGTTTGGCTACTGGAGATGTTGGGATTAATTCAGAATATATTTCTGTACGTTCGATTATTGGTGTAAATCCGTATAGCTATTCAATTAATAAGGTGTCAAATGCAGGAGCCTCTATGTTTGTATTTGAACAAGGAAATGGTCTTGTAGATGAACATCATTATAAATTGTAAAGGAAAATATTTATGGAAACAAATAATGAAGAACAGTTTGTCGAGTTCGACGAAATATTAAATTTTATACATGAGAATACTGGATTTGATAAAGAAGTTATTGAAAAAGTGCTTGATGCAGAAACGAGATTTTTAATTAAATCTGGTATTGCTACTGAACTTAAAGAATAGTATGAGTGGCGTTGCTGCTTATATTATACATTTCAGGAGAGCGTTCTTGCTCTCCTATTTTCTGGGCGTATGGCGCAACTGGCAGACGCGCCTGACTTAGGATCAGGTTTTTGTAGGTTCGAATCCTACTACGCCCATTTTTTTATTATGAGTACAAGGAGGAGTTGTTTATGGCAACAACTAAGAAAATTGAGCCGGTAAAAATGACTCCGACTCAGATGAAGAAAAAAATAGAGGCACTCGAAGAAGAAATTCGAGTATATAAAGAAGATACCGCATGGTGTTATATGTGCGGAAAACCCAAAAAGAAAAATAGAGAAAATTTTTATAAAAATACTGATCCTTTAGTTAAGTCTGGATATGCTGCTATTTGTTCTGAATGCGCCAGAAAGATTGCATTAAGAACAGATGAAAATGGAGAAGAACATAAACCGACAAAAGAGTCAATTATTCTTGCTCTTCAGTATTTGAATAAACCGTTTTTAGAAAATGTCTATAATAGTAGTGTTCAAGCAGCTGAAAGAAATGCTGGTATTCCAGGAGCAAAACAAAATGCATGGAGTACATATATAAGAACTATTGCAATGCAGCAATATTCTGGAAAACAATTCAAGGATTCTGATTTTTTTAAACAAAAAATTATATATGAAGATGAAAAGACTCCTGCAGATGTTATAAAGGGCAAGGAGTCCCAGGATAATTATGAAGGTTTTGAAAAGAATAAAGCTGATGTAATTAGGTTGATTGGATATGATCCATTTGAACAAGAAGCATTGTCTGATCAACCATTTCTATACTCTCAATTAATTGGGTTACTTGATTCTAGTGAAGACGCAAATGACGATATGATGCGTACTGCTTCTGCTATTTCTATTGTAAGAGCATTTTTACAGCAATCAAAAATTGATAATGCTATTGCTACTTATATGTCTGACGTTCAAAAACTTAGAACAAATTCCGCTACAATAAAAACACTACAGGCGAGTAAAAAAGATCTTACTGCCATCATTAAGGATCTCGCTGCTGAAAGTTGTATTTCTTTAAAGAATAATAAAAATGCTAAAAAAGGTGAAAATACTTGGACTGGTAAAATACGTAAAATCAAAGAAATGAATTTGCGTGAAGGTGAAGTAAACGGATTCGATATCGGAACTTGTCGTGGCATGCGTCAGGTTATGGATATGAGTAATGCTTCTATATTGAAGCAGCTCCGACTGGATGAATCAGAATATTCTGATATGCTAGCAGAACAAAGAGAAATGATAACAAAGCTTCGTGATGATTTGGACAATTACAAAGAAATTTCTCGTATTTTATTACGTGAAAATATTGATCTTAAAGATTATATGGAAGAACATAATTTAATAGAGCCGGATAATTTAGTCGATTTAAATGAACTATTCTCCTGCTTCTCCTCCAATGAAGAAGAAACGGAGGTGGCCGATGATGATGAATCCGGATCTGATTCAAGAGCTTCCGAAGCTTAATTATTGTGAACAGGGAAATAAGATTTTTGTAAAGCCTGGAGTTTACCCATTATCTTCACGCAAACTTGAAGGTTTTATGAAAATTGCAAATCTTCAGAAATATTATCAATGCAATCCTGTAAGATTTATAAATGATTTTTTTAATATAGAATTACTTGATGCACAGGCATGGGTAATTCAGAGAGCCTGGAATTGTCCGAATGTTTTATTAGTGTGTACCCGTGGATTTGGTAAATCTACATTGATAGATATTATGATCATGGCGAAAGATATGCTATTTAATAACTATTGGACATATATTGCTTCCGGTTCTGGATCGCAGGCTGAACAAACGTTTACGACGCTCGAAAGGCTTGCGAATGATAATATAGATACTATGCTTGGTTCTACAGGTTATATTTTTAAGGCAGAAATTGAAATTAAAAATGCTGCTGGAGATGGCTTCAGTCACTCTTCTAATGGATTCTCATATTCCCTTTATAATGGCTCATTTACTCAAACACTTAACAGTAATGTAGATAAAAAAAGAGGTATGCGTGGTAGTGTTGTATTTGATGAATGTGGATTCCTTGATGAAGAAATGATGTCGGTATATGCAGCTTTTGCAATTGTAAATAAAAGCTTTAAGTCTGGTAAGGATCGTGATGGCAAATCAATCGATCGTAACCGTCTAAGATGTATTCCATCAAATATTCCAAACCAATTATTTTATATTTCTTCTGCTTCTTCTACAGATACAAAATTCTATAAGTTATATAGAGATTTTAGCAAACGACAACTCATGGGAGATCCTGATTATTTTGTAGCGCATATTGATTGTGAAGTTGCATTTAAACCAACTATTCGTGGAGAAACAATGGAGCCTTTGTTAACACCCGGTACAGTAGCTGCAGAAATGCGTTCTAATCCAGAAAAAGCGCGTAGAGAGTATTATTGTGAATTTACTTCTGATGCAGGTGCTAATGCGATTATTCGTAGAGGCGTTATTGCGCGTAATGAAGTGATTCGTAAACCAGTGTTATATAACGATACTGGTAAAAGAAAAATTGTTATTGCATATGACCCGGCTCGAAGTCGAGATAATTCAGTAATTTTGGTTTGTGAAATTTACTCTGAAAAAAATCAAGATGGGGATCTTGAATATAAAATGAGACTTTTAAATTGTATAAATCTTATTGATATAAGCAATAAAAAGAAAAAGAAACCTATGCAAACACCAGCCCAGATTGAATATTTGAAACAAGTTATTCTCGATTATAACCAGGGTGGGGATGAAAACTACAGCAATATTCTCGGAGTTTATATTGATGCCGGTTCTGGTGGTGGTGGTGTTAATATTGCTGACTATTTAATGCCTGATTGGAAAGATAAATCCGGTAAAACTCATAGAGGACTGATTGACAAAGAATATTCAGAAGAATATGTTAAAAAATTCCCAAATGCAGTCAATAAGCTTCATTTAATGGAACCAACTAAATACAAATCAGAAATGTATGAAGCCATGATTGAGATGATGAATCAGGATAAAATTGAGTTTACGGCTACATACGATAACAAAGGATATCTTACAATATTTGATATTGATAAAGATAAATACGAAAAAACTAAAAAAGATCTAATTGCCAAATATAAAAAACAGAAAATGACAGATGAAGAAATTGATTACAATGTTCAAAAAGAATTAGATAAACTTCAAAATGTTAAGAGCCATATTGAAAAATTAAATTGGCAAGAAGAAGCTTCTCTCTCAAGTATCGATGCATTAAAAGAGGAACTTGTAAATATGATCCGTATTCCACGACAATCAGGAAAAGATTCATTTGAATTGTGTCCTGAAAAAGCTAACCGTCTTCATGACGATAGAGCTTACGTTACATGTATGTGTTCTTATGCTCTTCAAACTGAACGCCGGAAAAATATTACTGCAAAACGTAAACCTAAAGTTGACAAATCGTTAGTTCAAAAACTTACGATTAGAAAAGGCGTTGTACATTCTATGTTCGAAACTTAATATAATTATATGATATTTCAAAGGAGGTGCTGTTACTTGGCTAGACAACAAGGAAATATTTCTGCAAAAAAAGTTTCTACTGCAAAAAAAATTGATCCAGCACCTTCTCAGCTGAATAATACGGCTGAAATGCGTGATTGGTATCAAAAAAATAAAAAAAATATTGAAAATTATGCTGCTGCTATGGAAGGAGCAAAATCTCTTCGTGATATCACTAAGACAAGCACTAAAGCGGTGACAGCTTATAGTAAGGACAGTCTTCGTACTTACCTGCAAAATATTGGAAGTAATGAAAAGAATTTAAGAAATTTATCAAGATATCTTTATTATCGATGTCATGCTTATTATAGATTAATTGCATATAATGCAAACATGTTTTGTTTAGATGCAAGATCTGTTATTCCGGAATATGATATGGTTGCAGGCGTAGATACGAATGCCATGCTTAGTTCTTATCAGGACACATTAAATGTGTTGGATAAGTTAAATCTTCAGTATGAGTTTTTAAAAGCTTATACTATTTGTTTTCGAGAAGATGTTTTTTATGGATGCGCTTATTATGATGAAATAGGAATGTTTATTCTTCCGCTTGATCCAGATTATTGTAAAATTTCTGGTATATACAATACCGGTGATTTCGCGTTTGTAATGGATATGAGTTATTTCAGATCCAGACAGACTATGTTGGAATTATGGGGTGAACCCTTCCAGTCAATGTATCGTGCCTATGAAAGTGATACTACAAATGGAAAGTGGCAGCCTATGCCAGATGAATATGCTATTTGCTTAAAAGCCAGAGCTGAAGATTGGGAAACTGTAGTTCCACCATTCTCTGGTTTATTATCTGGAATTATCAATCTTATTGATTTAGACGATTTACAGGCTATTGCTGACGCTCAGGATATTTATAAAATGATCTGGTTAGAACTTGAAACGATAACTGGTAGTGAGGATCCAGACGATTGGAAAGTTAATCCGGATATTGTTATTGAGTATTTTAACAGGATGATTAATGAATGCCTCCCTGACTATACTTCTGCTGCTATTGTGCCAGGAAAATTAGATCAGATTTCGTTTAATAATGATAAAGCAACAGATACGAACAAAATAGCAAAAGCTACAGAAACTCTTTTCAATTCTTCTGGTGGCGCTCAAATTCTTAATAGTGCTACCATCTCAGGTACAACAGCCTTTGGAGCAGCAATTCGTGCCGATACAGAATTAGCTATTTCTATGCTTCTACCACAGACTCAGGGATGGGTTAACCGCTTCCTTACATATTGGGTCTCTAACCCAGCCAAGGTAAAATTCTTTGAAGTTTCTGCTTATACAAAAGATGAATTCAAAAAAGAACTTTTGGAGGGAGCAACTAATGGCTTACCTACAAAATTAGCCTATAATACATTAAATCAATTCTCTGAGAAAGAAACTATGGCTTTAAATTATTTAGAAGAACAAGTGCTTGGTTTATCCACTTTGTTTGTTCCTCTTCAGACATCCTATACACAAAGTAATAGTTCGAATAATGGCGGTGCCCCTCAAAAAAGTTCAACCGAAATCACCGATGATGGGGAAGCTTCAAGAGATAAGACTGATAAAGCAAATGGATAAATTCATACCGGTATTTAAAATGTTAATACCGCTAACCGATAATAATTATCTGTTGAAATATTATGGAGAGCTTCATGCTCTCCTATTTTAATGGAGTGATTATTATGCATAAAGATGGAAAATATATTGGATATATTTACAAAATTTTAAATACAATTAATGATAAATTATATATAGGTCAGACAACCTCAAGTATAGAAAAAAGATTTAATGATCATTTATCAGCTGCCAGAACAATGAAAAGTAGCTCTATGATAATTATACATGCAATAAATAAATATGGAGAAGAATCTTTTTCTATTTCTGAAGTAGAAAAAGTCATATGTGATTCACAAGAAGAATTGCAAAATTTATTAAATACTAAAGAGATTTATTATATAGCATATTATAATTCTCTACGCCCTAATGGATACAATATAACAAAAGGTGGGAATTATGCATCTCCAACAACAATGTCTAAGGTTGATCAATATGATTATCAAGGAAATTTAATTTTTACTTATGATTCATTAGAAGACGCTAAAAACACAATATCACCAACAGCAATATCCTCTACTAATATAGGAGCTGCATGCAAAGGAGATTCAATGTCTGCTTATGGATATATTTGGAGATATCATGGAGAACCATTTGATAAATATCCTATACATGAAAATAATTATAACAAAATAAAAGTAGATCAATATGATATTAACGGAAATTTAATTAAAACATTTGATTCGGCCTCAGATGCCGCTAAATCATTAAATAAAATAACAAAATCAGGCAAAGGACAGTCTGGACATATTGTAAGTTGTTGTACTGGAAAAAGAAATAAAGCGTATGGCTATGTATGGCGATATCACAGCGAACCTTTTGATAAATATTCAATTATTCCGAAAAAAAACTGTAAAAAGATTAATCAATATTCAAAAAGCAATGTATTTATAAAAACATACTCTTCTATAAAAGAAGCTTCAAAAGAAACGGGAGCATGTGAAACAACGATTATTCCATGTTGTCGATATAAAAGAAATTATTCGGGAGGTTTTAAATGGTATTACGCAGATGATATTAATCAACCTGATAAAACTAGAATAATAGCGGCATAAAGCTAAATAAGAGGATAATAATTATGGATAATAAGAAATTTATAATTACAACAAACGATGAATCAGCTTCATTGCTTATTCAGACTGGTTTTCATCTTGTGAGCCAGAATGGTAAACAGTGGACTTTTTTAAATGACAACAAAATGCTGTTTAACAATTTAAGCGATGTTGTCTATTCAGATAAATTATTTATTTGATTACTCCTCTTCTATTTGAGGAGAATTACTCAAAGAAAGGAGGAAAATTTTGAAGAAATTCTTAACTATTGACGATTTGATTGAATTTTGTATGAAGAATAATTTTTCTAAATTCAGCAGCAAAGAATCTAATGCAGAAATTAGCGTCCAAATGCCAGCAGTCGCTACATTTGGAAAATCTGATGATAATAAGCATACAGAAGGATTATGTCCTTTTAACGCTACTGCATATCATGATCATGTCAACTTAAACAAATCTAATATCAACGAAGATACATTTCAGGAAAATACACAATCTATACCATATCGCCCTATTCTGGCAAATATCGTTGAAAATTCTGATGGTAATAAAGATTTTGGATCACATGATTTTACAGTGGAAACTGATGAAAATGGAGAAGAAAAAATCACTTATCAGGAACGTCCAGTTGGTGTAATCAAAAAAGATTATACAATTGAATATGATAAAGAAGCCGGAGTTAACAGAGCTGTAATTCAGGGATATCTCTGGGAAGGATATTGTCAGGACGCAATTGATATTATGCAGCGTAGACAACAGGTTGATTGTAGTGTTGAATTGAGTATTAGAGAATTATCATTTAATGCTAAGGATAAAGTGTTAAATCTGGATGATTATTATGTCAGTGGATTGACTTTACTAAATGAAAATGTTGGTCCAGGTATGGCTGGAAGTAATGTTCAGCTTGCTGATTTTGAATCAAAAAATTCTGTATATTCTAATTTTGATGTAAATACTAAAATGCTTGAAATGTTAGAGAAGATCAATGCTACTCTCTCTAATTTCAATAAAAAAAATGCTGATGGAAAGGAGGACAATCAGGTGAACAAATTTGAAGAACTTTTAAAGAAATACGAAAAAACTGTAGATGATATTACTTTTACATATGAAGGTCTTTCAGATGAAGAACTGGAGGCTGCCTTTGCTAAGGCGTTTAATACTGATCCGACAGGTGATCCTGCTCCTACAGAACCAGAAAAATTCGTAAAATCATTTGAACTTTCTCACAGTGATATTCGTTGTGCACTTTATAACTTATTAAACGCATATGAAGAAGCAGATAATGATTGGTATTTTATTAATTCTGTATATGATTCTCATTTTACATATGAGAATTGGGATGGAGATAAAATCTTTGGACAGGCATATAAAAAAGATGGCGACAATGTTTCATTTGATGGTGAAAGATATAATCTTCATCGTGAATTACTGACTGATTCTGAATATTCTGAACTTCAGAATATGAGATCAAATTATGCTGCAATTTCAGATAAACTTGCTTCTTATGAAAAGAAAGAGGCTGACGAAGCTAAAAATGCACTTTTTGAGTCAGATGATTATAAAGGAATTTATGAATCAGAAGAATTCAAGGGGTTAAAAGAAAATCATACAGAATTTTCAGTTGATGAATTAAAGTCTAAACTTGATACTATATTGCTGTCATATGCTAAGTCTGGCAAGTTAAATTTTGCTGTTGAAGATGGTGATATGCATGATGATAACGCCGGCAAAAAAACAGTAAGTAAAAAGACTTTTGGAAATCCATCACAGACTAAAAAGAAAAATAGATATGGATCTTTATTTGCATAATGCAAAATAACATATTTGTTTTATAAATCAGACCGTAAATACGGTCTTATTTTTTTGCCAAAATTTATGAAAGGAGAACAACATGATTAAGTACAGTATTGAAAAGCATGCTGTGGCCTTCCCTTCTAAGCTTGTTGCACAGAATGGCGGAGAACACATTTATAACATTACACTGACCTCTGATACAGATAATGGAAATCTTGTAGCAAGAGGCGATTTTGAAGATCTTGACCGTTACACAGAAGCTGCTGTTACTACATTTGAAGGTAAAATTCAGAAACAGGCTGCTAATGGTAATTGGTATGTAGAGGTTGTTGATCCAGGAGATGCTCTGTTTGTTTACATGCAGGCATTTATTGCAGAGGATTGGACAAATACATGGAAGAAGGAGTCTAACTTCTATAACGCAAAAGGAGACGTTGTAAGAGGTTATGCTCTTCATAAAGGTGATGTATTTGAGGTATCTGTTGAGGGATTCGATGGACAGCCAGCTGAAAAAGCGACAGTTACTTGCGAAAACAAGAAATTAAAAATTGGTTAATTTAAGGGAAAGGAGGAAAAAATATAATGAGACGTAAAATGACTTTTGCTGATTTAAGTGCACATGTTCAGGAAGTATTTGCTAGCATGTGTAAAGATGGTGTTACACCAGAGGAAAATTATGAAGGCTTCAAAAAGCTTACATATGATCTGAATCATAATCCAAACGAAATGTTTGATGAAAATGGAAATAAAAAGACCAAACGAGACGCAGAAGATGCGGTTCGTAAATTTGTATATGCAATTATGGGACTAAACGAGAATTCTACAAAACGTGACAGAAATCGTGCTATGAAGAAACATGGTATTGAACTGTTCGAAGTTATGGAAGAAGAAATTGATATTAAAGTTGAAACAGGCTTTAAAGAATCAGAATTCTTCAATAACTATGTAGAGACAAGAAACCTTTCCCGCGGAGATCGCCAGGAATTCTGGACAGATGATAAAGTTGTTTTATCTACAACAAAAATTGCGGGCGATCATCATGACTTTACACTTCAGAGACTTGGTTCTGGAGAAAGTTATACTGTAACCACAAGTGTATACGGTATTGCTGTTGGTGCTGATATTGATCTGTATTTGGCAGGAAGACTTGATTGGTCTAAATTCACAGATCAGTGTGCTGCTGCTTTCGTTAGACAGATTCAGAATGATATTTATGCTGAAATGATGAACGCAGGAAAGAAACTTCCAGCTCAGTTCCAGGGCACAGGTGCTCTTTCAAATGCTACTAAGGACAAGCTGGATGAACTGCTTGAGGATGTATCTCTTGCAAATGATGGTGCTCAGGTAGTTATTATGGGTACAAGAACTGGATTACAGCAGTTCCAGAAACTGATGGATGTTGATTGGATCACAGACGATCAGAAGAAAGATGTTGCTACAATGGGACGTCTTGGATACTATGGTCCATATACATTAGTTGAAATCCCACAGAGATTTGCTCTGAATGATACAACTAAGAAATTAATGGATCCTAAGACTCTGTTTATTATGCCGCAGGTTGAAGATAAGTTCATTAAATTCGTTGATGTTGGTGAAACAGAAATCTATGAAATCACTGATAAGGGTGATCGTATGGATGATACAATGAAATACGAAGTACAGAGATCAATGGGCGTAGGAACACAAATCGGACGTTATTTTGGCGTTTGGACTTTAGCCTAATTTTTTTATTGTAAATTAATATTATAGTCGTGTGTCATATAGATGCACGACTATACGAATAAAAGGAGGAACTTTTCATGGCAACTACTGCAGTGAAAAAGACAAAGACTACTGAAACTGCTACTGAATCTGTTGCAGCATCTGTTACGGAACCTGTTACATCTGAATCAGCAAAAACAGTAGAAGTAAAAAAAGAAAAGAAAACTTATGCCCCTACTGATGGGATTCCATGTAAATCTATTACTAATGGTGGACTTTATATGCCAGGGCTTAAGTCAAATATTTTATACACATGGATTGATGCCGGAGATGTAATTGAAGTTGAATATCAGGATCTGCAGGCAGCAATCAGATCAAATAATGGTTATGTTATGAATCCATTTTTTGTTATTGAGGATGAAGAACTTGTTGCACAGTTTCCACAGCTTAAGAAAATTTATAATACATTATATTCTGTAGGTGATCTTGAAGATGTAATTACAGAACTTTCTCCCGGAGATATGAAGGCTACTATTCTTTCACTTCCGAAAGGGGCACAGGACTCTATTAAACATCTTGCTTCAAAAATGGTAAGTGACGGTAGACTTGATAGTGTAAGAAAAATTAAAGTGCTTGACGAAATCTTTGATACAGAAATGAGTATTATGACAGGACTATTTAATTAAAAATAAGGAGGTATATTATGCCTTCTCTAAATTACGAAGAAATATACTCAAAATTTCGATTAAAAGCAGAAGCTTATGATATTTTACAATATCGTGAAGATGATGTAAGTGCGGTTTTTATGCCGGAATATTTACATGCATCAATAAATAAACCTTATATTCGAAGACTTTTTTCTGAATTGAAACTTGGAGATACAGTTCAGGAATTGACATATATAATGAAATATTCTGTTGATGATGATTTTGATGCAGAATTTATAACTGATATCTTAGGTATAGGTATGGTAATTGAATGGATCACACCCAAAATTAACAGCCTGAATAATACTCAGCAGGTATTTGGATCTTCTGAGGAAAAATTTTATTCTCAGACTAATCATTTAAATGGTTTAAAAGATTTAAAAAAATCATTAATCAAGGAACAGAAGAACTTGATTAAAGATAGAGGTTATATATGGAATAGTTATCTGGATGGAAGTAATACATAATGGATACAATTTACGGACATTTTGATGATTTACAAATTGAAGAATATAAGGAAAAATTACACAAAGAAATGTTTTGGCTTCTTTTATATAAGGATCCAAAAACAAAAGATGAATTTAAAAATGTTGACTTTGAAAAATATTTTATCAATTTAATGAAGAAAATCGATGGTTTGAATACTCTTCTCTTCTATCCTGTAGAAATTGTAGCAATTATGAGTTTATTACAGGCGGCTCTCAATGAGACAAGAAGTGATGATTTTAATTATCGTTCTTACCGAAAATTGATACTAGATGCGCATTCGTTAGTAGACAAAATTAATTCTAGGAGTTGATTCTATGGTTACTGCAGAAATGTACAAAAATTATTTGTCATCATATGGCAGTAATCTAGCTCAGGTAAAGAAAAATCAGTCTGATGCAATTATGAATAATTCTTTTACTGCCGATGCACAATATAAAAGAGTTTATATTTTAACAAAAGATGGATGGAAATGGGAAGATGCTAAATATCAACGTCATGCCAAGCTTTCCATTCTTAAAGATGCAGTGGATTATTATTTACAATTTCGGCCTAAAGTACATTATCCAATAGGAAGTTATGTGTTTGTTCCTGATGATACTGACTTCGATATTAACATATCTGGGCACGAACTTGATAATCCGCTCTCACTTCCAGACGAAAGAATTACACAACTGTGGTTTATTGTCGGTAGAGATGATGCGAATGCTTTTGTTAGATATAATATATTAAAATGTAATTGGAAATTTCAATGGATTTACGATAACAAATTATATAAATGTTGGGGTTCAAATAGATCAGCTAATAGCTACACAAGCGGTCGTTGGGATGATCAATATACATCTTCGCTTGATAATCTGACAGCTGCATGGCTTCCAGATATTTATTATGCGTATGGTAATAATTTATATGATTTAGGACTTAGTGACGATCGTACTATTATGCACGAACAACGTTTTATGCTTACGAATAACATTCTTGACCCAAAAGTCTATCAGGTCACAAAAATAATAGATCTTAATCCTTCTGGAGTAATTAAACTTTCCATAAAACAAGATGAATTGAATAAAAAAGTTGATAATGTTCAACTTAGAATTTGCAATTATTATAAAGGTTCTGGTGATCAAAAAACAGAGATTATTCAGAAACCTCAAACAATGATTACAAGTTCACAAATTGAATGGATGTATCTAAATGACGATGGTGAAATCGAGCCATTATTGGACCGTTCAAAACAGTTTCTTTATATTGGAAAAAATTCATATTTTGAATATAAACTTCCTTATGCCGATCTTACTTCTGAATGGAATATTAGTCTTGTTGACAAAAATTCCGAATATACAGAAGAAGAAAAATCATATTATGAAGGATTAATAAAATTGACTGTAATGGATAATGTCACTATATCACTTAAGCCTGGAAAAGCTCATAGTTTAATAGGTAAAAGATTTAATTTATCAGCCACAGATAATAATGGAGACAATCATTCTTCTATTGAAGTGGAGGTGCAATTAGATGAATAGAGATATATCACATATTACACGAGATCTTGAAAATAAGAAAAATAATGACATTATTTATAAAAAAGATAAACTGTTAAAACTATTCAATGAGGATCCTGATCTTAATGAAATTTTAGGAAAAAAAGATAAACGCCCGTTGAATAAATATACAGATAAAAATAATCCCACAGCTCAAGAACTAAATGAGCGAAATTTAATCATTGAATATAATAAACGAGTTGATAAGAAGCAAATTCTTCCTATATTAAAACTGAATGGTATTAATAAAGAAGTATTAAATTTTATTATGTTTGATATAAATGATACTGATACATCATATTACAATAAGGCTATGAAAATACAAACACTTATAGTTATGTGTTTAGTTCATGAAGATGATCTTGATACAGAATATGGGATTGTACGAACAGACTTATTGAGTTATATCGTAAAAGATCTTTTATGTTGGACGAATTCTTTGGGAAATCAACTTAAATGTATAGATGATTATGGAGATATTATTGACTCTAGGTATTATTGTAGAACGTTGAAATTTGAAATTGAATGTCCTAATAATTTATATGCAGGAATGAATAACAAATATGACAATTTCCAAAGAATCTGAAATTGATGCACTGAAATTATATTTTGGTGAACCATTTGTTATCGAAAATGATACATATAATGACATTATAATTAATCAACCTACAATAGGAGACATTATAAAAAGTGGTGAGAAAAAGATTTATTCTACTATAAATATTTTTATTGCCAATCCTACTATGTATCGCATGCAATTATGGGATCTTGGTATTGATTGGAATAAAATGTCTGACTTTTCTTTGTTTTGTATGCTTGTTCCAAGTATAGACTCAAAATCTACAAAGTTACTATTCGGTGACTTGAATTTCCAATTATTTCAATTGCAACAAACACAAACAGAAGACGGGGAACCGTTTTTTTATTTACTTAATGAAGAACAAAATGTTCAGATAGATGAAGCCGCATATCTACAGATGGCTTCGTATTTAAGAGCTATGTTCAACACTTACCCAAAAGTGGAAAAAGCCAGGGGAAAATCTACAAAAGAATGGATGATTGAAGAAGATCGCATGAGCTTCGAACAACACAAAAATGATGTTTACAAATCCACTCTTCTACCACTCATATCTACTTGTCTTAATCATCCCGGTTTCAAATATAAAAAAAATGAATTACGTGAAGTTGGCATTGTTGAATTTATGGACAGTGTTCAAAGATTACAAGTTTATGAATCTTCTACTGCTTTACTTAAGGGTATTTATAGCGGCTTTGTTGACGCTTCAAAGATTGATAAGAATGAACTTAATTTCATGAGAGAAATTTCTCTCAAAAATTAATTTCTATATACAAAAAATTTAAAGGAGGAAATCATAATGGGATTTACATTAGATGATATCGTAATCGACCGTGTTCAGTATGGATATGCTGAAGATCTTAGCGGAAATCCATTATATGCATTAACTCAGCTTCAGGATGCAACTATTAATATCAGTGCTGAGTCAACAGATGCAACAGATAATCAGGGTAACCTGATCAAACGTTTCTGGAAGGCCAAAACAGGTGAGTTTACTGCAAATAATGCAATGATTAACCTGAACGTTATTGGCGCTGCGTCTGGTGAAGGTAAAAGAACTGCTTCTTCTACTAATAAAATTAAAATGCCAAAAATTATTACTGTAAAAGCTGGTGCAAAAGCAACATTAACAGGAGTTGTTGATGGTACTGTAAAAGTAAATGCTTTCAGCGCAAATGGTTCCATGGGTACTGCATATGAGAAAGATACCGCTGCTGCAACAGATAAATACGCTCTTACAGAAGGGGGAGAATTTACACCACCTACAGCTGCAGGCGTAGATACTTACATCGTTATGTATGAAAGAGAAGTTGAATCTGGTGTTGCTATTACTAATAAGGCAGATAAGTTCCCGCAGACAGTAAAGCTTACTTTAAAGGCTCTTGCTGTTGATCCATGTCATTCTGACGTTCTTAAAGGAGTGTATATTGTACTTCCATCATTCCAGGTATCTCCTGAAATTGAAATCTCTCTGACAACTGACGGACAGCTTGCTTACTCTGGATCTCTTCAGGTAGATTACTGCTCTGCTGATAAAGCTCTTTATCACATTTATTGGGCTGATGAAGACGAAGAATAATTATTAGATAATATAATATTATTCTAATTACGGTCGGTATGTGTCATAGCATACCGGCTGTTTTACTATCCATATTCAAGGAGGAAAACATGGTTAAGAAAAATAACAAGAAATGCATTTTATGCGGAAAAACATATACATATTGTAGTCGCTGTGAAGAATTCGACCATCTTCCAAGATGGATGGAGATTTATTGCAGCGATAATTGCAGAACAATCTTTAATACACTGACAGAATATAATGCTGAAAACATTACAGCTAGAGAAGCTGCTGAAAGAATGAAAGATTGTGATATGTCTGATGTCAGTAAATTTCATGAAGTAAATCAGAAAATGATTGCAAAAATTCAGAAAGAAACTGCTGATATTAAATTACAGAAGATCTCAGAAAAAGATATTGTTGAGCCGGATTCTGTAGTTGAAGAAGAAAATAGCGAGGAAATTGAAACTCGTAAACCAGTGCGTACAAGAAAACGTAAATAGTATTTGAATAGTGATTTTTTAGGGGTATGTCTCACTATTCGAGACTACCCCTTTTTTCACTTTTAAGGAGTAAAAGGATTATGAGAATACAATCAAATTTGAAGCCGCGTGATTATACGGAGAAAGAAGTCTGCAGGATTATAAATCCGAAGCAGCGTGATTTATATATTAAACATAGAGTATTTCCGATAGATATGTATCCAAGTGTTACGGATGACGGAAAAGACATTATTGTTTACATCTTTTTAATTGAAGAAACCAAAGAACTGTTTCAGCAATGGCTTAATCATACACTTGAATAAGGAGAAACTCTACATGAAAGAAAAAATTTTAGATAAACAGGTTTTAAGATATGTTATCGCCACTACTGTTTCTGGCAAACCAACATATCTCAAAAAGAAATTGCAAAAAATTGAATACAGTTTTGTAACAGATATTGATGACGCTACTAAATGCTCATCTTATGCTATTGCAGAGGCTGTAAGAAAATACTACGAACATGACACTCGTGATACTAATGCAGGATTGATTATTATTCCGGTTGTTATCAGTTATGAATTAGTAAAAGAGGTTTAAATATATGGATAAATCAATTATATTGACAATTGATCAAAAGACATTAGATTTGTATACAAAGTATTATTTTTTAGAACATCCAAGAGCCAAGAAAATTCCTATTGAAAAACCTTGGCATCCTTCGATTAATACTTGGATGATCTTACCACGTATACAGATGAATGCGTTAAAACAAAAGTGGAAGGAATTCGTAAAATTCTGGGTAAAAATAAATAAAATGGATAATAGGCAGTTAGATGATTTTGATCTTATCGTAACTGTCTTTTTTAATACAAAAAGACGACACGACGTAGATAATCAAATTCCTAAGTTTATTTTAGATGGGTTGACTGAGGCTGGGGCTATTGTAGATGATGATGAAAAACATCTGCACTCTCTCACTCTAAAAACCGGATACGACAAGGAAAATCCAAGAACAGAATTTGAATTTATCATACATGAACATACAGAAAATAAGGAATAAAAGGAGATTTATTATGAGCGAAATAAATAAAGTTAATTCAGATACAATTGAAAGAAAAATTGATGTTCCAGAGTTTATCAGACGATATAATCTCTTGAAAACAGATGAACAGCGAGATGAATTTGTTAGAAATATTATTTGGAGAACATATTGCCCTGTTTTAGAAAAGAAACTTGTTCTTCAGACAATACTTGATAAGTCTATTACCACTGGAAAAAACGGGGTTCAGTATATTGATATGTTTTTATCTAAAATCAATATGACTACTACTATCCTTATTTTATATACAAAATTGAACATAGTAAAAACTGATGATAGTACTACAAATGCATTTCAAGATTATGATTTATTATTTGAAAATGGTTTATTAGATCAAATTTGTGCCATTGTTGGTGAGCATGAATTAAATGAACTTATGACTATTAACGGTTTACTTATGGATAATTTTCATGATGAAAATAAAACTATTGATGCATATATCGCAAAATATACAGAAGCATTTGCTACCACTGTTGGTGTATTTGCCAATGAAGGCATTTCAGAATTAATGAAATATATAACTGAAAATGGAATTAAACTTGACTTAAAATAAATTAAATTATATAGGGGTGAATGTGTATGGCCACAATTACTATGACATTAGAACATTATAATGCTATTGTAGACGAACTTTTAAATGGCTTAAAATCTTCAGAAAAAGAAATTGCAAAAGAGCTTTCTGCTTTAAAAACAAAAAAAATATACGAAGACGCTAAACGTGCATATAGTCAAATTATTAATAATTGGTATAATTCATATTCACCATTATATTATAATAGATTATATAGTTTAAAATCAGCTGCCGATATTACTATGTTAGATGAACATACTATAGATATATATTTAAACGAGGATCATTTAGGAGGTCATCATTTAAATAATGCAGGATTATATAATTTAACAATGAGACAAGGATATCATGGCGGTTCAAAATATCGCGGTCCACTTAATAAATGGAGTCACGAAACTAGACCTGCTGTAAAAACTTTCTCTCCAGTACGTGCAATGCAAAATTGGGCAAAATCTTATAGTAGTCCTCACGAAAAAGAAAAACATGTTGTGCAAATTGTTAAGAAATATTTAAGTAAATACGAACTTTTTAGATTGCTTTATGGGACGAGGTGATAATTAATGGGCGATCATATTATATTAAAAACAGATACCGATGTAACACTTATGGCTAACGGAATACAGAAAGGCACAAAAGATTTAATAAAAGATGTTGCGGATTTAAAAAAAGGACTTGATAAACTTAACGGAAAGGAAGTTACACTGACAGTTAAAGGTAAAGTCGATATGTCAGAAGTTGAAGCTGCAAAAAAGGAAGCGGCAAAACCAATCGAGACCCCAGTTAAATTAAAACTTGACGCCTCTGAAATAAAAGCACTTCAGAACCTTCCGACAGCAAAAGCAAAAGTGGAGTTCTTAATAAATAAAAAAGCTGTTAATGATATTGTAGCGAAAGATTTAAATAATGTTATTAATAAAGCAGCTAAAAAAATGAATAGCAAGCTTCAAGGAATTACTTCTGAATCCATGGCATCGCTTGCAAGTTTGGATAAATTTTTACCAAATATCCCTGAGTTATCTTCTAGCAAACATAGAGCAATGATGACAGAGCTTAAAAAAAAAGGATTATCCGATATATCTCAAAACGAACGTGCTCAAATTGAAAATGCATACAGACTTCGTAGCTATTTATTAGACAGTAAAAAAGAAATGTCTAAAGGAGGGAAATTTATTCCTTCATCCGGAAATCTTACTGCCCCTGATACTTCATTATCTTTAGAAGATTATAATAAAGCACTTAATGGATTAATAAAAACAAGTAAGAATATTATTATTGCCTCAGATTTATTTGAACAGTTAAATAAACAATTAAAAACAAACAAACGGAATATTCCTGTTGAACAGGATGTCTCTTCTAAAACAATGCGTAGATTATTAGGAATGGGTATCAAAAAAAATGATCCAGATTATGATCCAAATAACTATGCTCAATATCTGTTAAATCAATCATTAAATAAAGCAGGATTTTCTAATGATATTGATAAAATTGTTGCACATCAAACACATAAGATAGAACTTAGTGTTACAAATAGCCATCTTGATGCCATATTTAAAAAATCACAAAATGAAGGGCTTTCTAAAAAAGATTATTCTGAATTAGTAAATAGATATATAAATAAGAATCTTGCAGAACTTGAAAAAGATATTTTAGCAGATGATCAATTTGGTGAGATTGCATTAGGAAGTATATCTGATATTAAGAAAAGAGCAGAAACTCTTAACGATTCATTAAAGACACGAAGAAAAAATAAATTCATTGGCCTTATGTCAACATATCTTGCTAAAGGCGGATCTGGTATAAACAATGAGGAATTTTATAAAGCTCTTCTATCTGATATATCAGAATATGATAAAGATATTGATGCAGAGGGAAAACAAAAAGCAATTGAGCAGGCCGTCCAGAAACAATTAACGGAACAGAAAGCTGCAGAAAACAAAGAAGAAAAATCAGTTCCTAAGAAGACAACAAGAAAAAGAACTGTTAAAAAGAAAGAGTCTATTCCTGCTCAGACAGATGTTGAAGAGAAAGATGCTTCCGCATCTATTCCTGCTTCTGCTATTGAGTCTAAATCTAAACCTGCAAAGGCAGCAACATCTAAATCTGCAAGATCAAAAGAGAAAGAAGAAGCAGCTAACGAATTACTTAAGCTTGTATACAATAAATATATTAATAAAAAAGAAGCGTATAAAAATGGAGGGTCTCCTTTTCAATATGCTGATGCACGTGAAAAATATAGAACGACTTATATGAAAATACTTGAATCGCAACTTCTTCCTGCATCAAGTTTTAAAGACATCACTGGTAAGGATCCTTTTAGTATATTAAAAGCTAAATCAATATATGATCATGCACATAATACAAGTAGGCAAATTTTTGGAATTAAGGATTCCCTACATGATTTAGGTTATGAAAGAGACACACATTCTGAAATGTTTGATTTACTTGATGGAATGGCTCGAAATATTATTACTGTAAATAATATGCGATATAATAATCGTAACAAATCAAATGGAGATACTGATGAAATTGCACAAATCATCAAAGATGTTGAAAATCAAGCAACTCAACTTGAGGATATGGTTCGCGCAGATGGACATTCAGGGTTTACTTTAAAAGGAATTCCGTCCATTCAGGAACCTTCTGAGAAAAAAAAATCTAAAGCAAAATCCCAACCAACTCTTGAAGTGGATCGAAAGAAACAATCATCAGAAGAAGTTGGTAAGTCAAAAGTTCCAGAAACTCCTATCTCTCCTAAATATAAAGTTGTTTCTGCTCCTAAATTGGCTCCTGTTAAAAATAATGATGTTATAGATGAGACTAAAAATACTGCAGATGCTATGAATCAATCAGCTGACGCTGTTATAGAAGCGAAGAAAAAAGAATCGGATGCTGTTGTAAATAGTAATGATAAGATTGCTAAGTCCGAAGAAAAAGTCGCAATCAAGACTGTATCTGGATTAAAGAATAGTAATTCTAATTTAACAGAAACTCCTGTTACTCCTCCAGAATTAGATGGTTTAAAACAACTTTCTCAAAGGGAATTTGGCGACGCTCAGAAATATATTAAGGTGTATGAAGATACCAACAGAACTATATACACCCTTACTCAGACATATAAAAAACAGTTTGATGCTAATGGTAATCTCTTAGCTGAGGGATATGAAAATGCTATTGCATATTATGATAGTTATGAGAAACTTGAGGGAGAAGCTGTTAAATTAAGTAAAAAGATTAACTCTAATTATGCGAAGCTTGATACGGAGAAATATAAATCCACTGATAAACAGAATCCTAATCTTCTTAAGAAGTTGCAAGATGATATCAAATCTGATCAACAAGACTTATCTGAATTACATAGAATTGCAAGATTAAATGCATCTCTTCCTGATAACGATTATATGTATCAGAACTTTACTCAAGCACTTCGAAAAGGATCTGCTGAATCTGCCAGATCATTATCTGCAACTCGTAAAACAAATCGTGATAATTTCAATGTAAAAAAAGATACACTAAATACGGATATTTCTAAACAGATTTCAGATATAGAATCTCTTGGACAGGCTGGTACTATTGCTGCTGGAAAACTTCAGGGTATACAAAAAAGTTTATCTACTATTACTACTCCTGCTGGGTTAGAGAACGTTCAAAAACAAATCACAGATATTAATGAGCAGTTTGATTCAAATAAGGCTCGTGAATCTGCTTTAAATTATGTGCATAATCTGGAACAGGGATTGACAGGGAAGCAGAATGTTGTTATTGGTACTAAAAAAGAAAGAAAAAAAAATACTTCTGATAATTTTACCGGAAGTATTAAAGATGGGAACAAATGGGTTGGTCCATTAGCTGGTTTAAATAGCAAATTTGAAACCAATTATCAATCTACTTCTGCTAAACTTGATGGATATATTGCTGATGCAAAAAAACTTGGAGACGTTGGTGAAAAAGCCGCTAACTCATTTTCTACTTTGCAAAAAAATCTTGAGACTTGTTATACAGAATCTGGATTAAAGCAAATCCAAGATGAAATGAAAGTAACTCATGAGCAACTTACTGCATCTAAAAAACAGGCTGATGAACAAGCTGCTGCAATAAAAAATTCCGATGTTGCCAAACAATACGATAATGCTATTGATAAGGCAAAAGAAGTAAAATCCCTTAATGCAGAATTACTTGGATATAAAAAAAAACAAAGTCAATATTCTGAAGGTAGCGATACATACACAGAAATTGGAAATCGAATTACTGAAACAGCTGAGGCAGCCAAAAAAGCAAATACTGACTTTGAACGGTTAACTCAAAATGACTTTGTATTAAAGAATTCTGAGGCATTAAAAAATGCTGGAAAGAATGTTGAAGATTATGACAAAGTTGTTCGTGAGATGAAACAGGCTCAGGCAGATGTGTCTGGATTTGATGAAAAGGTTATTCAAGCTAATAATAAAGAAGCATTTACAAAACAGTATACTCAAGCTATTGAAAAAGTAAAAGAACTAAAATCTGCTATGCAGGATTTGTATAGCTTTGAAGCAAAGGGTGCAAAAGGTCAAATTTCAAGTGATGATTTTATCTCAGGATTTACTGATAGATTTAAAAATATAAAAAATCTCAAAAAAGATGTTGACGAATTCAAGAAAAATACATACCAGAATAATAAGGATGATGCTGATAGTGTTCTGGATCAGTTGCTTTTTGGTAATTATGAGAAAGCATTTACCGATTCTGAGCAGAGTATGTCTGATTATGAGAATAAAATTACTACTCTAATGACTCAGGCATATTCTCGTCAGAGAAAACTTAGCAATGATTTATATAAAATGGCTGGCAATAAAAATTATTCTGAACAAGAATATGCTGAAAAAATGAATCAGCGTAATGGTGTTCAGGCTACATATGAAGCATTAAAAGCACAGATCAAAAATTCTGGTAAAAATATTGATTCAGATAGTTTAATTTCAGATATAAAAAATGCCTCCGATTTTGACAGAAATAATATTCTAGGAAATTTAAAAGAGTCATTATCTAGCCAAATAAATGATTTTGAAAATTCTCTCAAGCATATGCAGAATACTATGAATCTTCCGGATGGTATTGCTTCATTAAAAGAGAAATTAGAAAGCGCATTTACATTTGAAAATGGAGCCGATAATCTTGGCAATTTCAAAAATAGAATGCAGGATTTTTATCAAACTTTTGATTCTCTTAAGGGAAGTTCATTTATACAATTTGCAAATGAATTTGGAACCGCTTTTGATAGTTTAACTAAGGCAGAAAATTCTTCTGGTAAGGTTTCGGCATATACGGATAAATTAAATGGTTTTGTTGAATCATATAATGATATTGTAACCAGGTTTCATAATAAAGAAATTGATACTAGCCAAGCTCAAGATGAAATTTCTGAATTAGCATCTAAAATGCAAGATTTTCAAAAAGTTGCTAAAAATTATGATAAAACAAATAGCAAAGGAACTTATTTAGAAGGAACAAAAGGACTGGTACAAGATACAAAAGATGTTGAAACAATGCTTACAGAGTACGCTAATTCTATCGGATTAACATCTAAGATTTCTTCATCTATCAATGAAACTACCGGACAAGTAAAGATGCAATTTGCTGATATATCTGGTAATGTTGTTACTTTAACTGGTAATCTTGAAAAAGCAGGAAATGCAATGCGCATTATTTCTAGCACTGCCTCCAAAGCATCAACCGGGATGTCTTCATTCGGAACTTCTATTAAAGGTATGGTATCAGGAAACTTTAAAGGTGCTATTGCAGATATTGCAAGTTATGTTTCTTATTTCCAGGTGACCATGAAAGCAATTCAGCAGGCCAAACAAGGCTTCAATGATTTCTTAAATTTCCAAAAAGACTTAACAAATGTTAGTTATACAATGAATTTATCGCCGGATCAATTACAGAATCTTGGTACTTCTGCAATTGATATGGCAAAAGATTTATCAATGTCCTTGGATAATACTATGGACATTTATAAAATCTATGCGAATATGAATACTACTGCTTCTGAAATTCAGCAGACAGCTAGACCAACTGCTATCTTAAGTAACTTAAGTGGTGTTGATGCCTCTACTGCTGCCGATCAGGTACAGGGTATTTTACAGCAGTTCCATATGTTAGAAGATGGATCTACTACTGCTGCTGATGCCTCTATGCATATTGTCGATGTTCTGGATAAAGTTTCCGGAAGTGTGGGAATTGATTACGCTAAAGGTATCAAAATTATTTCTGATGCTGTACAGGCTTCCGGTCAGGTTGCTTATGATGCAGGTATGTCATATGAACAGCTTGCAGCTATTACTGCTAAAGTATCAGAAAGAACTCGTGAAGATGGATCTTCAATTGGTAATGCTTTGAAGACAATTATCACAAGAACTACAAAAGTCGGTAAAATGCCACAATACGCCGACGAAGTTGACAATGCAGCTTTATCTAATGCTTCTGCATCTCTGCATGCTATAGGTGTAGATGTTTATAATCCGGATGGATCTGATCGTGGTATCATTACTGTTATGTCTGAGCTTAAAGATAAGTGGGACGATTTAACTGATGCACAGCAAGCCAAAATTTCGTACGACGTAGCAGCAACACGCCAGACGAGCAAGTTCAAGTCCATGCTGGATGCATTCACAGACTCCATGTCATTGGCAGAAGAAGCAACAACCGCAAATGGTAATGCTGAAGCTAACCAGGAAAAATACATGGAATCAACCGCTGGTAAACTACAAGCAATCAAAACACAGATGCAGGATTTCTGGGTTAATTTCTATAATTCAGGGACTGTAAATGGTGTTCTTGAATTTGTACATAGTTTAACAGAAGGATTTACGTCACTTGAAAAAACACTTGGACCAATACCGGCATTACTTACTGCTGTATTTGCAGCAATGACAGTAAAAAATGCAACAATGGCAGGATTAAAATTCCTGAGTGGTGGAGGTCTTGCAACAGTCGTAGGTTGACCCAAAAATCTAAGGGTCACACGTTATTTTCCGATTTTTAACAATGAGCCTATCTACATAGAGATTCATATCAATGTGTGGAGAATAGCGACTTAAAATAAATAGAGGATTAATACGTCGAATTCACTATTCTATGCTGATTGCATAGTGAAATGGGCGAAAGCTCGTGACAACGCACGTACCAACCTGATTTACGATTTAGTCATATGTGAAACGTTAGTAACAATTACGCAAGTAATGACGAGGGAAACATATTAATAATCAGGAGGAGTAGAGAGAGCACCCTTCCTCGGAGTATATTATATATACTTTTAATGAATGTTCCATGAGCGGCACTTCTCTTCTGCCGAATCGCTTTATGCGAAAGAGAGAAATTATATTTGATAAAAGAAAGACACCGCGGTGATCAAGCGCAGTGTCTGTAAGATAAGCTTTGAATTTTAAATTATTGAAATTTAACATTTAAAACTTTAATTGTGTGGGTTTCACCCCACACTACCAGAGTTGTATTTCTACTTCTCCGGTGTCTCGCTTGCAAACTCGCAATTAATATCAATGCTCTGTTCTTTCAGGTTTATTGATGTCACGAGTTTTGTTGGATTGTGCTGGAACACCATCCATAAAGCTGCAAGTAATACTAAAACCGTAAAGAATCTTTTAATTGCTATCTTTGCAAGCTTAAATTGATGTTCTTCTTTCTTCATGTTCCACCTCCCTTCTGCCATATGGCTAAAGTAAATATAAGTGGATTTTGATTTCGGACAGAACATCCGATTTTGATATTTATGATTGTAGGTGTGTGCAAAGCCGAGGCACACTCTCGGCTATCCTACAATTAGTAAATATATCACTAGACTTTATTGTTGTAAAGTCAGAACGTAAGTTCATTCTTTTTCATATGTCATGCACCCAATGATTAGATATCGTTTTGTCCTGCCATATTCTTCTGAATCAGTTTGGGCATAAAGTGTGTAGATGTTTTCAAAAGGTTTCGGAACAGGTTTTTTACAAAACGGAGCCGAATGTAAATTTTTTCCATACGGATCTAATTCTTTTCTAAAATTGTCAAGAAAATTCTGTTTTTTGGTTTGTATTTCATAATCCGACCTATTCTTCAGGTCTGACATTGTAATAGAATATTCTGTTTGACAATATTTGCCAGGAAAAATATCTTGAATGACAATAACTTCACATCCACATATGTCAAGAATTAAAAATGGTTTACAGGAATAATAAAATTCTGTGAATACCCATCGTGTACTTCCATATGAGTTCATTGATATGCTATTTTCAGGAGTAACTGTTAATGATAAATTTGCAATATTTTTATGTAACGCTTTCGTATAAATATCTTTGACCGGTTTATACTTTGCATATTTGCTTTGTGAGACAGAAATTAATTCTTGAAAATCGTCTGGCAGATTTGAATTTATGTGTCCAATCATTCTTATACTAAGGCTTATATAATCAGGATCAGATATTGATAAACCATTATTATGTACCAGAATTTTCCTTAGAAGTTTTTTATCGACAATTCGATAATCTTCCCAGAGAGTATTTGATTCTTCTTTTAATTTTAGAACATCTGGAGTATTAATTTCATCCCAAAATGATTGCTTAATTTGTTTTTGAGATTCACCGATTTCTATAATCTTTTTTATTCTATTGATTTCTTCTGGGCTATAATTTTCAGTATACATATGTACTCCATTCTGAAAGTAGGTGTTTATATGATTAGCTTAACAAAAAATAATAACATTATTATTCCGTCTCAGATTCAGTTTGAAAACCAATTTGCCGTCTTGGGGCTTCTGGAATCTCCTTTGGCTGCGCGCTTAAGAGAAAATCCAACTGATTTATATGTTGTATCAGTTTCTGCGGTTTGCCGTAACTGTCCTCTCCGTAAAACACGATTAGGTTGTACCCAATGTAGCCGACTTTGTTGACAATTATATTAACTGTTTCTCCAAAATGAGCTACTGCAAGAACCATATCATCTTCGTCTGGTAACGATTCTTGATAAGAACATAATGCCTCATATAGTTTTTGAGCGATTACAGGAGCAGTATTTTCATTCTGAATATCAGCAGATAATTCTTGTTTCATATGAAGTCTACGTTCTTCTATATTTTCATAAAATCCATTTACAATATTATGCATATCCATAGTATTACCTCATCTTCCTGGCCACCATTTGTGACCGCACTTCTGGCAGAGATTCTTCTTTTGAAATGCACCAATCCAGCCGAAAAGTCCGTAACCTTGTTCTTCTGTTGTTACTGATGTAGAACCACAACGTGGACAATGAACGACATTTTGGAATGTATTTGGTTGTGGAGTTGGCTGTTGCGGTCTGTCATTATATCTTGGTAAAACATCAAATTCGAATGTTTGAAAATTATTTTTTATACATTCAAGTACTAATTTTGCCGTTACATAAGTTGATAAAAAATAGAATTCTGACCATTTTTTTAATTCATTGTAGAATTGTAAATATTTTTCATCACTTATTACCGGACGAAAATTTGATATTCCGTATTCCAGTTCAAGAAACTGTTTAAAGTGCGTTTTATCCTCTTCAGACAGTGGTATATAGTATTGGCTTATACAAGAAACATCCTGTTCTTTATTTCTGAAAATACAAATGTTGGTTGCTTGAATCACTTCTTCAGATAAATTATTATTTATAAGAAATTCAGATGCAGGACATCCGCAATAAATACAAGCCGGAGCTTTGTCACTTATCTGTTCTCCACATTCTGGGCATTTAATAAGAGCCATAGTATCATCTCTTTCTTTTATTTTTTATATGAATTATACCTTAAAATTCATCTTATGTCATTAAGTAAAATCGGAAAACTTACAAGCGCATTTAGTTCATTTAAAAATAATCCGTTAGATTTGACTAATATGGCTACTGCATTAGCTTCTGTCGGAAATGTTGATAATGCTGCTAAATATTTAGTAAAAATAAACAAACAAAATGGTAATTTTCTTGGTGAAAATGCTATGGCAGTTTTATTGAGTAAAGCATATCGTTCTTCAGGCATTAATCAAGAAATGGCTATGGGATCTATAAATAATGCATTAGCAAATAGTTCTAAATTTAGTATGGGTGGAATGCTTGGTAGTCTTTCTGCTGTTGGTTCAGGTATTGCAACAGTATTTAAATCAATTGCTCCGATGATGATTCCTCTTATTATTGGTGCAGTAGGTATTAAAGCAGGAAAAATGCTTTGGGATAATGTACTCACTGATAATGCAGCACAAAAGAATCTACAAGAATCAGTACAGAAATATAAGACTGAAAAATCAGATCTTGACAACCTTCAATCACAAAAAGAAACAAATAAACAACGTGTTTATGAATTAAGAGCTAAAAGCAATCGTACTTCCGCTGAAGATAACGAATTAAATAATTTACTTAATGAGGATTCTATTTTAGATACACAAATAGGATTAAAAAAAAGAACCGTTACTTCCGCTCAGAAACAGCAGGCTCTTGATGCAAAAAAAGCTTTAGAAAAGCGAACCTTCCAAGGAGAACTTTTTGGCAAATCACCATATCCAGTATATCAAGATACTAATATTGGATATGCTCAAAAATTAATGAGTGGGCTTGAGGATGAAAAACAAGCTAGAAAAGATGTCCTTAATAATAAAGAATGGTCATCAGAACGAAAAGAAGCTGAATTAAAAGCGAAAGATAAAACAATCGCATCATATGAAACTGAACTTGCTGATGTTATGTCAGATATCTCAAGTAATGCACAGGATCTTTATGATGAAGATGGAAATTTGATTGACAAGAAAAATACACAAGATCTTGCAAACAATATCAATGATTTATTTAAAGCGTATTCTATGTTAACCAATTCTTCTGATTATGTTTCAGATAAAATGGATAATATTTTTGCTTTAAGTAAGTTTTCCAATCTAAAAGATAAGTTAATCGAAGCTGGAAAATCTGGTGGAACGGATGCTATTAAGGATTTAATTAGTCAAACTAAAGATCTTGATGAAGCTATGAGCAATGCTGGAATTGATGCGGATGATTTGGCAGATGGAATTATGGCGATAGCTGATCCTGATGCTAAAAATCTTAAAGGCATCAAGGATAATCTTAAAGATATTTTTGGCAAAAAATATAGCTTCTTTAAAGATAAAAACGACGAAGATATTGAAGGATTCTGGGATTATCTTCAGGATAATAATCTTAACCCAGAAAAAATGAAATGGGGTAAAAAAGATATCTCTGATAATTGGAAAGATTATCTTAATTCTAAAAAATCTACCGAAATTGTTGATGACACGACTTTTGCTTCTCGTTTCAAAAACTCCGCTGAAGATACAGCAACTGATCTCGACACAATAACTGACAATTTCCAGACAGATATGTCAAATATCAAATCTTCAATGGATTCTATCAAATCCGGTACATTCCAGAATTCAGATGTTACTGACCTTATTCAACAGTTCCCGGAACTTGCCACAGAAACTGATAATCTGCAACAGGGATTACAGAACCTAGCGTTTGATAAAGCAAGTGACGCTATCGGTAAAATCAGAGACTCTGTAAAAGATGTGACTGATCCGAAACAACTTGCCGCTGCTGATAAATATGTTCAGAGTATTATGGATACTATGGATCTGAGTGGATTTGACTTAGATAAGAAAACAGTGAAAAATCTATTGACTAATAATTTCACTGGAAAAAATAATGGCCCGATTACATTAGATCAAGGATTCACAGTCTCCAAACTTATGGATTTATATGGTGATGATGAACTTGCTCTTCAAGCAATCGTAAAACTTTCTGCCGATCCATCAATGGCTGATGCAGATTGGGAAACTTGGAAATCCAAAATTGAAGATACTAAAGTACAGATTCAGTTGGATACTTCAGCTAAAAATCTGGATAATCTCTCAAAAGAACTGACTCGTCTTCAGACTGATGCTTCCGATCAGCAGACAAGACTGAATAATAAATCTGCTTATAATATGAAAGCTACTGCTTCAGATTACACCAATTTAATCGAAAATGGAGACAAGCAGATTGAGAATTTGAATAATCAGATTAAAGAATATCAGAATAATATCGATGCTTTGAAAAATAGCAAAGGCTTATCTCCTCTTTCTGATGAAGATAACGAACAAATTAAGCAGTGGCAAGATCAGATTCAAGCTTCTCAGATGTCTATTGAAAATATGAAGGCTTCTCAGGCCGATTGGATAAAAACAGCATTTAATCTTCCAGTAACTGATATGCAGAACACTGTTACCGCTCTTACATCAGCTATTAGCGAAATGCAGACAGAAACAGGTCTTACATCTGATACTATGGATAGTCTTAGAACACAATTCAGTGATCTAAAAGATGCTCATGTTGATAATGTATTCGATCGCACTGCAAAAGGTTTGAAAATCAACACAGAAAGAATGAAGGATTATCTGGAACAGCAGAATGAATTCATGAATTCTGATTTTGCACAACGGATTCAGGATTATCAGGATCAATTATCAGCAGGTAACAAAGATTATACTCAGCAAGGATTAGAAAATCTTAAAAATCTGCAGGCACAGTATTTTGCTCAGTATCAGGAGGCTGCAAAACAGTTCTCTGATTTCCAAGCTATGGTTAATGCTGACAATCTTTCTACTGAAGGCAATGAATATACTACAGCTAAGAGTTATCTGGATAACGCAAAAGATCTGTATGATAAAGGCTTAGTTGGTACCCCTCAGTTTAAAGCAGCTGCAAAATATTTCTCTCAGAATGGTTTTGAAGATGCTGATAATTTCATTGAGAACTACAACAAACTTAAGAATTATTACACTGATGATGCTTCCGGTCCAAAGAGATTTTTAAGCGATCTTGAGGCTAAGGGATTGGCTACTTACAAAACTCTTGAGGATGGAAATCAGCAATGGATGTACTCTTTCACTGATACTCAAGAAGCTGCAGATGCTATGGGTATGAGTCTTGAATCATTCGAATCTATGTTTGGTAGATTGAAAGATTACGGCGATACAAATAATTTTGTATCTTCTCTTGAAGAAGGTGCCCTGAAATCTGAAGAGATTGATGATAAACTCATTGACGCTCAGATTAAAATGGGAAAACTGAAAGCCAATGGTGCAGATCAGTCTGCTCTGGACGATCAACAAGCAGTTATTGACAATTTAATTGCACAAAAAACTGGTATTACTCAGGCTATATCTGACTTCAAAGATGGTACTGTTGATCGTAAGATTCAGGATATCAAGGATGCCAAAGGTTCTATTGACGAATTAAATCAGTACATAAAGGATAATGGTATTGATAAAGATTCTGATTTTGGTAAGAAATGCATCGAATCAATTCAGGAACAAGCTAAGAAGACTGGCATTAAATTAACACCTGAATTTGAAGTTGATGAGGCTGCTTATAATAAAATGATCCAGGGTTATGAAGCGAAGGCTAAAGGGCAAAAAATCAAACACTTCCAGGATGTCAACGAAGGAATTGAAAGTGGTAACACTGGAGATTATACAGATTCTGATGTTGAATTGGTTAATAAGATCAAAGATGCTCAGGATAAAAAGAGCGATAATTATAAGCAACTACAAGATCTTATTCAAACCCTTAATAAAGAGAATCCAGCAGATCTGGCACAAATTCAACTCGGTAATGGAGCTTATGAATCTGAAGATGCTGGCATTCGTGGCGCCGAGGATGCCTTACAAGGATTTGCAGATCAGCTTGATTTAACTCAAGAACAAGCCAATGCTCTTCTTACTGTTTTACAGGCTTTAGGCGAAGTAAAAGTCCAACCTGAGATGTCAGAAGAACTGAAAGAGATGCAGAAAAATAAAGGTTCTGTTGATCTTGCACATAGACCTGTTATTGATGCCAGCGAGTTATCAGACATGGGATATCAAAATGTCGGTGATGGAACAGCTACTGTATTTAGTAGTGGATATTCTACAGACGACGGAAAGAAAACTGTAGTTGTAACTCCAATCCTTCCAAATGGCGACGTTCTTGAACCTGAAGCTTTAGATCATTATGCAAATGAGATCCTTGAAACCGGTAAAGACACCCAAGGTATTGGAATTCGTACTTTTGAAGGTGATGATTCTATTCAGCAAGCTAACAACTATGCTGAAATGTTACATCAAGTACAGCAGGCTTATTATGGCGAAGATGAAGCTGCAAAACAAAGTCTTGAAACTCTGAAAGACTATTCCGCTCAGGAATTAATGAATATTGATTATACTGACGGTCAATATAGTGACAATGAAAGATATGCCAATGCAGAAAAATCTGTAGATTCGCTTATTGACAGCTATAAACAGATGGGTATGTCTGAAATGGAAGCTCAGGCTGCTGCTGAATCTCTTATCATGGTTATGGATGATATGGGATTACTTAAGGTTACTCCTGAAGTTGATACTTCCGGCATAGATGAATTGGATCAAGCTACTCAGGACGGAATGGCTTCATTGCGTCAGATGAAAGCAGATGGGGATATTGATCTCTCATTCGAAATTGATAGTGATACTGACGGATTATCAATAGATGAATTACAATCTCAAATTGATGAACTTGAAAAAGCTAAAGTAAAATTAAAGTTAGACGTTGATTCTCCTGAATACAATGCAATTCAATCTATGATTGATCAACGAGAAACTCAGATTCATCTTCAAGTTCTTATGGATCAAAGTACTGATATTGATAAATGGTTAGCACTTGCGAATGGCGAAGACGGCGATAAGCAGTTAGCTATTGCTGCAGGAATTGATTTAAATGATGAAGATGCTCAATCCAAAATTGATGCTTTAAAAGCAAGCCTGAAATCTTTATCAGGTGATACACCTGCTATATCGGTTAAAATTGACGAAACTCAATTCCAAGCATTAACAAAAGAACAACAAGGCCAAGGAACTGTAACTTTCAAGCCAGAACATAAAGAAGTAGATGCTTACCTTGCTGAAGAGAAAAAAAGCGACGGAAAAGTAAAATGGTCTAATGAGACAGGTTTAGTAGATGTTTATGCTGCTACCGAACATTATTCTCATGGTACTGTTCATTGGGGAAATGATATTTCTGCCGTTCAAACTTCATTCACTGCTACCGGAACTGTTAATTGGATAAATGCAGGTGGGCCAAGTGGTGGTTTGAGTAAAGAAGTTGAACTCTCAAGTGGTACGTTCAAAGCTGAGTCTACTGGAAGTGCTTACAATGTTTTAAATATTACACCGGCTCATGCAAGTGGTACGAATGTTGCTATTAAACAAGATCAGCAAGCTCTTGTAAATGAAGTGGGTATCAACGGTCACGCTGAATCAATTGTTCGTGATGGTGTTTGGAGTTTAATTCCTGGCGGTGCTCATATAGAGAACCTGAAAAAGGGCGACATTATATTCTCTACTACTCAAACTGATGCTCTTCTTAAACATGGGGCTATTCAAGGACATGCCAGAGCTTATGCAAGTGGCACTGTTACTTCTCCAGGCGTTATGAAAGCCTATGCTGCTGCTGGTAATACTCCGGGATTCCATTTTCAAGGCGGAGCTGCAACTGTTAAACCTGCCGGATCTGGAAATTCTGGTAACTCCGGTAATTCTGGTCTTCAACATGCAATCGAAGATAATACAGATGCGGTATCAAACAATAGTGATAATACAAGTGACGCGGCTGATGAAGTAAGCGAAGCTCTTCAAAATGTAATCAAAAAGCTGAATGATAATGCTATGGATTGGGTTGAAGTTGCTATGGATCGTCTTGATCGTATAACTTCTAGGTATACAGATCTTGCCGAAAGTGATTATAGTCATTATACAAAAGCTCAAAAGTATTATAATAAAGCTCTTGAAAATACAGATAAAGAAATCAAGGCTGCTAAAGCAAGCATCTCTGTTTATAAAAGGAAGTCCGAAGAAGTTGCAAACAATGGCGAAGTAAGCAAATATCTTACTCCTGCTCTGAAGAAAAAAGTTCAAGATGGCACTATTAATATAGAAACATTGGATGCAAATCAGAAAGCAGCTGTAGAAGCATATAAACAGTGGTACGACAAGTATCTTGATGCCGTTCAAAAATATAGAGATAAGAAAACTCAGGAACTTGATTTAGCTAAATCTAAAGTTGATAATGTTTACGATTCCTATGATCTGATCATCAGTAAGCGTAAAGCCAAAGAGGAATATTATGCAGCTAAAGCTGAAAATCGTATAAAGAGCGGAAAATCTCAAAAAGTCGGTTCGGTATATTGGAAAGATCTTAAAAAACAAGTAAGTTATGCTCAATATCAGAAAGACTGGATGTTAAAAGAAAGAGATAAAGTTCAGCAAAGCATGACAGATTATCTTAATGTGAATGGTCATAACAAAAAAGATAAAGCTTATCAGGAAATGAAGAAAAATCTAACTGATTTGAACACGTCTATTGTTGAGGCTGATACACACATCCAAGAAACTAAAGCTGCTCTTGAAGAAACCAGAGAGAACTTAAAGCAATGGCAAATTGATCGTTGGGAAAGAGCTGGTGATAAGCAGGACGCTTCTCTTAGTTATAAAAAGAATGCTGATGATATTAATTATCAGCTTTCAGCCAATGATTATGAAGAACGTTTGAAAACTTATGATAAAATTATTCGCGCTGATGAAGAAAAACGTCAGCTTCTTGCAGAGGAAATTGCAACAAAAACTTGGAGTAATGAAGAGACGCAGAAAAAGATTGAGGAATACGATAACCTCACTGCTTCTATTATTAAATCCAAAGAAGCGATGCGACAATTAGCTCAAGAAGAAATTGATTTTCGATTTAAACCTCTTGATGAAGCGCAGAATAAGCTTTCAAATCTTGTATCTGAGCTTCAGACTGCTCAGAAGTTACTTGGTGATACCGAGAGTTTCTATAATGATGATGGAGCCTTCTCTACAAACGGTTTGACCAATATTTTATTAGTTCAAGAACAGATTGACGCCACTAAGGATAAAATAGCAAATTATCGTGAGGGATTAAATAAGCTGGATGAAATGTATAAAAATGGTGCAATTGGTCCAGAATATTATAAGACTAAAACCGATGAAATGCTTAAGAGTTTGCAACAAGAGTCTGCTACTCTTGCTGATCTTAAACAGAACCTTCTTGATATGTATACCACTCAAGTTACTAAAGAGAATGATCTGTTACAGGAGAATATTGAAAAACGTAAAGATGCTCTTTCTGCTAAAGAGAAATATTACGATTATGACAAAACTCTAAAGAAGAAAACTAAAGATATCAATGCATTAAAAGCACAGATTGCTGCACTTGAAGGAACATCAAATGCAGCCTCAAAAGCTCGTCTTGAGAAATTACGTGCGGAACTTGCAGATGCAGAAGACGATATGGCCGATACAATGCATCAGCATGAAGTCGATATGAAAAATACCGGCTATGAGAATTTTTCAGATGAGGCAAATAAGGCGTTAGACAATACTCTTGATGCTGTTAAGAAAAATGCAGCTTTCCAAGAAGCTATTATTGGCAGCATGCTTTCTAATGTAAAAGCAAATTACGACAGCACCTATAAACATCTGGGTGACGTAATGGATCAGTATGGCATGAAAGTTTCTCAAACTTATAGTCAAATGATCACAAAGGCAGCTGACTTTAATACTGCTGCTGTAAATGCAACAAAAGCATGGGAAGGTGTTACAAAAATTGACACCAGTAAGCCTTATGGCGGTTCATCTGCTGGTAATAGTGCATTTGATAGCGCAATGAATAACGCAGGATCTTCTCAGACTGCTGGAAGTCCAAATATTAAACCAGATACAGACTATACTTTGAAGCTGAGTGATACAGATATTTATCTGACATACAGTCATATCAAGAAACAGCTTAAAGCAACATGGTCACCAAAGAAACCAGAACACTCTGATATCGAGTGGAAAAGTTCTGATGAATCTATTGCGAAAGTTTCTTCTGATGGTACAGTTCGCGGTGTGTCTTCAGGTCTTAATAAGAACGGTTTAATGGCGCGTGATGAGTCTAAAACAAGAAAATGTATCATTACTGCTATTGGCGGTGGTGGTCTTGCTAAAGCTACTTGTACCGTTCATGTAATGCCGGATTCTCATTATGAGAAGATCAAGGATTATGCAGATAAAGCTGGAATCAAAGAGACTTCAGGTAATAATCTGAGAGATGCCATGGAATATGCTTATAAAAACGGCGCAAACCATAGCAATCAATCATATACCGCAGTTGAAGGATTTAAAAAAGCATATCTGAAGGACTGGACAAATTCTCTACCTAACCGTCCAGACGGTGCGACAGACGTTCCTGCCGGAGTGAGTCCTTTGATAGGATATTTTAATGCTAAAGGTAAGAAAGTCGGACCAAAAGAAATGCAACAGCTTGCAGATATTCTTCAGATCAATACTCCGGGTGTTAAGAAATATGATTCTTGGGGATCTACTCTGAAAAATAAAATCCTGAAGGCATATAAATCCTACGGATTCTCTAAAGGTGGTGTTGTACGGAAAGGTATTCCTGCCAACATACTTGATATGATCGGCGGAGATGCTTTAATACCGCGTGGAGATTCTATGCTGATCGGTGCAAATCCGGGTGAAACTGTTCTGACAAAAGAATTCACAGATCAACTGAAACCTACAGTTGCTACTCTGAATGAATTTAATGCTAGAATGGCGAAACCAATTACCACTATTCTACCGTCGTCTTCAAATGATACAAGTGTGAATAGTGAGTGTAATATTACAATCAATGTTGATAAAATCAATAATGAGCAAGATATTAAGAAACTTGCTTATCAAATTGGTGATATTATCACTGAACGTAATAAACGTGACTGGAAAAAAGTTCGCTAATTTAAAAGGGCTGTCTTTAAGACAGCTCTTTTAATATTAAAAAATATATGAAAGAGGTGAGAAAATGCTACAATTTGAATTTAATGGTCATACTTCTGACGAATATGGATTGATTGTGACTAGAATAGAAGAAAATGATACTCTTGTAAATCGTTCTTTGCAGTTAGGAGAAAAGAATAAATATCGACCAAAAGAAAATCAGTTCGGAACATTATATGGTGATAATTATTCATTCAAAATGGGCGTAATGAGAAATCCATGCAGAAACAAAAATGTAGTTCCAGAATTAAAAAATGGAATTTTAAAATACGATCCAACATATACTCCATATTTAGATAATGGAATTTTAAAATTTTCTATGAATTATACAGCTGATATAAAAAATGGAATTATTATTCCAAATGATTCTGATTATTTAACTTCAAATAATATTAGAATCATTAATGCATGGTTAACATCCCCTCAATATCCAAGGCTTCTTAAATTTATTGGAGACGATTATTTTTCAGAAGAAATCGAATTTTTTGCTACAATTACAGAGGTATCTACAGAACATGCATCTCTTCCATATGAACTAACATACACAGTAACTTGTGATAGTCAATGGGGATATACTCCTCTTATTTTATGTAAAACAACTTCCTCTTCTACTCTTCCTAGAGAATATTCTATTCAGAACAATTCTGATTGTTGGGAAGATTATGTATACCCCACAATTAAAGTTTCTCCAAAATCTCATGGGATAATTACTATAAAGAATAAAACCGATAATGGTAGAACAATGAAAATTAATGCATTAAAAAGTGATGATTTCTATATAGATTGTAGAAATTTAAAAATCTACGACATCACAAAGTCAATTGTTTCATTTGAAGATTTAGGGATTGAGGATATAGATGACATTTATTGGCCTCGTCTTGCTTATGGAGAAAATATATTTGAATTTACAGGTGACGCGACATTTGAAATCTCATATAGGGAACCACGAAAGGTTGGTGCCTTTGCATGAGAATGATTCATAATTATGATATTTATGGAAATACAGAATCTGCAATCATTTATTTGGCTAAACCTGGAAAACGATTCTTTTGTGCATTAGGTGGAATTGATACTTCTACTGTTTCTGTTACGTTAAGAACTAATAATACTGCAGAATTAACTTTTACAGTTGATAAATATGTAGATGGCGTAGAATCTCAAGGATATGAAGAACTCGATGAAATGATGGAATTGTATTGTGACGGAATCTGGTATAAAATTATGGATCCTCCAACAGAGACAAATGACGGAATGCAATGTACAAAGGATATTACCGCCGAATCATATGAAATCTCTCTTACTCAATATAAACTAAAAAATTTTAAAATTAACATGGGCGAAGAAGATTCTTATGAAATGATGTACCAAAAAAATCATGATATTAATAAGTTTTATCAAATTAAATTTTATAATCCAGAAAATGAAGACCTAAGTTTTCTACATATTGTGCTGAAACATGCGGATGTACCTGGATGGAAGATCGGATATGTAGATAACATCACTCCGGATGATGATAAGGTATTACTTCCGAATGAAATTTGTAATTTCGATGTGGACGATCAAAATGTATATGCGTTTTTCACCCAAACTGCTGCTCCTGCATATAAATGTGTTTTTGAATTTGATACCGAAAATTTATTAATTAATGTATATAAGCCGGATAGTTTAGGTAAAGATACAAATGTAGTACTTGGTTTTCGTAATATTCAAGATAGCGTAACAATATCAAGAGACGACAGTTTGGTAACACAATTTTATGTTGATGGACTTGACGATTACAATATCGATCTCGCAAATTTTGGAAACTCTGTCATTACAGATTGTTCTCATTTTTGTCGTGAACCATATATGAACATCGTTCTACAAGAAAAATATACAGCTTGGCAAAAATACATAGAATCAAGAAGAGATGAATACTGTAATTTATCTAGGGAGTATAATAAAAATCTTGAAATTCTTGCTGAATTGATGAATAGAGTCCCTATTGATACTGCTCAGACAAATTGGTTCGGACAAAAAGTTGAAGATCTAAAAGATGCATATGATTCAAACATGGCTATAATCAAAGGTTTTGAGTCTATTCATGTTGATGAAGAAGGAAATTTTGATCTTGAAGATTTGAAAAATTCATCCGATTGGCCTATGTACGAATCAATCATGAACTATACTCTTCCATCCATTGTGGCTGCGTTACAAGCTCAAGACGAAACTATAGAGGGTTTCGGTAAAGGAAACATCATCTCATGTGTAAATCCAGTTGTATTAGGTCAAGATTGGTATATGGTAGGTTCCGGAACTTCTTCGTTCCAAACAGTACAAATTAATGACGCACCTGCATACGGAATTACTCGTGGAGTTAAAGTAACCGGTACAGATGGTGGTATCTATCAACACAATATCAGTATCGAACCATCTCAGAGATATACTCTTAGTTGTTTTGTAAAAGGATCCGGTACATTTTATCTTGGTTATAATAACACTGGAGAGGACAGACAGAATATTTCTTATAACATCACATCTTCTTGGACCAGAGTTTATACTTCTTTCAATCTAACATCACATCTTATTGATGTGGCATTTACAGGAAGTTCTGACTTTACTGTCTGTGGTATGCAGCTTGAAATGGGAGATGCCCCATCTCAATTTGGATACTTTACTCAGTCTGAAGCAATCATGAAAGCGTATGAAACAGATTGGAAATTATACGGCATTGCAGAATTAAAAACTAAAATTGCCACATATGATTCATGTATCAAAGAACTAAAAAAGAATGGATATGCAGATGGATATAATCCTCTTTCTGGATATGAAGAGGCATATTTTACTCAAATGCATCAGAAATATCTGGATTATTTGAATTTAAAAGATCAGGCTGAAACTGCATTAAAGGAACGTCAAGCTGAATATGATGCGGCTAAGAAACCTGAAATTCAAGAAAAACGAAACCAGATTGCCAAAGATGTTTTAATGGAAAATTTTGGTAAAGTACAGGAAAAATATCCAGCGTTTACAGATAAGGAAACGTATATTATTAAGAGCCTGTATAATCAAGCAACTTATTCAAATGAAAATATTATTATTACGACTCTTGATAGTACAGTTGATGCAGTCGATAAAGCGATTACATTATATAAAGATGCTGTAGAAGAATTGTATGTAGAATCTCATCCGCAATATACTTATACAGATGAAATTGGAAATATTTATGCTCTTCCAGAATTCAGAGAATATCATGATCAGCTTGCAGTAAATGATTTTGTTCGATTAGGACTATCTGATACACGATATGTAAAACTTCGTGTTGTAGAAATCAGATATAATCCTTGTGATATGGATGAAACGATGGAAGTTACTTTTTCCAACATGGTCCAATATAAATCAAAATTAACAAATGATAACGAATTTTTAACAAATGCATTAAATCAGACTTCTGACAGAACCGGTGGTCGTGTTAATTCAGTCAACAAATCTTCTACTTCTGATTATGTCATCACATCAGAAGCTATCAAACAAATCTTTTCAAATCCTCTATTCAATTCAATGTTAGGTGGAACTGTCACTGGAGGAACCGGGTCTGGCGGAACCATTACTGCTGATACAATTATTGCAGAACTCGTGAAAGCAAAAGAAGGTGTATTTGATAAGCTTACTGTTGATACTGCTTTCATGAAATATCTCGATGTAAAACTTATTTCCGCAGATAAGATCACAACTCGTATTCTCGAAGCAGAACAGGCAAATATTGAAAAGCTGTCAGCTAAGATTATAGAATCTAATCAGATTAATGCTGATATGATTAATGTAAAAAATCTTCTTGCAGGTCATGCAGGAGTTGGAGAATTACATACAATTCATCTTACTGTAGAAAATGCAGAAATTGATCAGGCTGTTATTACTAATCTCATCGCAAAGAAAATTGCAGTTGGAGATTTAATGGCTCAAAATGCTCTTGCAAATCAAATTGTACTTATCTCTAAAGACAATAAACCTACTATTGCATTTCAAGAAAGCACCCAACAGTTTTATGATTCCAAAGGAAATGTTCGTGTGCAGATTGGTATGGACGGTAAAGGGGATTTCAACTTTATTGTTAAAAATGGAGACAGAGCCGCTTTATTTGATGAAAATGGTATTACCCAGACAGGTATTCCAGATAATACAATTCTTGGAGACATGATTAATAACGCCACCATTACCAAAGACAAACTTGGATTTCAAATCATAGAACCAAATGAACAAGGTGGTATTGACATCACTAATATTTATGATGGCAAAGGAAATCAATGGTGGGGAATAGAAAAGACGACTATTACAGATGACTACACAAAGCAGATTAAGAATGTTACAGATACTCTGACCGGACAAATCGAAACTAAGGTTAGTAATACTCAATATCTTAAAGATCAAGAATCTATTCGAACAGATTTTTCTGATATCAAACAAAATGTTTCTGGGATTACATCTACTGTAAGCAGTATGCAAACAGATCTTTCTGAAGCTCAAGAAAAAATTAAAGCAAACACCTCTTCTATTACTCAGAATGCAGATAAAATCAGTTTTATGGTAACTGGTGACAAAGAGTCTGAGTTTACAGTTACTGATAAATTTATTCAGATGATTTCTGACCATATTAGCATTGATGCCAGCACCATTGACATTAATGGTATTATCACTGCAATGAACACACACACTGGACCAGGTAAAACTAAAATCGACGGTGGTATTATTGAAACTAACACTATTACCGCTGATTCTATTAAAACAGATGCTATTATGTCTAAAGTATTTGAAGATAGTTTAGTATCTTGTTATTCAACTAAAGGAATATGGTTTGATTTATCTGACAGTGGAGCAATTAAAGCAAAAAATTTTGCTATTGATGCAGATGGAAATGCTTATATTCGTGGTGACAGTACAGTTGAGGGAACTATTATCGCAAATCACGGAAAGATTGGTGGAGAAAAAGGGTTTATAATTGATTCTGAAAAATTATATTCTGGATTAAAAGATTTTCCTACAAAACAACCCTCTTCTGTTTCAAAAAATAAAAATGTATATATTGGTACAAATGGTATTGCTCTTGGTGACGGTAATTTTATGGTTGATTCTAACGGTAAGATGTATGCTAATCAAGGTGAGTTTACAGGTAAGATTGTAGCTAATGATGGATTTATTGGTGGATGGATTATTTCAAGTAATTCTTTAACTGCTAATAAAGGAAGCATAAGTATAAGTCCAGATGGTATTCATTGGGGTGATTATCTAAACATTAATAGTCAAGGTGCTACATTTAAAGGTCATATTACAGCTACTTCAGGAAGCTTTACAGGAGATATAATTGCTAATTCACTTACACTTGGACCAGGTTCAACTGTTAACGGACTAAGTTATAATGATCTTGACGATAGACCTAATATTCCATCTGATCTTAGTGGATATATTACTATTGATGGAAAAATTGGTATTATTCAAAATGAAGATCAAGAAATACCCTCTGGGGCAACTGGATTTAAAGTGTCAAAAAATGGTTTGTTACAAGCAAGTAATGCTATTATTTCTGGAACTATTTATGCTTCTTCTGGTACTTTCGCCGGAAATGTAACCGCAAGAACAATGACTGCAAAAAGAAGTTATAGCATTTATTATAATGATGTAAACGGTAACCCTACTGATTCAAGAGAAATCATCTCTGCTACTAATTGGGGACTTACAAGCGGTGATTTAAGATTCGGGCTAAATGATGATTGCGGATATATGATATCTACAGATGTTGGTGGCAAGAACACCTTGCGAATAATGGGAGATACTCTCCTTGTTACCGCGCCTATGCAAATACAAAGCAATTGTTTAGTACAAAGTCAATTTGTTATAGATACTACAACAGGATCTATCCCTTATCAGAATATGAAATGGACACCATATGAAGTTAATAATTCTGGGAATCCAATCTATCTTGATTATGATAATCGAGAATATTTTTCATATAATGGATATGGACATAATCATACGTTGCTTCCAAATACAGAAGGTGGTTGTGCAATTGGTATTGGTAACGTAGATAAGCAAGATGCTGATGTTACCGCTACATGGTGTATTATGCCTTATAATATTTATACTGAAAAAAAAACTGATGAGAATGCAAACGGAATCCCAGTTATAACAAATATCAAAAGAGATGCAAGCGCAACCATGAATATTGGTTCTAAAAATAATAAATTTAATTGTTTGTATGTAAACGCAATTCATATGGGTGGACAAACATACACATCTTTAAATTCTGGTGGTGGAAAGATTACTTCTTACAAAGCAACTGCCAGTCAAGTTAATTATAACGCTGATCCTAAAGTAGAGACTTCTGTAAACACTGCAGGAGATACTTTGACATTTAAATTTAGTATCCCTAAGGGAAAAGACGGAACCAATGGTAAGGATGGTAAAAATGGTGCTCGTGGACCACAAGGCGAACCTGGTCCACAAGGACCACAAGGTGAGCCAGGCTCTTCATTGTCATCTGGTAATTATGAAGTTGGAATGGTTACTACTGCCCCAAGGAGTTTTTCTCCACTAAGAGGTACATTTCACCTTGGACATGCGGGTAATTATAGATGGGAAGATGTATATGCTAAAAATACTACAATTCAAACGTCAGATGAGCATTTAAAAGATAATATCAAATATTTAGATGAGCAACCAGATTTAGAAATACTATATATGAATTTAAAACCAATTTCATATAAATTAAAGAACTTTGATACAGAAGATCACCATGATAGAATTCAAATTGGCTTCGGTGCAAGAGAAACTGAAACAATTATGAACAATCTAGGTTTTGATATAAATGACTATTCTTTTTTGTGTAAAGATAAATTAGACAAACCAAATAAAGCAGGTGATCTGGAAGAATATTCTTTTAGATATGGACACATTATTTCTCTCAACACTCATATGATACAGAAAGCTCATCATCGTATTGACGACTTGGAGAAATCTCTTACTACTGCTCTATCCACAATAGAAACTCTTAAACAAGAAATAGAAACTCTTAAACAGGCTATAGCATGATACTATAGTCTGTTTTATTTAATTTTATTTGAGAAGGTGAAATATTTGACCAGTCGAGAATATGAACTTGAATTAAAGAAAATCAAAGCCAAAAATCGGCAGATTGAAATGAAACGAAATCTGAAGGCAGCAAAAGTTAGTAGATTTAATTTAAAGAAACCTAGGACGAGTAAAATGGTATTATGGACTGTAATTGCTATATGTATTCAAATCTTATGGTTTACAGAACATATGGCTACTGTTACTGGAGATACAAGTTTTATGTATGCTCTTATTGCAATTCCGGCTTCATTAATACCTACAGTTTTAAGCTATATGAAAAACAGTCGTGTGGAACATCAAATGGGACAATTCGAATATCCTATTGAAACTCCATCTGATGACACAAATGAAACAGATAATCCTGTTGGATAAGGAAGGAATATGATAATTATTGAATCAAATTGATTATAGAGAAAACGCAATATGGACTGTTTATTTACATACAAACAAAATTAATGGAAAATATTATGTAGGAATTACGAGTAAATCTGTTAATGAACGTTGGCAAAATGGATATGGTTATTGCGGGCAAGTATTTTATAGAGCAATTAAAAAATATGGTTGGAATAATTTTGATCATGAAATTATCGCAGAACATCTTACTAGAGAAGAAGCTTCGGCAATGGAGCAAGTGTTAATTTTAAAATTAAATTCCATGGAAAATGGATACAATATGTCTCCAGGTGGCATAAACCAACCACCTATCATTGAGACAAGAAGTGTTTATCAATTTGACATTCATGGTAATCTTGTTAACGAATATTCAAGTATCGCTGAAGCTTCTGCAAAATTAGGTATCCCTAGTCCTAATATTATATGTTCATGTACAGGTAAAGTAAATCGTGCCGGAAAGTATATTTGGAAATATAAAGATGAAATTCCAGATATAGAAGAATTCAAAAAATCTATTGACATTTCTATATATGATAATCTTGAACCAATCTATCAATTCGATATGAATCAAAACTTTATAAAAGAATACTCTTCTGCTACTGAAGCAAATCGCATTAATCCTAAATGGTATAGCAACTCTATACTTGATAGTTGTAGAGGAAAGTATAAATATTCTTGTGGATATATCTGGAGATTTAAGAAAGATGTTCCAGATATAGAAGTCTTTAAACAAACTCCTATAGATTTCACACGCAAAACTTATAAAGGTAAACCAGTCTGCCAATATGATCTCAATGGAAATTTAATAAAAGAATATACATCTACTCGTGAGGCTGCTGATGCTTTAAATTGTGACATACATACTATTACATATGCCTGTTCTGGTAGAACTAAGACAGGTAAAGGATATGTATGGAAATACAAAGATAAAGATGCGGTAATTCAATTTAAACAAAGAAAATGTGTTCTTCAATTCAATCTAAACGGGGAATTATTAAATGAATTTTCTAGTGTACAGGAGGCATCTAAACAGTCTGGATACGCGATATCTTCAATTACTTCTGCTTGTAATGGTAGGGTAAAATCATGCGGCGGATATGTTTGGAGATATAAAGACAATTATCATGGAGAGGATGTCTCTTATAAAAAATACAAACCACTTACGACTTCTGTAGTGCAATTATCTTTATCTGGAGATTTTATACAACGTTTTGATAAAGTCAGTGATGCAGCAAAAGTTGTGAATCGTTCATATTCCACCATTAAAGATACTTGCAGTGGAAAGCAAAAAACTTGTGCAGGCTACAAATGGATGTATGAAAAAGATTATTTAGACAGTCAAAAAGCTGTCGGTTAGGAGGAAATTATGAATATTAAACAGGGTATTCAGGACGTATTATATCTGATCATTACTGGTGTTCTTCCACTTCTTATTACTTATGGAATCCTCTTCTTAAAAGTAAAGATTAAAGAACAGGAAAAGAACCTGGAGAACGACCAGCTCGTAAAATATATAGACGCTGCCACTGATGCTATTAGTAAAGCAGTGCTCGCAGTTAATCAGACCTATGTTGATTCATTAAAGAAACAGGGTAAATTTGATGAGGAAGCTGCTAAAACTGCTAAACAGATGGCTATTGATAAAGCTAAGGCTTTGATTACAGAAGATTCTAAAGCGGCTATCGAAACATTATATTCTGACTTTGAAGCATATCTAAATGATGCTATTGAAGAACTCGTCAGAGAAAATAAAGTTACATATTAATATAAAAGGAGTACAAGGATTATGAAAAAAGTTATTGTAAATGCAGACATTATGGCAATGTATAAAACATTAAATTCTATGAAGAGTCGTGCGGATTTAATCGCAGGAGATGTTGATGTATTCTGGGCGAATACAATGAACCTGAAGACTCTTAAGGCGCAGGTAGATAAAATCTCAGAGGTTGAGCAGGAGTTAGTTGATTCTTATTTTACAGAGGAAAACTCACATTCTATTGTTGACGAAAACGGTAATGAAACAGGAAATCGTGCTCTTAATGATGACATAAAAGATAAAATCATCCCTGAAATTCAAGAAGGTCTGCAGAAAATTTATGATAAAACATGTGAACTTGATGTTGAGATGATCCCAGAGGAATCTCTCAAGAAAATGCTTAAATCTAATGAAGACAAACTGTCTATGCTCGATATGACAGTACTATATGAATTTGTAGAAAAAGGTGAGTAATAATGGCAACATATATTCAGGGAATTCAAACCTCTGTTGGTGTTGTTAAGTATGATTATAATTATCTGGCTAATCTCCCTGAATCAGATATGACATTATCTAAACAGGGTGCATTCGCTGATGCCCTTGTTGTTGGAAGAAAACTTACTCAGCTGGGAGCTGATGTGGATAAATTGAAAGAATCTATGACTGCCGTACAGAAATCTATCTCTGATCTGCAGTCTGCAGATTCTTCTTCTAACACTTCAATTGAACAGATCAATACATCATTACTTAGCATGACCAATAATATCGAAACAATACAGAACAATATTACTACTTTGACTCAGAATACTGCTGAGATCAAGAAAAGTGCTGATAATGCGAATTCATCAGTCACAACACTGCAGGAAACTATTAAGTCACTACAGACTAGAATTGAAGCTTTAGAAAAAACTCAGACTAAATAAGGAAGGAGGCAGTTATGTATACACTAAAAATTACAGATGAAAATACTGTTGTAACAACAGTCAAAGAATCAATTGTGGAAAGAAGTAATTATGTAGATAAGATTCAGATTGTAACAAGTAAAATGTATCGGGAACAGATTGATATGTCAGATACAACTGTTTATATGAAGTATAAGCTCCCGGTGTCAGACAAAATTAAAATGACACAACTTATTATAAATAATCTTGAATATGAACAGAATTATATTCAGTATTTAATTCCTGTCGATGCAGCACTTACTGCTGAAGCCGGGGATATCGAAGTATCTTTCACGTTCTTAAAACTTGTTGCTAATGAAGATGGAACGTACACTTCTTATATTCGAAAAACCACATCAGGTGTTATTCATATTACTCCACTTGTACAATTTGATAAATATGAACCTTCTGAATTGTTTACTGAAATTGATCAGAGACTCCTTGCTATGGAAGGAATGATTAAAGATCTCAATGCTCAGAATAAAGCAACTTATGAAGGTATGGTAAAAGATATTCGTCTTAATACGGAAGACAGAAAAATCACTTTAACAGACAGAAATGGTGAAGATACCGGAAATGGTATCGTTGTAAAAAATCTTTCTGCTATGGTAGCCGAAGATATGACAGGTAAAGATCCTGATGGCACACAGGATGGAGTTGTTCATCTTGATCAGGTTGTCGATCTGGATAAATTATTAAAGTAAAGGAGTCATGATATGTCATTTAAAGATTCTAAAATTGCTGCTGCGGCTAATTCGGCAATGACTTTGAGTGCTGAGTTAGCCGTAGACACTGAGGAATATACATTATGTACTGATGGTCGTTATGAAGTATATACCAAATATCAAGACAATGTATATTCAACAGTGGATAACTTAAAAAATATTGCCGTTGATGCTACACAGATTAATATTATGCAGGAAGAAAACAGCCAGTATATGCCATTTAGGATTCCAAGATATTGGGATGGTATGGATCTTATGGATATGCTCATCCAGATAAGATATGAATCTATAGCTGAGAAAAAAGGTAAAGTAGCGACAGTTATCAATGTAGCTTCCAACAATACTTATATTCGATTTGGTTGGTTGATTGATGCTGCTGTTACAGCAAATGCCGGAGATATAATTTTTGAAATTATGGCTACTGGCGTAAATGAAAAAGGAAACAATTATATTTGGAGAACCAGACCAAATGGTAAGTTTACTGTTCTTCAAGGATTAAATTATGACGGAATCATTGAACCTTCTGAAGATTGGTATACAAGTTTTGTAAATATGATTCTTGGTCATGTAGCCGAAGCAAAACAATACGCAGATGAAGCAAAAGCTTCCGCTGCTTCTATTAATGTAGATGATATAAAAGCAGATGTAAAAACATCTGTTATGAATGATCTTAATGGAACAGTAACTGAATCTCTGAAAGCATATTATACAAAAACAGAAGTTGATACAAAAGTCAAAGAATTAAACACTGCTATTTCTGGTATTGACAGTTTGAAGAACTTAAAAGTTGAATATGACAACACAACTGGAAATTTAGTGTTTAAAGATGGAACGGAACCTATTGGAGAACCTATTACTATTAACAGTCTTGCAAACCTTATAGTTAAGTATTCTGTTGTCAATGGAAAAGGTTCATTAGTATTCAAAGATGGAGAAACTATTATTCAGACTGTAGAACTTAGTTCTATTGAGCCATCTGCTGAGTGGAGAGCTGCATTGAAGCAGGAACTTGAAGCAGAAATGGACGAGAAAGATACAGTAATCTCTAATCGAATTGGTCCACTTGAAACAGCTAAAACTGAAATCGAAAAGAATGTAAATGCCAATACTACTGCTGTCTCAGAGATAAAAACTACTATTTCAAACATTGAGAAGAAAGTAGAAAGTGCTACTACAAAATCTGATGAGGCCAAAAATGCTGTAGATATCTTGAAACAAAATATGACTTCTTATGATACTCAGTTTGAAGGAATTAATACAGATATTACAGATGTTAAGGCCGCTATTGAAGAAATCAAGAAAAATCCTGCGGCTGCAGAGTACGATGTTACATACGAAAATAGTATTTTTACATTTTTAAAGGATGGAGAAATCCAGAAAAGCTTTAAAATTGAAGGTGGTGGAGGATCTTCCTCAGATACTACTACTATTACTATTGAAAGAATCACAAATGCAGATGCTATTTTCTTACTTGGTTCAAAAGCAATTATTGAATATAGTTTTTCATCTGTAGATAATACTGGTGATACAACTGGAGCCGGTACTGCTGTGTGGAAAGTTGGTAATACTATTGTAGCTACGAATACGGCTGCGCAAGGAAACAATAGTTTTGATATCACTGAATATCTTAATGTCGGTGCAAATACTATTAGATTGACTATTACCGACAGTTTTGGGACACTTGCCACTAAGACATGGACTGTTACTATTGTAGAATTCAAACTTGAAAGCACATTTGATGATACTTTGTTATATACAAATACAGATGTAGTATTTAGATATACACCTTATGGAAACGTTAATAAGACTATTCATTTTATTCTTGATGGTGAAGACTTAGGCACTGTTGAAACTCAGTCCTCCGGCAGAATTATGTCTTATAATATTCCTAAACAGGAACATGGCAGCCATTTACTCAAAGTATATATGACTGCGACAATTAACAATAAAGAAATAACCTCAAATACTATTTGTAAAGATATCATTTGTGTTGATCCTACAAATAGAACTCCTATTATTGGATGTGCTCAACAGGAATTTACAGCACAACAGTACCAGGCAACAAGTATTAAATATGTTGTATATGATCCTGATCACAATCCAGCCTCTGTAAAACTATCAATTGATGGTAAAGTACAGAGCACTCTTTCTGTAAATCGTTCTGCTCAAATCTGGAGTTATAAGTCATCCACTGAAGGAAAACATAACCTGACCATCTCATGTCGTAAAGTGACTAAGATTTTATCAGTTAATATCACTAAACTTGATATTGATGTTGAACCAATCACAGCCAACTTAGCATTTGATTTTAACCCTGTTGGAAAATCCAATGGAGATACCGACAGACTCTGGACCGATAAAAATAACTCTGCTATTACTCTTTCAGTATCAGATAACTTTGACTGGGATAATGGTGGATACCAGATTGATGCTTCTGGAAACCAGTATTTCTGTGTAAAAGCTGGAACAACTGCTCAGATTAATTATAATCTCTTCGGAAAAGACCCGAAACAGACTGGTTCTGAATTCAAATTTGTATTTAAGACTCAGAATGTTCGTAATGCTTCTGCTACTTTCTTATCATGTATTGATGGTACTGAAGGCTCTGACGTAGGTATTAAAATGGATGTTCACGAAGCATACGTGAACACTTCTACTGACAGCTTATATTTTCCATATAGCGAAGAGGATATTATTGAATTTGAATATAATATCAATACAATTGATACAAAAGACACATCTGCAACTTCTATCATTATGACTTATGAAGACGGAGTTGGAGGAAGACCTCTTATTTATGATAATTCTCATAGACTGCACCAGTATTCTCCTACCCCAATTTCTATTGGTTCTCCGGATTGTGATGTGTTGATTTATAGAATAAAAGCTTATTCTGCTTCTCTCACAGATTCTGACATTCTTGCTAACTTTATTGCAGATGCTAGAGATTCAGATGAAATGATTGCAAGATATAATAGAAACCAGATCTACAATGACAACAATGCTCTTACTCCAGATTCTGTAGCTAATGCTTGCCCGAATCTAAGAGTAATCAAAATTGAAGCGCCGCATTTCACAAATGACAAGAAGGATTTTGTTAAAAATACTTCTATGGAATGTATTTATAAGAATGGGGATCCTAAATTAGATAACTGGAAATTTATTAACTGTTTCCACGCCGGACAGGGAACTACAAGTAATGAATATGGTTTTGCTGCCAGAAATATTGATGTTATTTGTTGTGCGGATGGTGTACATCAGATTAATAGTAAGATTCCTCTTGATCCTAACTATAAGACAGAGTTAGTTCTTGGTGATGGCACAAAATATGAGGACGGAACTGGTAAGATTAGTCTTACAAGAAACTCTGTTCCAAATAATTGGTGGAATTTTAAAGTAAATGTAGCATCTTCAAATATGGCAACTAATGCATTAGGACAGAAGAGATTCAACGACTTTTTACCATATGAAAGTCCTGCGGTACGTAGAGATCCTAAAGTTAAAAACTCTATGGAATTTGTCAACTGTGTAATCTTTATTAAAGAATCTGATCCTGATATTACTACTCATAGAGAATTTCAGGATACAGACTGGCACTTCTACTCTCTCGGTAATATGGGAGATTCAAAGAAGACTGATATTACAAGAGCTTATGATCCAGAGGATATGAAAGAATTCTGTATTGAAATCAGTGACAATACTCTTCCAAACTCTGCATTCCAGACCGGTATAACAAACCAAGATGGAACTATGAAATATCCTATCAGTAAAGCTGAATGGAAAACTGGTAATACAGCATATGATGCTCTGTATAATAACTGGGATGGATCATTTGAATTCAGATATGATTGTTGCGGCGATTCTAAGGATGGTTCTGCTCTTACTTCTGATGAAGCAAAAAAGAAAATACGTACAGATAACAAACAGATTTGGAGAGACTTCTATGAGTTTGTAATTACGTCTAGTGATAAAGAATTTAAAGATGGCTTGAAAGATTGGTGTATTCAGGATGCAATGCTCTATTTCTATTTAGTTACACTCAGATATAGTATGATTGACAATAGAGCCAAGAATGTTTTCCCGCATTGGGCAAAACATTATATCACTCAGGAAGAAGCTACAACTATGGGTGATAAAGCTAAATATTATACTATAGATGATGATGCGGCTGCTCTGCATAATGGTTATAGATTTGATCTATGGGCATATGATATGGACACTCAGCTTGGTATTAATAATTCAGGTGAGCTGTCATTCCCATATGGTAAGGAAGATACTGACTATAAAGAAGAAGGAAATCCTTCATCCGGTTATGTTTTCAATGCTGCTGAATCTGTATTGTGGTGCAGAATACGTGATGTATTTACACAAGAATTAAGAAACATGTATCAGTCTGTAGACTCTAACTGTTGGTCAGACTCCCACTTAATCAATGAGTATGAAGCATGGCAGAATCAGTTCCCAGAAGAACTGTGGAGAATCCACTATGAAAGATTGTATATAAGAACATATCGTGCTGGAACAGTAAGATTCCTTAATGAGATGATGAATGGACGTGGAAAATATCATCTCAGACAATGGGAACGTGACCAGCATATTTATATGGGAACGAAATTCTTACATACAGATGTAAAGTCTGATCAGATTATGTTCAGATGTAATACACCTAAGAAAGTTGTAGTTAAACCAGATTATACTCTGAAAATCATTCCTTATTCTGATATGTATATTTCTGTACTTTATGGTAATTCACCAGAAACTACTCAGGTACGTGCAAAAGCCGGACAAGAATATCAGATTACTACGGACTTAACAAATATGGATGATACAGCTATTCTTATCTATGCTGCATCAAGAATTGAGGCACTAAATGACCTCTCTGCTTGTTATATTCATGATAATGATTTCTCAAAGGCTTCTAAGCTGAAAACTCTTATCATTGGTAATAATACAGCTGGATATCAGAATACTTTTATGACATCTCTTAATATGGGTAATAATACTCTTCTTGAGACTTTGGATATTCGTAATTGTCCAAATCTTACAGGATCTGTTAACCTGTCTGCATGTGAAAATCTTATTAATCTTTATGCTGATGGAACTATTGTAACATCTGTATTATTTGCTAATCATGGTAAGATTGCTCATGCTTCTCTCCCGTCTTCTATCAACACTCTTACACTCAAGAACCTCAAAGACTTAACTGATCTTAAGGTTGCAGGATACGATAATTTACAGACATTTGTATGTCAGAATTCTATCGTAGATGCTCTTGCTATCTTAAATGCTGCTATTAATACTCTTCGTACCGTAACAATTACTGGTATCTCATGGAATCTTGATGATACTACGCTTCTTCTGAAATTATCAAAACTTGCCGGTATTGATGATAATGGCGCTACTACTGAGCAGTCAATTCTTACTGGATCTGTTCATGTTCCTGTAGTCAGACAGCAGGAATATAAAGAATTTGTTGGTTCTGAAGATGAACCTGGTATCTGGACAGACCTTGTTCTTACTTACGATTCAATCATTACTCAGTTTAAAATTACATTTATAAATGATGATGAAAGTAATACTATCCTTGATATCCAGTACGTAGATAAAGGTGGAAACGCTGTTGATCCTACTACAAGAGAAGTTAATCCGATTCCTATTCCTACAAAGAAAAGCACAATTAAGCTTGATTATACCTTCAAAGGATGGGAAGGTTCAATGACAGGAATCTTTGCTGACAGAACTATTACTGCTGTATATGACAGTAAAATTCGTGAATATACTGTAAAATATGTTTCGAAAGGATTATCTCTTCAAGAATCTACTGCCCAGTATGGTTCTTATGTAAAATATACAGGTGATACTCCTGTATATACTGCTGAGGAATCTGCTTATAAGTACAATCTGTTTAAAGGATGGGATAAGTCAGGATTTGTCGATGGAAATAAAACGATCAATGCAGTATATGAAACATGCGAATACGTAGATGGATACTTTGATAGTAAGGATCTGGCCAATATGACACAGGTTGAGCTTTATACTCTTATGAAAATGGGACTTGAAGCAAAATCATTATCATTAAAAGATACATTAGATTTCAAACTTGGTGTTGATTATAGCTATGGCGACATTGAAGAGCATGAAGTTATTTCAGCTGCGACTAAATTTGATGGAACAAACTATATTGACACCGGATTAAAAATCATGGAAAAAGACAGAGACTTTACAATTGCTATTGACTTTGAATTTGATTCAGGAAATAGTGTAAACTCCACTCTTGCTCAGTGTTTTCAGGGTGATGGTTCAAATGGATTCAGACTTTGGTATTCTCAGGAACCTCGTTTCTCATGGAATACTGATAGTATAACTCCATCTGCTGGGACAAACCGAGAGATTATTGTATTTCGTCATGAAGCTGGAAGTCAGAAGCTTTATGTGTACAATTCAAACATGACTGGGAAAGAAGTATCTTCTACTACTCTGAATGCGATCAGGATTCCAGAGCATAGTTCCACTCTCGTATTTGGATGTTCTAAAGCTGACGATGGAGCATATGAAAACTTTGCAAAAGGCACTATACATTGGGCTAAAGTCTGGTACGCAGATCTTGGTGAAGAACAATGTATGGATATTGCTGCATGGATCCACGAAGTAATCCCTATGGAAGTGGCTAAGTTTAAAGGATATTATCTGTCTGACGTTGCTTCAAAGAGAGCTAACATTACATTTGTTGCTTCTAATCTCCTTGGTACAGAAAAACCTTATAATAATAAGAGCACAAATGCAGGTGGATGGGCTGAATCTTCTCTGAACACATGGCTGAATACACGTTTGCTTAAAGCTATTTCTCCTTTATGGAAAGCTCTGATCAAACCTGTAAAAGTATACTCTTCTATTGGTAATAAATCAAATGATACATCCGTATCTAATTGCAGATTCTATGTTCCATCTCTGTACGAAATTGATCCTACTGCTACTTCTGAACCATATATTTCTGAAACAAATGCTCCTATTGCTTATTTCACAGATGATGATACCAGAAAGAAAGCAAATTCTTCTACTCCTACGGAGTATAAATCTTACTGGACCAGATCTCCAAATGCTACAGTTGCAAACTGGCTGTATACAGTCAATGAAGCCGGTGGAACATATGGGTTCTCTTATCCAGGACAGAATTCTGGAATCTTACTTATGTTCTCAATTTCAAGTGAGGGGTAACCATTCCCATCTTATAAGGAGGATATCACATGTATTATAAAGTAATCAAAAATGATGAAGTCGTAGATGTCCTTAATCATATCCTGTATATCAAATATCAGGAGAAACATAGTCTGTTGCTTCTATGTGATATCACAGAAGCACAGGCTATTTTAAGTTCAGACGGAAAATATGGATGGCACATTGAAGGTCTCTATAATTTTCCGCCTGATAATGACATCTATGCAATAAAAGAAATTTCAAAATATGAATATGACAAATTGAAGAGGTGATCACAGCATGGCGTTAATTCCAACCTGGTATTCTGCATCAACTAAGCAAATTGCAGAAAAGGCTTTACAAAGAGGGGTGCTAAAATACCCAGGACTTTGTTACATCCAAGACAGTAAGAGTATAGCGTGGGTGACCATCGACAACACATTAGAATATGTCAAAGGAGATAAACAGATTACAGATGTAAAATGCATCGGATCAAATCTTATGTTTTTCTCTGGAGATAAACTGCTTTTCTCTTATGACATATCTATGACTGACGAAGATAAAGGTCATATTATTGAAGAGGTCAAGAAAACAATCGGATTGGATAATTATGTCAAGTCTTCTGAGCTTTCTACTCTTTTAGATAATATAATCGGTAATCTTGAAGATAAGTCCACTGTTGTAGACTATATCAACAGCTTATCTTATAACAAATTATTTGACGTACCTATTGTAAATCTTATAGGTACACTTACTGTTCCTGTGAAGATATCATCACTCGATGATGGTATTTATAAAGTAAAAGGCCAATGTATCATTGGCGGAAACAATACTACTGTTCAATCTTCTGCAGACGATGTTCTGTATCTTGTATCTCATGATGCTGATACTTCCAGCACAACAATCACAAAAATGCAAGGAAAATCTATTACATTGTATTTCATTCAGCAAGATGGTGAATATACGACTGATCGTTATGTCACTGAAAGCTGGATTAATGAACAGAATTTTGCAAGTGCTGATTCTGTAAAAGAATATGTTTCAAATATCATTGAAGAAACTGTTCTGGATGTTTTAGATGAACATATTGACTCTGCTTTAGACCGAAAACTCGGAGGTATTGATTCCGAAGATTTAACAAATATATTTCAAGGAGGAAACTAATTATGGCAAAATTACAGTTCGCTACACTTTCTAATCTTCAGGAGTTTTTAAATCTGCATAACGTACAGATCGACTCTAAAATCAGTGAGGCTGTCAAAAACTCAATTAAAACAGTATCTCAGTCAGAAGACGGATACACACTTTATTTCTACACAAAAACTGCTCCAGTAACTATTGATGAAGCAGCATTTACTATTACTATTCCTCAGCCAACAGGAAAAGCTGACAAAGTAAAAGGTGCAGTAAAAGGTCATCTTGCAGGATTAGATGAAAATGGTAATCTGGTAGATTCTGGAAAGACTGTTGCAGATTTCGATGCTGCTGGCGCTGCTAACACAGCAAAAACAGAAGTAATGTCTTATGTTGGTACCATTCCTGCTGATGCAAAAGCTAAAAATGTAGTTGCTTATATCAAAGAAGCTGTTACTACTGGTCAGTATGATGATTCTGCATTAAAAGCAAGCGTTGCAGCTAATACAGCAGCTATTGGAACACTGAATGGCACTGGTGACGGATCAGTAAAGAAAGCTGTTGCAGATGCAGTCGCTAAAATCGTTGCAGATGCTCCAGAAGCATATGATACACTGAAAGAGATTTCTGATTGGATTTCTACACATACATCTGATGCTGCTACAATGAATTCTCAGATCAAAACAAATAAAGAGGATATCACAAAGCTGAAGACTCTTATCGGTACTCTTCCAGAATCTGCTACATCTAAAGATATCGTAGGTTATATTGCAGAATACGTATCTAAAGCTCTTGCTGATTCTGATCTTTCTAAGTATGCAAAAGCTGCTGATCTTGAAGCTGCTGTAGGCAGAATTGATGCTATCGAAAAGAAATTACCTACATTAGAGGCTGCTGATAAAAAGAATGCCGAAGATATTACTGCTGTTAAAGGTAGAATGGATACAGCGGAAGGCAAAATTACTGCTGTAGAAAAAGACCTTGCTACTGAAAAACCGAAGATTGCTAAAAACACATCTGATATTGCCGCTCTTAAGGGACTTGTTGGAGATGGATATGAAGCAATTCCAAGTGCGTCTATCAAAGGTTTATTTAGTGCGTAAAGTAAGGGGTTACTCCCCTTGCTTTAATTAAAGCGAAGGGATGTGCAGATAATGAAAGAACAATTTCTTAATTTACAAGGTCTTACTGAGCTTGTTGATTATATTAAAAAATATATAGCTGATCAGCAAGAAGTCATCCCTTATGCATCTTATACATTGTTTCCAACAATTGGTAAAACAAACGCAATTTATGTGGACACAACCACAAATGCAATCTATAGATGGGATGATAATAATATCAAATATTATGCATTGGCATTTGATCCTGAAAAGGAATTCATCATGCAATGCGGTAGCTCGAAAGGATGATGTAAATGGCTACACAGACATTGAATACTCGTATTGCCCTTAAATCGGATACAACCGCTAATTGGGCGAAATCTACGCTTGTTCTTTTAAAGGGTGAACAAGCGATTGAAATTACAGAATCTGGTGCTTACAAAATTAAAATTGGTGATGGAGTTAAAACATTTGCTGAATTGCCATATGCAACTATGACACCAGAAGAAATCTCTGCACTGATTGGTGATGGTTCAGTACAGAACGTAACTCTTGCTTCCGGTACTAACAACGGTACATTAAAACTGACTGTAGATGGAACAACTACAGATAATATTGCGGTAAAAGGATTAGGAAGTGCTGCATATACAAATACTTCTGCTTATGCAACTGCCGCACAGGGTGCTCTTGCTACAAACGCAGTCCGTAAAGTAGTTTCTGGCACTGCGAACGGTACAATCTCTGTAACAACAGGAACTGGAGCAGCAACAGATATAGCAGTAAAAGGATTGGGATCTGCTGCATATAAAGGAGCTGGAGCTTCACAGGGACAAGTTCCTGTAAATGGAGCCGCTCTTGGAACGACAGCCAATGTTCCTGTAGTAACAAATATTTCCGGACAGTTAGTTCCGCATGCCTCTGGTGCTCTTGGTTCTGCCGCATTTAAAGGTGCCGAGACATTTGCAACAGCTGCACAAGGTGCTAAAGCAGATAAATCAGTTCAGTCTGTATCTATTACTTCTGGAACTAATAACGGCACAATTAAATTAACTGTTAACGGCAATGCTACTGACAATATTGCTGTTAAAGGGCTAGGTTCTGCTGCTTACACAGCTTCAGGTGCCTATGCTACATCCGCTCAGGGTGCAAAAGCAGACGCGGCTATGCCAAAAGCCGGTGGTACATTCACAGGTACAGTAACGCTTGCAGCCGATCCAACTGATGCTTTACAGCCAACAACAAAACAGTATGTAGATGCCAAAATTTCAAGTTCTATTGCTGCTTCTGATGCAATGGTGTTTAAAGGAACACTTGGAACTAATGGTACTGCTACTGCTCTTCCTACATCTTCTGTTGTAATAGGCGATACATATAAAGTAATTACTCAGGTTTCTGTAGTTGCTGATAATTCTTATACAGGAGCTGCTGTGACAGCTAAGGTCGGTGACTTAGTAGTCGCTATGTCAAAGGATCCAAAATGGATTGTTGTACCATCTGGTGATGAAATCGTTACTACTGTTAAGTATTCCACTACAACACAGAATCTTACAACAAGTGCTAAATCTGGAGAAATTACAGTAGGTGAAGCTGCTACAAAACAGGTAGATTCTTCTATCGCAGCCGCTTCTACTTCTACTAAGCTTCCAACTTCAAAAGCTGTTGCCGCTTTTGTTGAAGGAAAAGGTTACAAAACAACTGACCAGAAAGTAAAGAATACTCTTAATACTACTGCAAAGGCTTATGTAACTGGTACTACAAGTGCAACAACTGGTATTGGAGAACAGGTATTTGATACAGGTGTATATCTTGATACAACTGCTGGGAAACTTGTTGCTACTACTTTTGCAGGTGCTCTTCAGGGTAACGCAACGACTGCTACTTCTGCGGCTGCTTGTACAGGTAATGCTGCTTCTGCAACAAAACTTGCAGCATCAAGAAATTTCTCTCTTACTGGAGGTGCCGTTGCTGATGCTGTAGCATTTAACGGTGGAGGAAATGTTGCTCTTAGTGTTAAAAGTTTAAATACTGATTATTTAACTAATGGAGCCAATACTCTTATTTTAAATTGTGGGACATCTGTTTAAATGAAAGTGGCCTCTTTTATGGGGCTGCTTTACTAAATATGAAAATTATAGATTATATCTATTTAAATAAAAATTAAAAAAGGGAGGTGCACAATGGGAGAACAAAATCTCAATATACGAATCAAACATAAATATGATACGGAAGCTAATTGGAATAAAAATAATCCTGTTCTTTTAAGTGGAGAAATAGCAATTACAAGTGATAAATTCGGTAAACATAAAGTGGGAGATGGAACACATAAATGGTCTGAACTATCTTATGCAAAAGCTGAACTTACAAAAGGCGATGTAACAGGCGCTCTTGGCTATACGCCTCCTTCAAGTGACACTTGGCGAGGTATTCAGGATAATCTAATAAGCAGCTCTACAACTGAGTCTCTATCTGCTGCACAGGGTAAAATATTAAAAGAGTTAGTTGACGGGAAAGCTCCGTCTTCACATACGCATACTAAAAGCGAAGTCGGATTAGGCAACGTTGACAATACTGCCGACGCCACAAAAAGTGTAAAATATGCTACTTCTGCAGGTAGCGCATCATCTGCCGCTGCTCTTACTTCTAATGCTGGATCATCAACTCAGCCAGTATATTTCTCAGGTGGTAAGCCAGTAGCTTGTTCATATACACTTGGTAAGTCAGTGCCTGCAGATGCATTATTTACCGATCATACTTATGGAAACATGAAGGGTGCTACTTCTTCTTCTGCCGGAAGTGCTGGTCTTGTTCCTGCACCTAATATAGGAGAACAATTAAAGTTTCTTCGTGCAGATGGTGCATGGGTAATCCCTACAAATACGACATATTCTGTAGGTACATCAAGTTACTTAGGAATAACTAAGCTTTATACTGAAACTGGGTCGGCTACAGATGGTACCATGACTCAAAATGCTATTACTTCTGCTCTTAACGGGAAATCTCCTACCTCTCATACGCACAATTATGCAGGAAGTTCTAGTTCTGGTGGTGCTGCAAACTCCGCAAATAAACTAGCAACTGCTAGAACCGTATCTGGTGGAACTGACATCACGCTAAGTTTTAACTATGATGGTAGTGGTAACTCCTCTGCAAACATCGGATTTTATAGTTCGTCTGCGAGTGTTGGTAATACAAATAACTACCCATTCCATCGATTTGCAAAACTTGATACGATCACTGGAAGTTATGTCGACAAATCAACCACGTTCTTTATCTCACAAGATTACAGTGGTGGTGGATTCGGTATTGTACGAATTACATTACGTACGAATGATAGTAAAACTGTATCTTCTGTTGAAGTAAAATGGCTCGTACGAAGCGGATTAAATGCAGACAGTGTACAAGTTGGACTGTATAACGTATATGGAAAGACATATGCAGATGCATTCTTTAAAACTGGTGGTAGTTACGCAGGTACATATTTCCGTGCGATTGCAAGTGGTGCACGTGGAGGAGCTAGTAGGACTTGGGTAATGGTTAGCTCTTCTGAAACGAATGGAACTACCACATCCGATCCAAAAACATCCGCTGAATGTTATGCTAGTATTGCGTCTGCTGGTACAAAACTTCATAATCAGGCATACAGCGCTACAATTTCTGGTTCTGACACCGGTACTGCATCTTATGCAAATAGTGCGGGTTCTGTAGCATGGGCTAACGTAAGTGGAAGACCATCTTCTATGCCAGCAAGTGACGTACCTGCTTGGGCGAAGGCAAGCAGCAAACCAAGTTATAGTTGGGGAGAAATTACTGGAAAACCTTCTACTTTTACGCCTGCTTCACATACTCATAATTATGCTGGATCATCTTCAGCTGGAGGAAATGCTAATGCAGCTGTTAAGTTGGCGACAGCAAGAAAAATTGGTAATGCTTCATTCGATGGTACTGCTAATATTACCTTATCTCAGATGGGACTTAACGTTCCTGTTGAAATTACAAAAGCTGACTATCTTGCAAAAAAGAAAGCTGGAACTTTAAATGCAAATACCTATTACAATGTTATTGATGAATATGATTCTGCAAATGTTATTAACGACTCATCTGTAACAGCCAACAGTGCATTTTCAAGTACTAAATCGGAAAAAACATATGCAAAGAAAAGCGCCATAATTAATACTACTCTCACGGCTAGTAAATGGACTGGTTCCTCTGCTCCGTATACATATGTATTACCTGTATCTGGTGCGACTACTTCAAATATAGTAGAAATTAATTATGCTTCTAATGCATCATCTCAAGCAATAGAGGCATATCAGAACGCTATGTTAGCAGATGGAGGACAGACTACAAATCAGATTACTATAAAAGCAACCGAGAAACCAACTGTAGATATTCCTATTACTATTGTTATAAGAAATGATTTATAAAAGGAGGCGATAACATGGCAATTTACAAAGGTGAACAATGTCTTGCTGGAGTTGGTAAGAATGCAACTATTAAAATTGGTACTGCTAAAACAGGTACTTCGGCTGCGGTAACCAATTCTGGTACAGATACAGATGCAATATTAAATTTTACACTACCCAAAGGTGATCAGGGAGTTGGAATTTCAAGTGTTATCCCTCATTATCTTGCAAGTCCTAAATCACAGGGAGTAACCAGATCAACTACTGGATGGGCGACTTCCGCTCAGGTTATGACATCTACAAACAAATATTTGTGGTGCTATCATGAATTTGTTTTATCAAATAATAATCATCTGTATACAGATGCAACCGTTATAGGTGTTTATGGAGATAAAGGTGATCCGGGTACAACTGATTACAATGGATTACAGAATAAACCGGTCGTTAATGGAGCTGTAACTGCTTATCAGTCAGATATTATGAAATCTCAGTTAAGGAATGTGACATTCTCTACTGAAGAACCTAAGACAACTGATGGTAAACCTGGTGATATGTGGGTGGTGTATGGCGATGAGTAATATTAAAACTGGTGATATTTTAAACTTTGATTATACTGGTACTGTCCAAACTGTAACACTTCCTAAAGGTACATATAAGTTGGAGTGTTGGGGTGCTCAAGGAGGATACAGTTCTTCTAATTCAGGAATAGAGGTTGGTATGGGCGGAAAAGGTGGATACTCCGCTGGAACTATTACACTAAACCAAAAAACACTTATATATATTTATACTGGTGGAGTTGGTAGCATAAGTGGCAACGGTAAAGCAGATGGTGGATTTCCTAATGGTGGTTCATCTTGGGCTTCCAGCACAAGCGAAGGTGCTGGTGGTGGCGGTGGATCATCCGATATCCGTATTGGTACCGATTCATTGTATGCTCGTGTTATCGTAGCTGGAGGTGGCGGAGGTGGCGGTGAAGACAACGAAACTGGCGGATATGGTGGCGGTGAAACTGGCGGAACTTCAGGTTCTGGAACACCTGGTAGTCAAACTGCTCCAAGTGGATATTTTGGAATCGGTGGTCATACTTCCTATGATGGTGGAGGTGGTGGCGGTGGATGGTATGGTGCTTATCCAGCCGGTGGTCAAACAACTCCAGCTACCGGTAGCAGTGGAAGTGACACATCTGGCTCTCCTGGAGGATCTGGTTACGTTTATACTTCTGCTACAGCCTCTAATTACCCGTCAGGTTGTTTATTAAACTCTTCTTATTACTTATCTGCTGCTAAAACCATAGCAGGTAACACTTCTTTTACATCTCCCACAGGTTCATCTGAGACAGGGCACTCTGGGAACGGCTATTGTCGAATTACTGTTATTGAATGCAAGAATACGGCGCTATATACCAGAATAAACAATTCAATGAAAAAGGCTACTGCTTTTTATTTCAAATTAAATAATAACAAAATGTACGGCGTTGGATCTGCTAATTATAATGGTTCTGTTATGAATTTTGATTATACTGGTTCGGTTCAAACTGCTACATTGGCTCCTGGTACATATAAACTTGAATGCTGGGGCGCTCAAGGTGGGAATGGATCATCTAATGGTAATTCTAATATAAATGCAGTTGGTGGTCTTGGTGGATATAGTGTTGGCACCATTACATTAAGTAAAACACAAAAAGTATATATATATTCTGGTGGAAAAGGACAAACTAAATCAAATACCGGTAGCTATTCTACTGTTAATGGTGGATTTAACGGCGGTGGGTCAAATTATACTTGTGGTTCCGGAGGTTCTGGTGGCGGTGGATCGGATATAAGGATCGGAACTGATTCATTATATGCAAGAGTAATTGTTGCAGGCGGCGGTTCTGGAACAGGATGGACAATTAAAGGTGCCGCTGGCGGTGGAATATTAGGCTTATCAAACTATAATTCATCTTACAATAGTACTCAAACAGCAGGAGGAATAGCTTATACTTCAGCTTACAATATAATGCCCACAGCTGGCACTTTTGGTATAGGTGGCAATGGTTCCGGTTATTCAGAAGGCGGTTCTGGCGGTGGAGGCGGCTGGTATGGAGGTGGCGGAGCCGGATATACGGGCGGTTCTAGTGGTGGATCAGGTTATGTCTACACTTCTGTCACTGCTTCAAATTATCCAAATGGTTGTTTACTTAACTCTTCTTATTATCTTTCTAATGCTCAAACTATTGCCGGAGATCAATCGTTCCCTGCTCCTTCTGGTTCTACAGAAACTGGTCATTCTGGTAATGGCTACGTAAGAATCACTAAATTAACAGATGTAATATACCTTACTCATGCTAATAATGACATAATGGATTTTAATTACACAGGTTCTACACAATCTAAGACTCTAAAACCAGGTACATATACAATAGAATGCTGGGGTGGCCAAGGAGGAAGTTATAATAGTTACATAGGCGGATACGGTGGTTACTCCAAAGGCACAATTACTCTTACTAAAACGACTACTGTTTATGTATCTGTTGGCGGAGCTGGATCTTCCTCTTCTACTACTGCAGGATTCAATGGTGGAGGAACTGGTATTTCTTCTGGTAGAGGTGGTGGCGGAGCTACTGATGTTCGTATAGGTCAAAATTCTCTATATTCAAGAGTTATCGTAGCCGGAGGTGGCGGCGGAGCTGGTGTAACAAGTGCCAATGCTAATCCTTGTGGTTGTGGCGGTGGAGAATATGGTGGAGATGGCTATTATAATAACACTACCGGTTCTTATACTACTGGTCAAAATAGATCTGGCGGTAGTGCCTCACAAACTGCAGGTGGTATAACTTGGAGTACAGGCACTCAGGCTACTTTTGGTCAAGGCGGAAATGCTTCCGGCTACTCTTGTGGTGGCGGAGGAGGCGGCTGGTACGGTGGCGGCGGAGCCTATGACATTGATTCTGACTCTGATGGACGTTGGGGTGGAGGAGGCTCAGGCTATGTTTATACCTCTTCTACAGCTAAAAATTACCCTAACGGATGTCTACTAAATTCTACTCATTATCTCACAAATGCTCAGACTATCGCAGGAGACACTTCTTTTACTTCTCCTACAGGATCAGCAGAAACTGGTCACACAGGCAATGGATTCTGCAGAATTACAAATTTGAACCCAACACAATATGGATTATACGTAAAAACGAACTCTGGTTGGAAACACATAGATTTATAAAAGGAGGGCTTAACTATGCCGATTATATTTCACGGAACAGGTAGTGGCGGCTCTGCTAAAAAACTAAAAACCGCACGAACTATTAATGGTACGAATTTTGATGGTACAGCTAATATTACTACTGCTAATTGGGGAACAACAAGAACCGTTACTGTAGGAAATACAAGTAAATCTGTAAATGGATCTGGAAACGTAAGTTGGTCGTTAGCTGAAATAGGTATTCATCTTTCAACAACGGAACCTGCAGCTAGTGACGGAAAAAATGGAGATATTTGGATTACTTATGAATAAAAGACTGAAAGGAAGGTGAGGCTTATGGCTTGTAGTAATGGATGCGGAACTTCTTGTTCTACTGACTGCACTCATTCATCATCTGGTGGATGTGGTGGTTCTTGTGGTGGTTCTTGCTCTACTAACTGTACTGGTGGATGTTCTGGATATTGTGATGGAACTTGTAAGGGAGGTTCAGGAAGTACTTGTTCTGACTGTACTGCCAAATGTGCTAATGACTGTACCGGAGCTTGTACAAATGCTTGTGTAACCGGATGCACTGGCTGTGGGAACAACTGTGATGGAGACTGTACAAGCGCCTGTGCTCAAAGGTGCTCTAATGATTGCAATGCTGCATGTACTGCTACTTGTGCTTATGATTGCGAACATACTTGCACTGCTTCTTGTGCCAACGACTGCACCAGTTGTGGTGGATCTTGCTCAAGTAATTGCTCAGGAAATTGTGATTCCGGTTGTTATACTGGTTGTTATGGTTGTGATTCTACCTGTTCTGGTGGTTGTTCTGGCACTTGTAATACTACTTGCACTACCACTTGCGCCAATGACTGCACTGGCGGGTGCAAAGGAACCTGTACAGGTGGATGTGGTGGTTCTTGTGATAATTCATGCGGCTTTTCTTGTGAAGCTTCATGTGATAATAATTGTACTGCTGTTTGTTCTGTATCTTCTGTGTACGGTGGAAACTCAGAAAAGAGTGTATTGAATTTTGCTTATACAGGTAAAGCTCAATCTGTAACCCTTGAGCCTGGAAAATATGTTCTTGAATGCTGGGGAGCACAGGGAGGTTATCGTTCTAATTCTAGTTATGGTGGAAAAGGTGGCTATTCTACAGGAACTTTAACATTGACTCAAAAAACTACTATATACATATATGTCGGTGGATCTGGAAATTCTGTTACATCAGCATCAAATTCAATCTATCCCGGAGGTTTCAATGGTGGTGGATATAGATACAATTATAAAGGTGGTGGTGGCGCTACTGATATTCGTATTGGAAGTGCTTCTTTATACGCCCGTGTTATCGTTGCAGGCGGCGGTGGTTCTGATGGTAGTCCTAATTATAGTGGTGGGTATGCAGGTGGTGTATCTGGTACTAGGGGAAATTTTGGATGTGGTTCATATGGATATGGTGGATCTCAAACTGCTTCATATTCATCTTTAAGTGCTATTAATTCACAAGGCACCACAAACTCTTCTTCTAATTGTGCTGCTGGTTTTGGTTTCGGTGGTTTTGGATGTTATTACGCTTCAGGTTATGGTGGAGCCGGTGGCGGAGGATGGTACGGTGGACAAGGTACTTATCCTGATGGTTCTGGAGATGATGATGGCGGTGGCGGTGGCGGTTCTGGTTACGTTTATACTTCCTCTTCTGCTTCTAACTATCCTCAAGGTTGTCTTCTAAATTCATCTTACTATCTTTCTGATGCTTCTAATTTATCTGGCAATGAATCTTTCAAATCTCCTTCTGGTGCTACAGAAACTGGTCATTCTGATAATGGCTATTGTAGGATTACCTGTTATGTCAAAAAGAAAACTCTACATTGTAAAATGAACAATGAAATTAAAAAAGCAGCTCCAGTATTTATGAAAATGAACAATAAAATTTATGATGCTGGCGCTAATGCTGTAATGGATTTTGCTTATACAGGAACAGCTCAAGCTATATCACTTCCAAGAGGAAAATATATTATAGAATGCTGGGGCGCTCAAGGCGGTTCATATAGTAGTTATTATGGTGGTGCTGGAGGATATTCTGTCGGAACCATAACTCTAACTAAAAATTCTACGGATTTATATATTTATGTTGGTGGACAACCAGAAGCTACAACTTCAACAGGTGAAACACCTGGTGGATTTAACGGAGGAGGAAAAGGTTGTTCAAGAACTTATAATTATAGTAGTTATGGACAAGGTGGCGGCGGTGCAACCGATGTTCGTATAGGAAAAAATGATCTTTATGCTAGAGTTATTGTCGCTGGTGGCGGCGGAGGTTCATCATCAGAAAATTCGCTTACAACAAAATATGGCGGTGGAACTACTGGTGGTTCTTCTGCTTCTGGATATGGAGCTACACAAACTGCTGCAGGTACAAATGGTTCGTTTGGTCAAGGTGGTTCTGCAACAACTTCTGGAACTAATTATAATTATGGTTCCGGCGGTGGTGGAGGTGGATGGTATGGTGGTGGTGCATGTTCTGATTATAGTAACAGCACTAACTACCAAGGCTATAATGGCGGAGGTTCAGGATATGTTTACACTTCAGCTACTGCTGCTAATTATCCAAGTGGTAATTATGTAAATTCTTCTTACTACCTTACCAATGCGCAAACTATAGCAGGAAATCAATCATTTAAATCACCTGATGGAACAAATGAAACAGGCCATACCGGAAATGGTTTCTGTCGAATCACCCGTAAATCAGGAAAAATATTTGTAAAACAAAACGGATCATGGATCAAAGTGTAATGCTTTGGTCCATGTTTAAATTACAGGAGGAATTGTTATGAAACTTATTTTAAAAGATGGACAAGAACTAATTATTACTCGTGCTAACGATACATATTCATATGAAGGATATAAAGATGGGTTGGGAAATGATATGAATAGAAATATCGTGGCTACTATTTCTATCTTCAATTCTGATAAATCTTTAAACACTATTAAGGATATGATTACTGATGAAAATAGAACAGGTTTTAAAATTATTTATGGGAATACCCAGAAAGATTATACTGGAATGAAAATTGAAAGTATTTCAGAAGAAATCTCCAATGAAAGAAGTGTTATTAATATCTCATTAGCTACAGATAAAACCATAGCTCCTACTGAGACCACTGAAACAACAACAGAAAAAACTAAAGAAGAAACTAAAGAAAAAACGGAAACAGCTTCTGATAAATAATTAAGAATGAAAGGAATATAAGGATATGAGAAAAATAATCGTAAAGGTTGATAAAGAAAAAGCTACAGAGCTTGAAAGAGTTAATTTTGAATTAAACTTCGTAAAAGACATTGTACAGAGAGTTATTGAATCACATCCAAGCGATTTAGAACTCATCAATGGAGATACTCTTATGTCTTACAATAAACGTGGTGCAGAATTACAGAGAAAGTATGCTGCTCTTGCAAATGAGATGGCAAAGGAATACATCCCAGAATACCTCGAAGGTCATCAGTATAGTTGGATTATTCCAAATAATTCTGACGAAATGACTATTACTATTAAATGTAATTGTGAGATTCCAGAATTAGAGGGAATAGCATGAAAAGGACAGAACAATATTCGGACCAGATAGCTAGACTTTATCCATCTAAGAAGGTAAAAACCGATGACGGACAAAGAATATTAACACAGAGTATCACTTTTCAAGTAACTGATGATTGCAACCTTGCGTGTCTATATTGTTACCAAGGACACAAAGGAAAAAATCGAATGTCGTTTGAAACAGCTAAGAAATTCTTTGATTTAGTTGTATCAGGTGAAAAAGGTTTTAAATCTTATATCAATCCAGAGAAATCTCCTGGATTGGTTGTAGATTTCATTGGAGGAGAACCCTTTCTTGAGATAGAGCTTATAGATCAAATCTGTACTTATATTATGGATAAACTCATAGAGTTGGATCATCCTTGGGCCATGAAAACTATGTTCTCTATTTGTTCAAATGGTGTTTTATACAGAGACGAAAAAGTACAAGCATTTCTTCGTAAGTGGGCCAATAGATTATCTTTCTCAGTTACTATTGATGGGAATAAAGAATTACATGATTCCTGTCGAGTTTTTCCAGATGGTGGTCCAAGTTATGACATAGCTGTCGATGCTGCGTCAGATTGGATGAAACGTGGAAATCATATGGGAAGCAAGATCACAATTGCTCCGGGCAATATCAGCTTTCTATACGATGCTATTAAGCATATGGTCGATCTTGGATATGATGAAATCAATGCCAATTGTGTATATGAAAAGGGTTGGACACCTGTACATGCAACTGTTCTTTACGATCAAATGAAACGCATATCTGATTATTTCTTGGAACAGAATTTTGATTTTGAACGTGATTTCTTCTGTTCCCTTTATAATGAAGACTTCTTTCAGCCTAAAGATCCTGATGATTTACAAAGTTGGTGTGGAGGCGTTGGTAATTCAATGATTGCTTGCGATCCTCAAGGTCGCATATTTCCATGTATCAGATATATGGAATCTTCTCTTAATGGAGAGCAAGAACCGTACTCTATTGGTGATGTAGATAATGGTATAGGATGCACAGAATGTTATAAATGCAGAATTAATTGTATGGCAAAAATAGATAGAAGGACACAGAGTACAGATGAATGTTTCTATTGTCCTATAGCTGCAGGATGTTCTAATTGTTCTGGTTATGATTATCAAGTGAATGGTACTCCTGACTCAAAAGCTACTTATATATGTGTTATGCATAAAGCTCGTGCTCTTGGGAATCTGTATTTCTGGAATAAATATTATAGAAAAAATAATATGAATAAACGAATGAAAAACTATGTGCCAGATGAATGGGCGCTTGAGATTATTTCTGAATCAGAACTTAATATGTTGAAAGAACTTGAAAGAGAGGATTAAAAGCCTCTCTTTTTTATTGACTAAAAGGAGGCTTGATATTATGGCAGAAATTAAAGGAATTGATGTTTCCAGATGGAATGGAAAAATCGACTGGAAAACTGTTGCTAGTTATGGAATGGGCTTCGCTATCCTACGAATCACAGAAAAAGGAAATATTATTGATAGCACATTCGAACCTAATTATAAAGGCTGTATTGAGAATAAAATTCCTGTTGGAGTCTATAAATACAGCTATGCTACTACTATTGCTCAGATTAAAAATGAAGCAAATGTAGTTATTAAAACATTGAATAAAAGAAAACTGGATTATCCAGTGTTTCTTGATATAGAGGATAAATGTCAGGAGAATTTATCTGACAGTTTAATGATGAAAATGATCGAAGCTTTTAGAGCTATTATTGTCAAAGCTGGATATAAATTTGGTATTTATTGTGGTTATTCTTGGTATCAGAACCAGTTACCAGAAGGTGCTAAAAAGTACGATTGCTGGGTTGCCCGATATCCTAATAATGATACCGGTGAATTACAGGAAAGATTAAGAGTTCCTGCTTCTACTGGTGTTATTGGATGGCAATACTCTAGTAAGGCAACCATTCCTGGTATTCCAACAAAAACCGATCGAAGTGTATTCTATAAAGACTATTCTAAATCTTCTACTACTTCTACAGACTCTCCCAAACCAACAACTACACAAGGAAGTGATGCTATGAACAAAGAAAAGGCTATTGATGCTCTTATTGCTTGCGCTGAAAATGAGGTTGGATATTTAGAGAAGAAATCTAATTCTCAGCTTGATGATAAAACTGCAAATGCAGGTTACAATAACTACACTAAATACTGGAGAGACGTATATCCTCAGTATCAGGCACAGGCTTGGTGCGCTGCATTTGTGAGCTGGTGTATGATGAAAACATTCGGTCTTGATGTAGCTAAAAAACTCCTTAAACATTGGCCTTATGTATATTGCCCTACTCTTGGAAATCTCTTCACAAAGTATGCAAATCCACAGCGAGGAGACATTGTAATCTTCTATCGTAATGGCACATTTGCTCATACTGGATTAGTAACAAAAGTCGAAGGAGATAAATTTTATACTATTGAAGGTAACACTTCAGGAGGCTCTTCTATTGTTCCAAATGGTGGTGGAGTTTATGCTAAGAGTTATTATAATTCAAATCTCCCTGGAACAAAGTTTTGTCGTCCAGACTATTCTATTATCACATCTATTTTAACATCTCCTGCACCTGTACAGCCATCTTATACTGCATGGGTAGGTTCTTGTACAGCTAATGGAACAGATGTATTCTCAGACGCTACAGGAGCTTCTAAGCTAAGTACATATCCTAAACTTAATGCAGGTAATCTTGTGGATATCATCGGTGAATCTGGCACAAGATATCAGGTACGTATTGCTGCAAAACATGTTGGTTATGTAGAAAAATCTAACATTAAAAATCCTAATACTCCTGCTGCAACAACTACAAAAAAATATCCATTTGTAGGAAAAGTAACTGCAAGTAAATTGAATGTTCGCAAAAAACCCGGTACTGAACATCCATTACTTCCAGAGTATCCGATGTTAAATAAAGACAATCTTGTTAATGTCCTCGGAGTTACAAAAGATACTAAAGGTGACAGATGGTACAAAGTATCAATTACTAAAAATGAATATGTTGGCTATGTATCAGCCAAATATATTACTAAGGCATAAGGAGGTACGTCATGGGTATTGAACAGATACAGAAAATCCATGAGTTTGGTGAGATCAATGTGATCATATCTTTACTTCTTTGTGCAATGCTTGTTATAGCTTTAAAAGCTGGATGGGAGAAACTTCTTGATGTTCTTGGTCTCGAAACAAAAGCATCTCTACAGAAGAAAGCTTTAGAGAAGAAGTTGTCTGATATGGAACAGAAAATTGCTGATTTTGAGCAGTCTCAACATAATTATCATGACCAGTCCATTAATATCAGAGATGATCTGAGAACAAATCAAAATACTCTGAGCACACAGCTTACTGATCTTACAACTTTGATGCAGAACTTTATAACTAATCAAGATGAGTGTACTGTAGCATCATTTAGAAGTTCTCTCTGGAGAATGCATAGAGACTTTATGGCACAAGGGTACATCACACCGGATGGATTAAAGGCATTCCTAGAGATGGGAAAGCTTTATGAAAAGGCTGGTGGAAATGATATTTATCATGAGAAATTACTTCCAGATATTGAATCTCTGGAAGTCAGATATACAAAAGACAATGTACTATAATTTATGGGTAGTCAAGCATTATACTTGGCTACCCATTTTTTTACTTTGATTCTTTATCAAGCATATTCCGAACGTCTTCTACAGAAAGTCCTTTTTCTCGAAGTAATTTGGCAAGATCTTTCATAGACTGTTCTTCTTTTACGGCTGCTTCTTTCTTCTCTGCTGCAACAAAATCTTTAGAAAGATTCTTTTTCTGCACTCTCAAGCCTTTGATATCTTCTGTAAGCTTAGTAATTTGTTCTTCTATAGATGTAATTTGTGCCTTAATTTCTTCTGATGTAAGCTCTACTTTTCTTACTCTTGCCATTTTTTAACTACCTCTTTTCGATTTAATAAGGGTGAAATAAGGGTGAAGTTTTTAAGAAGTGCTTGTTTTATAAGGCTCTAAGTCGGTTTTTCATGGGTACCGGAAACCACTGCTCTATCCACTGAGCTACAGGCGCGTATCTTGAAAATCAATCTTTTGAAACCTTTGTAAATACTGAAAAGTATTGATTTTACTGGCTTTAAAGCCACTTTATAAGAGATATTCAGTTGTCAAACTTGACACCTAGTCGTGTTAGTTTATACCCTTTTCACCCTATTAAATTTAATTCATAAGGGGGAAATAAGGGGGAATATTTCATTTCCCGCATTGATAAGGGGGAAATAATTATTGCTTCATCCTTATCCGTATGCTATAATTTACTTAACACATAATTCATATTATCATAATTTTGGAAAAAAGTAAAGTTTTTTATTTTGTAAGTAAAATTAGTGTAAATTTACACAACGGAGGGATGTATATGGCAAGAAGGGAAAAAGGTTCAGGATCATGGGATACTGTAACAAAGAATGACATTACATACTATAGGTACCGTAAGAAATATGATGGTATGACAAGCCGGAAAGAATTTGTAGGAAGGACAAAAGCTGATGTAAGACGCAAGATACAAGAATTTGAAGCTAAGAGTATGAGGGTTAACCAAAAAGATTATCGTAAGATGACTCTTGGGGAATGCATAGATAATATCCTGCAGACATTGGAGCCAACCTTCAAGACGAACAACTATGCTACTCTTCAGTCTACAAATCGCTGCTATATTAAAACTAATCCGATTGCTGATGTCCAGATGGCTGCTATAGACAAGATTGTCATTCAAACATACTATACAAATATGTCGAAGAAATATTCTGAGAGCACTGTTAAAAAGACACGCACTCTTTTCAATATTGTTTTCGACTATCTTGTATCCTGTAATATTATCACAGAGAATCCTGCAAAAGGGATTAAGATGCCGCATAAGTCAAAATATGCAGTACAGAAGAAAGAACATTCTTTCTTATCTTTAGAAGAAGCTGAGAAGTTTTATAAGACGGCTCTTATGAAAGCAGATTCTGCTTTGCCCGGCGTAAGGACAGGTGATTACATCTATGGACGTAATGCCAGGTTCTGTCTGTTAGTTCTTTATACTGGCATGCGTATAGGAGAAGCTTATGCTCTCACATGGAAAGATATAGATTTTAAGAATAATACCATTAACATAGATAAGACAATGGAGCGTATCAAAGTAGATGGCAAATATCAGTGGCTCATAGATACACCAAAGCGTCCTAAGTCAATCAGAGTCATTCCTCTGGCAAATCGTGCAAAGGAACAGTTGCTCTGGCTTAAAACTGTGTCTCCTGGACTGGAAGCATCCGGAGATGACCATATATTCGTAACTAAGAACAATATTCCGCCATCACAATCAACTCTTACTAGGACGCTTAAAGCGATCCTCAAGAGAGCTGATATTGAATCTGATGGTTTCGGCTTACATGATCTCAGACATTCATTTGGGTCCATGCTGCTGCAGAAAGGATGGGAACAGAACCAACCTGTAGATATTAAGGTAATATCAGAGATACTTGGACATGAAGATGTTTCCACAACTTATAACATATATATGCATATCATGAATAAACATAAATCAGAAGTCATAAATTTACTTGATTAAAAATAAGGGAGTTATATCATTTCGATATAGCTCCCATTTTTTACTATAAAAATATTGTTTTACGTATATTATCAGATATCCATTTAAGATACTTTTCTTTAGGAATCCTGTATGTATTTCCTATTTTTATTTTAGGGAAAGAACTTAGTTGAATAAGCTGATATGTTTTGTTACGTCCTATTTTTAGATGTTTTTGTATATCTGTTGGAGTTAACATTTCATCCATCGTCATTGCACCTCCAGAACATTATACTATCTTCAAATTCTTTAACTAAAGCTTTATCATCGCTTCTTACTGTAATATCAATTACTTTCGGAAGACCAAATGATAATACTCCTAATATAGATTTCAAATCTATAATGCATCGTCCTATACTACCATCAATATCACAATCTTTAAATTTATTTGCAATAGATACTACAGTTTTAGCATCTGTAGAATTGTTTAAACGAATCTTCATAATTATCCTTTCTTAATCATCATATTCCCATGCACGAGTGTGTCTATTATAATGACTATTCGCTTTGCACCGGAAGTCATATTGAGTAGGATTCCCTTTACTAAGTGGACACTCATTACAATGGACACGATTATTTTTATCATATGCGCTATATTTTTCGCATATAGCTTTTTCTCTGTCTGTTGTAATCATATGTTATTCGTCTCTCACCTCTAATTTTTTCAAGTCTTCAATGCCCCAAGGTGCTTCATCCTCCCATTTAATGAAGTTAAACATATTACCATACATATCTCTTGATACATAAAAATAATTACTATCTTCAGTTATCCACAATTCATTCATAGAATTACGTCTTGGTTTATTATAGTAAATATAAAGATCATTATTGCTATCTCTTGCAATATATTTACAATTAGACAGAAGGGCATCAAGGAAGTTCTTTTCTCTTGATGTAATTGTAGGTTTCTCTACATATTCTGATTCAGCCCATTCACGTAATCGATCGGAGCATGCCTGTGAACGTCCAATATGTTTACCACAACCATCAAACATGCATGATTCACATGATATATTACTACAATAAGCGATTTTATTTTCTTTTGTTACTGCTATACTCCTACCACTACAAGCAATATCCAAAATCTCTTTAGCAAATTTCTCTCTATTCTTCATAAGCGTTTACACCTCTATTTATTCTCTGTTGTACTTCCAAATCCGCCATTTCGTACTCCTGCAGCTTCATCATCAATAGTAATACCATATTCAACAAAAATACCCTGAGCGAATCCTTCCCCGCGAAGTACATTAAGATTTTTCCATGGTCTTTTACTATCATTAGTGACTTTAATAAAGATATGACCTTCATTATCAGAATCATAGTAATCACTGTCGATGATACCTACTGTATTATCAAGCTGCAGACGGTATTTGAATCCAAGGCCGCTTCTTGGATAGCATTTCAGTACCCATCCTTCATCAATCTTACATCTAATTCCAGTTGGCACTTTTACTGTTTCACCTGGTTTCATATTAAGTGTAAGCGGTGTGAAGAAGTCATAACCGGCACTTCCTACTGTTGCTCTTTTAGGAAGTTCAATACTACCATAAATGCCTTCTATTTCACGTCTCGTGTCAGCATCAGAGGCGTCTAATTCGAATGTATCACACCAATCTTTCATGAATTCTTCTAAGCTCACTTTTTCAAACTTTGCTATTCTTTTCATTTACAAATCTCCTTTTTTAAATATTCAATATATTCATTCCATTCGCCTAATGAATTGATATATTCTTTAGTTTTTAAACATTTTTTCTTCATATCTTTTTTCAAATCAATTGTCCTATACTGCTGACTTTTTTGAAGTTTATTGGTCAAAAAAGCATCGGTTACCCTAGAGACTAACAAGTAATCCTTACTATCCATAGAATCCAAAATAGCGTTGTATTCTGCTAAATCTTCCTCAGGAATAGGGTAATCACATTTGGGTAAGTTCTTAGTCGAGAAAGGACTAATATCAGCTCCTGCAATCGCAGGTTTAAGAAAAAGTGCTATGTATTCTAACTTACGAGCATGGAACTTAAACTCTATTTCTTTGTCGTTTTCCATGATACTTCGTACAGTTCCTTCATCTTCAAGTGCCTTATATAATTCTTCATAAGTTTCATATTCCGGTAAGCCAATATCATTAGCTATAGCTTTTAAAATATTGTGTCCTCTTCCTATAGATGGGATATAAGCTACAAGAGTAGAAAAGCCATAATGATATATCTGAGCACCACCATAACACTTAATATAAATATCATCAAAACTTGGATCTATTCCTCCAGAATCATCTCTGGGATAATCATTGGTACTTTGATCTATTGCAGCTTTTAGTCTGTAAGTACCTTTATATTTCATTAGATATTTTGCCATTTAAAACCTCTTTAGAATCAGTTCTTTCTTTATAATTCATAGTAATTTTATATAATCTATGACTTCTCCATTGTCTTTCTTCTCCTCCATATCTTTTATAGCATCTTCAAATGTAGCAAATTTGCAAGTACAAATATGTCCTTTTGTAAGATTTACAAAAGAATATGTATGATCTGATTTATTCAGCATAATAGACACAACTACATTGTCTTTTTCTCTCATAACCAAATAAATATTATTCATGTTTATCTTTTAAACTCCTCTGCTAAAATTTCAAATTCCACATCTACATTATCATGTAACTTTAACTCATTGATAATGGTAACAAAAACGCCCACAAGCACCATGGCGATTCTGTAATTTTCATGCCTATTATTACTGCTACTGCAGTTGAAATCCATGCTATTGCTTTTGCAAATTCCATATATTAATTCTCCTTTATGCTTTCCATAAGTTCACTACGAATTTCATCATACATTTTATGTAGTTTAGGATTAACAAAAGTCATCCATTCTCGCCGTTTATCCTGTATCATAAGTGCTCTCAACATGGTTCCAGAGATGGGTAATTCTTCACGATTAATGATTAATTCAGTGGTGTTCTTTAAATCTTTCTTATCAAACCATCCACTCCGGCTATCATCATTACCATAAATCATTACATCTGGATTTTTATAAATATACCGATCTACATTTTGAAGAAGATATCTGCCCCAATCTGGAGTAATATCATTTTCATCAGTGAGGTCTGATAATGCATAAATCATAATGTTTGGATCATCACCATACACTTCACGTATCATCTTGATTCTAGTATTGACATTCAAAGGATTACGTTCTGTCCCACATTCTTGTGCACTGCCAACAAGAATAAGCATCCGATCACAAAGCAATAACCCAGTATCAATAAGCTTTTCATGGCCTTTGTGGAACGTTTGAAAACGCCCACAAACAAGCCCAACATCATATGGTTTCATATTATTTCTTCTCCTCTTTAATTCCAAGTGTATAAATAAATGTTACTAAGAACACAATGAAAAAAGCGATATATATAATAATTGCTGCAGGAATAGTAAATATAATTGTAATAAATATATATATCTTACCGAACCAGTTTTTATTTTGGGACCACTTTTTATATTCTTTTATTGGTAATAATTCATCCATTGCACAATTAATTATTAAAATTGTTGTGAAAAGAATTTCGATTAACAAGAATGATATAAATATGTTCTCCATTATGCTGCCTCCACTTTTAATTCAGGATTAAATACCGGAATCTTCTCTGATTTGAAGAGACATCGTTTATGCATTAAATCAATCTTAGCTTTTACATCCAGATCGTCAATCTCTCCTGTACGAAGATATCTGTCCAGAACTGTATATGGAAATCCTAAATTGTCCTCATCTGTCTTTCCACACAAGCCATCTATTGGTATCTTTTCAATAAGTTCTGTAGGAAGCAATAATTCATATCCAAGTTTTTTAACTTCATATACAGTTAATTTTCCTAACGGACTAAAATCACCTGCCGAATCACCATACCTGGTTTCATAACCGACATATGATTCTGAAAGATTACATGTATTTGCTACTCTTCCATTACAAGACTGAGAGACAGCATATAATGTAGACATTCTAATACGTGCCGGAAGATTTATTTTTGTCTGTTCGCTGATCTCGATTCCTGAGCTTTCGAGTCTTGACAGTACACTTCGAACCGTATCTCCAATGTTGATTTCGTATGATTTAATATCAAGAAATTCACAAAGCTTGTACGCAGCATAAATATCTTTCTGCTGACCCTGTGGCATCAGTACACCAATTACACGATCTTTTCCAAGAGCTTCTACACAAAGCGCTGCTACTACAGAAGAATCTTTTCCACCAGAAATTCCTACAATTGCATTGCAACCGGGACCATTCTGATTGAACCAGTCTCTGATCCACTGTACAATTTCATTCTTGAGTTCTTTAAAATATCCATTGTAATATTTCATCTTATAATCCTCCTAAACAATTAATATATTGTTTAACATTGCCATTATCATATGTCTTTGTAATCAATACGGCAGACACTGTTTGTCCTATTCTTCCATGATATTTACGATATGTACTTTCATCACTAAGAGAATATTCAGTTCCGTTATAATCTACCGTAATTTCATACTCGGCATAATCTGTCCGAAATTGTGGAACATGATTAATTATACCTATGAAACGAGTTTCTTTCGGCTTATAGTATTCATTAACAATTTTGACTTTCACACTTTCTTCTTTCTTATCAATACATTTAGCACATCCAGTTAACATAAATGCACTGATAAGCAGAAGAATTAATATAGTAGCTGCCTTTTTCATTTTGATTCCTCCTGCAGTTCCTTTCTTACTTTCATAAGAATTCTACCAAGCCTGTTTTCTCCAATACCATTAACAGTTCCCCAAGTTGTATCTCCCCATGTATTTCCTTCTTCCAAATGTTCATCACCTGTAGCAAGTAACTTTTCCTTAAGGTCTGGATTCTGAGTGAATTTAGCCAGTACGATTTCATACATTACTTTATCTTTTACTTCTTCCCAATCTGATCTCAAATCAATCTTTCTGCCTGTTGCCTTTGCCTCTGATGGGCTAGCTTTAGAAAATAACTGGAATCTTAGTCTACGATTCTTTGTTTTCTGAGCTTGAAAAGCTGCTTCATTATTTGTATAGTCCCATCCGTTGTAACTTACCGGTGCCATATAAAAGTTACTTAAAAAGTAATAATCTCCAGTAAAACTATTAATCATTTTAAATGCCCTCCATTGGTTTCCATTGTTTTCTTCTCTTACTCTGCATCTTCCAACCAGACACTTTTAATCCTCTCACATGATCCCATGAATCTGTTTTTCTTTTTGGTTTTATAGGTTTGAGAGTAATACCATATTCATTTCTTACTTCTACAATCTCTTCTGGTGTAATACTTTTACGCTGATCCGGCACTGTTGAAGCCCAATGAATATTCCAACCATGATGTTTATGATACGTACGATAGTATTTCTTTTTATATTTCTTAGTAAGTTGATGAAAGTCTCGTACATTACCATAATCATCCATAATCAAATATCTGTGATATTCACGCGGACAAGTACACATAAAATCCCAATTATTATCTATTTTTAAATATTCATCATCAAAATAGTTGAATGAATGATATAAATTGATACTTCTCATGCTGTATGGGAACTTTGACTTAAAGTATGTATACAGTTCTTTAGTCCCTTCTACATATCCTACGTATTCCCATGGGAGCCATTTGTATATGATGTAATTAAAATGAGCTTCTACACATTTTGTATGTTGTATATAAATATGGTACTCTCTCATATAAAACTCCTACTGTCCTTTATGTCTTGACATATCGACTGTTGTTTTAAAATATTTACCAATTGTTGCAATTGTTGCACAAATAACAGGGATCATTGGTTTCGTAAATCTAGTTGTATTAAATATGATATTTAGTCCATTAACCAATGCGTCTCCTACAAAAAATTTCAGTATACATCCACCTATGTAAGCAAACATAAATGATAATGCCGGACTAATAACAAGAGTGAAAATCGCAAGGATGATTACTGTAAACGCACCTATTCCTTCTAATGTATTATCTTTTCTGTTCATTCATCCAGCCTCCATAATTCCACATCATAATCTTTAAGTTCCTCTTCAATGATTTTATAAACCACTTCCCAATCAGCTCCTCCTCTTCCACAACCAATTTTATACGGAAGTGCTACTGAGGTTCTACAAAGATCTTTTCCTTCTAGTCCATTTTTTTCACGCCATACTCCAAAATGTTGCGAAATATATCTTAAACCATCTCTAAAAGCTTCAAGATCTGTATACTGTTTACCATCATATCCATAGTTATTTTGTGCGAATAAAGACAATACAATTTGACCTCTATCTTTCAATAAATATGCATCACATGTTCCGAGTAGTTCTTCCGGCTCGAACTTACAAAATTCACAAAACTTTCTATAGTGTTTATAAATGCCTTCATCATAATCTCTTAATGCTTTAGCAACTCCAGATCCCATAACACCCTGGCAGTTAACCTGATGAATTATAAAATCTGTCTTTGCATTAACAATATTACCTTCAATAATTTTAATCATAAATCTTTTCCTATAAATCCTGAAATGTAAACTTCTCGCCACAGGAGCAAATCACTTCTCCAATAGTTCCGATTGATGTTGGTGTAAAGCACCATGTAAGAGAGCCGCCTATGCAACCATGTCCCATTGCTCTCTGTTCCATAGTTTTCAAACCATGTTTCTCAGCATCATGTTTTAATTCCCACTCTCTGATTTTCTCTTGTTCTTTTTCTGAAATTGGAAATCCTCTGTACAGATCCTCTTTCGCTTTTTTTAGTTCTGCTTCCATTCTCTGCATTTCAGAATCTTTATAATGCTCATCTTTGAGCTTCTTGTTTTCTTCTTCTAAGTATTTAATTCGTTTTTCATAAGTATCTACTTTATCAATAATCCCCTGACAAAGATCTGAAACTGAATCCGTAAAATATGTACTACTCATTTTTATACCTCCTTCATTAAATATTTCACTGGAACCCTTTTAGTCAGCCAAACTCCATTTTTAGATAAGTAAAATTTGTATCCATCTTTGTACATCTGTTCACTATTGATAGAATAAACAACTTCTTTACCATGTCTTTTGCCGACAGCTTTGGCGGTTTCAACATCTTTTGACAAATGAACATATAAACGACTTTTAGGAATCAATCCATTTTGATCAATAGATGTTACATATTTTTCACCGGTTCCATGATAAAGAATACATGGAGGTTCTTTTTCTATTAATTCTACGTCTACTTGAATTGAATGTCCCTGATTCGCTCTGATCAATGTCTTGTCATCATTGAAAGAATATCGCTGCTTATTGTCAGTCCGTACAATTTCTTCTAAAGCTTCCATATTAAATTCTGGATTATTCTTCTCAATACCCTGAATCAGTTCTTCTACCTTCGCCCAACCATGTTTATCTATAGTAATACCAATAACTTCAGGCTTATGTCTTAATATAAGACTTATATATCTACTAATACTTTGTAAATTCATTCTCTTTACTCCTCTTTACTCCATAAATGATGAAACATGTACGGTTACAAAATCACTATGTGCACGGATATAATCCAAAGTTTTTACTGTATCCTCTACAATTGCAATCTGAGATGGTTTAAGCCCAAGCTTTTGTTGTAACGTCTGAAGCACAGTAAGTTTTTCTGTTTTTTCTAAAGTGAAATAGATATTATCATCTGGAAGATTATAGTTGTTTTTGATAAAAGCTCTTTTGCCGGGGATCTCACTAGAAGGACTCTTTGAACAAGTATATACTTTATCAATACCTTTCTTTTGAATAAACTTTTGCATTAATTTAATCGGACGCACATCTTTATACGGACTCTCACCTGAAGCTACAAGTTTGTCCCATTCATCGTCAGTCATACTGTGACTTAATTCAGAAAATTCATATGGAGCAAGCACACCGTCCACATCCATTACTACAATTACATCATCTTTTAATAAATAATCTGTAATTTTACTCATCTTTGTTTCCTCCGTTTAATCTTTCTCTAATGTCTTCAAATGTTTCTTTATTGCAAGCTTTCCCATCTACAAATACGGTACTTAACGCTCCGTCACGAAATACATCATTATACCCGTCTTCACACTGTAATTCTCCATTGTCATCGTAATATATACAACAACACCCTTTATGAGATTTTTTCAAATGACTCGTATCGGTTTTGGGATCTTTATAAATCATAATTGGTTCACCGTTGACGATTCCATATGTAGCTTTCATAGCAATGCCAAACATATCTCTAGTTACAACAACCATGTATCCATCAGGTTCTATAACTGCTGAGAAGCAAAATGCTCCGACTCCGAATACGATATTGTTTGCAGCAAATCCTTTTTTCTTCAGTTCTTCCCATACCTGCTTTACATTATTAAGAGTACATCCGTCTCCATAGATAATTCCAATGTGAGAATCAAGTACTTTATATCCTTTGCTATTTACTGTTCCGCCGAATGTATTCCAAAGCTTTTCAATTGTCTCTACAGCAATTTCTACCATATCTCCGGAATCTGGACGGACCAGAAGTTTGCCATTATGCTGCATGATTTCTTTTTTACAAGCCGGAAGAATATTATCAATCATGTTCCAGTAATCATAAGTGTCAGATACCATACTAAAAGATGCATTAGGATATAGTTCCGTAAGTAGTCTTTTTACAAATGTGATTTCATCACCGTCTACTGCATAATTTGAAGCCATAACTGAATGTTCTGTTGATACAGCACCAATTCCGATTCTTTCAGTCCAACAGCAAGCATCATAATATGTATCTATATAATCAATAGCAGGAATTGTGCTTGTCTTATCAAATGATAATAACCAAGCAGATGAACATCTTACTGCCTCTTCCATACATGACATTCCTCTCATACCAAAGTCTGAGCAGGCCATTTCAGGTCTTAAAAGGTCATCACAAGTCATTTTATAGTAGTCATTTGCAAGTTCTCTATACATATGACCAATTGTTGCATGAGCACATGGTTTCCAGAGTTCAACCTGCAGGATACATTCTATCCACTGTACTACCCAAGCAAAATCTGGATGTGTGTTTGTAATTTCGATGCATGGGATGCCCATTGGTACTAATGTTCCCTCCGGGATAGCACATATCTGAATTGGAAGATATCCTAATTTATGAAGTTTTATAATCGGCTCCAGGTCATAACTGTTTCCCAACTGTATATCCATACTATATTTGTATGTATGCTCAACTTCTGCTACTGTTAATTCAAAAAAGTTTTTATTGAAATAATCAATCAAATATTCTTCAATAAATGCCTGTAGACCAAAGAAAACCATTTTGTTCTGATTCTTGAGCATTGATCTTCGTGGAGTCCAGTAAGATACTAATTTTGTCAGTCCTTTCGGATAGATTTTATTATGTATCTGTTTATATGTGTCACTTAACAGAATTGCTAAAGTATTCATAATTTTCTCCTCTCAAGGCTATTCTTCTGTATAACAAGTATTCGTTGCTTTTTTATAAACGTCCTCATAAAGTTCCTGCTTATCTCCATTGTAAGTGTACTCGGCATAAATACCGTCACCAGAAACCGTAGTAGAAGCAAGACATTTATAGTTCTGTAAAGTTTTACATGACCAAACAATAAACACGTTTGATAAATCAATTGGTTTGATTGTATTTGGTCCTTCGTGAATCATGCAGCTTCTGTTATACCATTCGACTAATTTCTTTTTGCATACATCTTGGAAATGCTCCATTCCTGTAATAATCATTATTTTTTATCCTCCTCTTTATCGTTTACAACTTTGTCAATCTGGTCAGTAATATAATCAACTACATCTTTGCCGGTTTTCCCAATTGCTTGGATGTTATCTGTCGTTACATTATCTAATACAATCATTGTATACATTGTATCTTTCGATGGAGTTACTGTAAAAAGTAAACTACTAACACAAAGCCAGATAACTGATTTCTTTAAATACTTTTTACATGTAACAATAGTTTTTTCATCCTGTCTATAATCCAGAGAACTAAAAAGCCAAATAATTGATAATACCACCGCTACACATCCAAGTAAAATTAATGCAATACCAAATAACTCCCTTAAATCATCAAATAAATCAATTAAATAAATCGTCCAAGGACTAACAATCGGTTTCATAATGCCTCCTTATCTGAACCTCTCAACCAGTTCAATCTTAGGACTTTCCAGATTTGTCAAAATCGTATCTGTCGTATAAATCTTCTCAATCAGTCCATTGTTTTTCAGAAGTTCTCCTTCATAAATAGTATTCTCACAATGAGTAATATAAAGATAAATCTTACCTACACCGGCCTCTTTCAGCTTTTTAGCACTATAATAAAAAGTACCACCTCTGCTGCAAATGTCATCTACAATAAGAATGTCTTTACCTGGTAATTGATCAATTTCACCAGATAAATCTAAACCTTTAATCTCTCCGGTCTCCCAATCTCTATTCTTAATACCGAAAGCATATGGAAGATGTACTGCTGAAGAATATCGCTTCATGGATCCCGCATCCGGATAAAACATCATAAGGTTATTACTCGCAATCTTCTTAACAGCATCCTCAATCATTCGATTCGGGGATTCTACATGTACTTTATTAAATAATGCGGCAGATACATCAGAATGCGGATCTAAAACTTCTACTTTTCCAAAATGTAATGAATTAATAGTCTGAGCAAAATATTTTAAAGTAAATAATTCGTTCTTATGCTTAACTCGGTCCATACGTGCATCTGGGATATAAGGCATATATAAATTAGGCACTACTCTATGATCCCAACAATATCTAGTAATATATTCAACTGCTGTTAACTCTTCCATTGATTCAAAGAACCATTCAATATTATCTCTGCGCCATCCTCCGATGGGTGGGAGATTCTTAAATAAGAATGTCCCATCCGGATATTTATCAAGTTTGATTTCTACGTCGTTTAATTTAATCATTTAGTTCTCCTCACGTTCAAACAATTTTAATTTCCAGTTATCTTTGAATATTTTATGTATTTCATAAAGAGATATATTAGACTCGCAATATTCATTCATATGAGTCATAGCCAATGTCTTTCGACATGGGATTCCAGAGGTTTTTATGTCTGCTTGACATCTTTCATATAGTTCTTCCACATTTAATTTCCCATATCTCAAAGTATCCTGATGCGGATTTGGAACATTAGTTAAATCTTTTATGTCAGAATTAATCTCTTCCTTATTACATTCAGTTGGGAACGCACCGGCTCCATGCCGCGTCATATATGTACGTGTCACATAACAAGCTTCTATATTAATCTCATCAGTCCAATTTACAGACTTTATAATTCTTGCAGGATTTTTAATACCAGTGTTGGATGGAGTAAGATGTGGGTAATATTCAGTATTATTTTGATCTAAAAGAAGCCCCTGCCCATTTTCAAATACTATGATATCGTATCCATCAAGTAATTGATCATCATTCACGACATGTATGTGCGACATCATAAAATCAAAATCTTCATTGTAATGGTCTTGAAGCCAAGGATTTTTGAAATGATTAAATAATTCTTCTTCTTGCTCAGATAACGTAATTCCCATGCGCTTGAACATATTCATATAATATGACCATGACGATGAATATGAAGTAATATGTTTTTTATAGCGTTGAATTGTATTATAAATACCCATTCCACAGCTTCCGTGTTTATTATTACCGCGGCTTTTCTCGATTATTTGATTTGCCATCATATCAAAAGGATTTGTAATCATACATTTTTCATGAACATACACATGAGGTTTCCATCCTAATTTCTTCAACTCTTCCCATTCTTCCCTAAATACCAGAGGATTTAAAATAAAATCCTCCGGTAAATAAGTATCTGCTCCGTTTAATGTTCCAGAGCCGAAATGGTGAAAGACATGCCGGGTTCCATCTGATTTTAATACTGTATGTCCTCTCTGAGCGCCGCCATTTGAACACACAACGATACAGTTATCTGCATTTTTAGTATAATAATCTGTTAATTTGCCCTTACCCTCGTCACCAAAGTTTGCTCCGATGACAATTTTTATATCTTTCATAAGTTATTCTCCTTACCAAACAATAGCTCCTGATTCATCTGTCTCTGCCTGAACTAATGGTGTTACTTCTGGGATGTTGTTGCTTTCATTTGCAGAAGTAATAATTTCTACAATTGTATCTGTAATATCATCAAGTTTATTAATTGTACAAAAATGCTTATCATCAAGATATTCTAAAAATGATTTTTTAATTTGCTCTTGGTCATACCCACCACGATGATTTACATTAATATGATAGATATCAAATTTCTCAGCAGTTTCTGTATACAAGTCTTTTGTTTCTACATCAGCCTGAAGTGAATCTCCTGTAGCATTTGATAAGCCACAATAATATGCTGTCCTTGGAAGATAAGGATTAAGTCTCTCATCACCAATTGTGATAATTATTCCTTTTTTACCTCTATTCCAACAATCAAGCTTTGTATGTCTGGCACCAAAATACCATGCAGCAGTGTAAGATTCATAAGAATTACCACCACCACCAAACTCAAAATAAACTTTCTCAAGCTGTTCTGCAATTCGAATATCGGATTCAAACTGAGATGCCTGTATTGGAAACCTATCATATGACAAATCGCCAATACCCATTACCATAAATTCAATATCTTCAACTTGTTCATATAATTTCGTCATAATATTATTAAGTTTTTTAGATATTTCAACAGCTGCCTGCCCCATAGATCCGGTAACATCTAAAGCTAAAATAACTGGAACTGTATTTGGATGTTCTTTACTATCACAACATTCTCTTACAACATTTTTAGGATTGAGTGATGAATCAAGTTCTTTTGATTTAAACATTTCCTGATTAGAATAGTTTGTTGTGACTACTCCTCGTGAATCAGTGTCATATCCTCTTGTTGTTGCATAATTTACAAAACTTGCCGTTGTCCAACTTCCGCTTCCCATAATTATTCATCCTCCTCTAAATCATCTTCACTATCTTCTGTGTCTGTATCATCCATGCTAAAATCAAACATACCGTCAAATACATCCCCCATACCACCATTCATCATCATAAATGGCATCATAGCGTTCATTGGATTACTGTCTGTTCCAGTTCCGGTACCGGCCGCTCCATTCATCATCTGAGACATCATCATGTATTTAAAGATTTTATTTGCACTATTCTTATCTTTTCCAAGATTACTTCCGAACATAGATACAATTTTCCCATAGAAATAAGTATTGCCCATAAATACATGGCGCTCCGGCAGAATTGTTTCAACTGTAGAATCTTCATAATTGATTACAGTGATCTTTGTTTTATCTGCTTCGATGACGCACTTAGGTTTGCCATTTACAAGGATGATGTCTCCTTTAGCCACCTTATTTGTTGGAATGACGAAGAAAAAGTTTTCATCTACTCCAGGAAATACAAAATTACCGCAGTTTGTGAGCTTTCCGGATTTAACATTGTAACTCTTATATCCATTGGAAGTTTTTACTGCAATATTACCGCTCATGGATAACTTACACATTCCACTACCAATTTTCCCAAACATTCCATTCATAAAATTATTCATCATTTTAATTCCCTCCATTGTTTAATTTAATTTCTATTGATTACATTAATCTGGCAGCTTTCCATTACATCAAGAGCCGCTTTATGCTTTTCCGGTGTTGATCCTGCGCAGCATGATGCATCCACTGTGATTTTTGCCTCTGGATAATAAGTTTTAATCAAAAGAGCGTTCGTAATAACACAAATGTCTGTGCATACTCCAATAATTTCAATATCTAATAAAGAAGAATCATATGCGATACCAAATGTTTCTTCCCAATCCCAGTCATCAAATCCAAAAGTAGATTTACAACATACCATAAAACTATCGAGATTTTTATAATCAAGTTCATCAACAATTTCCCAACCTTTAGTACCATACATACAATGTTCAGGAAGTTTTCTGCCCTCTGAAGTATCTGCGTAATCTGAATGATGAGTATCCTTTGTAAGAATTACATAGTTCTTATTATTCTTATATTCATCAAATTTCTTTTTCACATTTGGTACAATAGCTTGTGCTTCCGGTGTTCCAAGAACTCCTGTCACAAAATCATTCTGCACATCAATTACAATCAGAACTTTCTTCTTCTCTTTTTCCATTTTTATTCTCCCATTCTTTAATTTGCTGTGCTCCATCTTCAACTTGCTGCTTATCATGTCTTGAATAATTATCTGCTGGACCATAAGCACCTTTATGTCGATATGAAGCATGTCCTTTACGAGTATTAGTTTTTACTGCAGTACCACCTCGACCAAGCAAACCATTATGACCTTTTGCTAATATACCAGATTTAAATTCAGGTTCATCAATCCATTCTCCAAGATATCTTCCGGAATATTTTTGGCCCTTAATTAATCTGCGTCTCTTTTTAATACTTTTTAACCTTTGTTCTCTCAAATATCCTCTTTTACGTTCCGGCATTACTATTCCTCCAGTCTATACAAAATAATTGGTCCACCTTCAATATAGAACGTCGCATTGTAATCTATAAATTCTCTAGCCTCATCTTCTGTCATATCCTCATGGTTAACTAAAGATTCAATCATTTTTTCGTAATCATATATTGCTCTATCATCAGAAGAAATACCAAGAAACGCATCTTCATAAGATGGATTTGTAAAAAATATCGTTCCCTCGTACCCGGCCTCTAACAATAACCGTTCGGTTTTTGTTTTTTTTGATGCTTGATGATCCTCATAAATATTATCTGCATGTGCTTCAATGTCATCATGTAACGTCTCATCTGGGTAATCTATAAGAGAATCCATAATATAAGAAGAAGTAATCATATTTAAAGCCTTATCTTCTGAAATTTGATATTTTCTTTGTAATACATCTTGCAATCCTTCAATGTATCCCTTAACACTTTCTGTAAGTTCTGACATATCTATCATTATGCGATCCTCACAATCTGTTCATATAGAACTATATCTTTTATTGTTATTGCTTTATTGTCGTGGTAATGTCCACACAACCAACGCTTATAATCAACATTGCACCTTATTTCTTCAAAATAATTAGTTAACTTATCTGGCTTATATAATCCATGTGATAATAATGCTGCTGTAGAAGAAGCTGTACAATGTGTCAGGATAAAATCTACTTTATTATTATGTTCTGCCAGATTCTTTATACCCTCATCCATCTCTTCTTGATTTGGCATTTCTCGTTCCCACCATGAAATATGATTGATTCGGTACATTTTATCCGGATCATCCCTCCATTCTTTTACTCTTGGATCGTCAATCTCTAATACTCCATCTGAAATATCATGACTTGAAGCTCCTCCAAAGGTAAAGAATTTTAATCCGTCTATATCAAATACCTGTCCTCTCATAAGATGAATTATCGATGGTTTAATAAAATGCACCTTACCACCATGCCATTCTTCTACCGGATAAGAATCTAATATATCGTAATTCTCATGATTTCCGTCAATAAAGAGTGTTGTGAAATGTTTCTCTTCAAGCCAATTCAGGTACCACCTTTGCTGCGGTGAATCTCTCCATATCCCAAAATCTCCAAGAATTATCACATAATCGTCCTTCGACATCTCACGCTGTTCGGGAAAAGAATCCATATTAACTCTATGGATCCAATCCCCATGCGTATCTCCAGTTACCCAAATCATGTCCGTGATCCCCAAATGAAGTAGTTAACACTTAAAATAAATAATGATATTGCAGAAGGCCAATAACCACCCGGAACAACATTATTCAGAACAATGCTCATGCATATCCCACTGATAATGAAACACACAATATTTTTTAATATCGTTTTAATCATTATTTCGTTAACTCTTTATACTGATCAAGCAAGGTCGCCAGTTCCGGATTCTCAGCCGCATACATTTCATATTTCTTTGTTACATCCATCTGCTTAATAACTGCATCCATATCTTTTTTAAGCTTCTCAGCTTTCTTTCTATTTTCAACACGCTGGTCATATGCAGATGTATCAACTCTACAGATAATTTCTGCAGTAATATTCTTGGCGCATTTTACTTCTGCTTCCGACACAGTTAAAATTTCTTTAATTGTCAGAACATCTTTGTTACAACCACTTACTAAAACCTGGTCTCCGGCTTTATATGTATTGCCATCGTCAAAGACTGCATAATAATAGTCTTTCTTACAACAACAAGTTACTTCTTCAATTACTGCTACTGCATAATATCCTGTTAATTTTGCCATTTGTCCATTCTCCTCTTCTGATTTATATAAATGCGTCAAATATTGTTTTTCTACTTCAAAAATCATAGAATCAGAATTATGTACTGTATATAATTCGCAATTAATGTTCGTGATGATTCCCTCAGTTCCCTCAAGGCGTTCGTAACCTTGAGGGAGATTGGTTAATTTTACATAATCGCCAACAATAAATTTTTCTATTTTCCATCTAATCATAGTTTATTTCCCAAATACTGATTTCAGTAATAAGATTACAAGCCAAATTCCTGTAGCAATCAACCAGCTGAAAGCGACCCCGAAACATAATGTGATTAATTTTATAATTCCACATGTTACGATCCAACTGAAAGCTAATGCCAATAATGACATAATAATAAGTAACATTCCCCTCATATTATTCTCCTTTTACACTTGCTGTTCCTGATGTTAAATCACCTGCATCAACAATTGTTGCAGCATTTCCACCTTGTACCTTCGGCACATCACCATTCCACTTATCAATCTTCTGTTTCTCAATAAGTTCTGGAGTAAGTGACTCAGCGATCTTTTTATTTGCTTCTGCTTCAGCATCCGCTTTAATTTTTGTAGCTTCCGCCTTACCTTCCGCAGTGATTTTTGCCTGTTCAGCTTCAATAGCAGCTTTCTCTTTATCCTGTTCAGCTGCAATAAGAGCAACTTCTTTATCTTTATCTGCCTGTACTTTTGCAGTCTTGGCTTCAATATTTGCAAGTTCCAGTTCCTGCTGTGCATTTACTTTCTTCTGAATAGCTGCTTGAGTTTCATCATCTGTAGAAATTGAAGTAAAGTTTACAGTGTCAATGATAATTCCATATGGCTCAAATTTCTTTTTCAGATATGTGTCAAGAGCCTCGTTCAGTTCTTGACGTTTATCACCAAATACATCTGTTACTGGATACTTAGCAGTCACTTCCTGTGTCCATGCTTTCATTTTAGGTTTAATGAAAGTATTTTTTACACTTTCTCCGGACTGACCTTTAAATCTTGTAAATACATCAGCAACATGTTCCTGATCAAATTTATATGAAAACTCAAGATCTACAAGAAGTTGCTTACCATCTGCAGTAGGAGTTTTAAAGCTTTCATCCTTTGGAGAATCACCCTTATCTTCAGATGTAAGATATGACTGCTCGATACCCACTGAATATAAAGATGTTTTGATCGTTGGAGAAACTAAATGCCATCCCTGAGTAAGCGTATCATCAGAAATTCCTCCATTCATCTCATATTGTACCGCCACGTAACCGGCAGGTACTCTTACCGTACACTTTGCTACACAAATTAATCCTGCTACAATAATCACTGCTAATCCAATACTACCTAAAAATCCTTTTTTCATTAATCTTTTTTCTCCTTGTTTTGATCTTCTCTATTTATTTCATCTGCTGCATCTTTCCAGATTCTATGTAAGAATCTCCCAAATGGATAAAACAGTGCAGATAATAGAAACCATAAAATTACTGCTCCAACTAATACCAAAAATATAAATACCGGATTCATATAATTCTCCTTGCTACGGTATGCGTTTTCTCACGCATACCGTATAATTAAATTATCATTTATTATTCTGCTGAGTCTGTCCGTTCAGAATTTTAACTCCACCGGTAGATTCTACAGTCTTAGCAGCAAGTTCTCTCATCTGAGCATATGCATCGTCAAGTTTCTGCTGTAATTCAACTTTTTCTGCTCTCGCATTAGCCAGATCCTCTGCAAGTCTTTCATTTTTATCTTCCAGAAGCTGTTTCTGATATTCAGCATCTTTCTTAAGTGCTCTAACTTCAAAAGCATTTGATTTATCAGCATCGGCTTTACCTTTTTTAATACCTTCCTCTGTTGCTGCTGCAATCAATGTCGGAATCTCTTCTACTTTTGCTTCTAATTCCTTTACATGATCAGCTTTTGCATTCAGTTCTGTTTCTTTCTCAAGAGCCGCTGTTTCTCTAAGTTCCAAAATCTTTTCTCTAGCAGCTTTCTCATCTTCCCATTTATCATTTTCAGCTTTACGACTGCGTTTCAGATTATAGGTGTATTCATCTTCCTCACGACTACGAGTTAATTTAATTTCATTTTCTCTTGCTTTAGCTTCTGCATTGATAGAATCAATAATTTCCTGTTTCTGCTGCTTCAGCGACTCAATTTCAGCTCTCAGTGTGTCTTTTTTCTCTCCTAATTCAGCTTCAATCTCTGCTTCTTTCGCTGCCTGAGCCTCTTTTAACTCTTCATTTTTCTCTTTATAAGCATTGATCATAGCTGCCATAGCATTGGCTTTTGCTTCAATTCCATAAAGATCATCCAGTTCAATCTGCTTCATTGTAATTGCTTCTGTAAGATCATTGTACTTCTTGATAATCTCCGGATTAAAAATATCTTCTTTAGCTGTTTTATCTGCAGATTCGATAACTTCTACCTTTTTAGCCTTCGCTGCTTCTTTTGCAGGATCATCAATCATTCGGTCTCTTGTATCAAGTTTCTCCACTGCTGCCTTATACGCTTCCATAATTTCTGCCTTTGTTGATTTCATTGTAATTTCTGCCATGTTTTTAGTTCTCCTTTTTCTCTGTGTTTTGTTTAATTAAATTTTTATATCAAAGCTATAATAGCTTATCAATCACATTTACTCCATCCACATGATTTACATGTGTTACATCCACCTTCAAAAATTAACTCTCCTCCACATTGAGGACACTTAGCTTTATTTATCTGTTTATTAGTACTTTCTATAAATTCATCACCATCTCCATCATCAAATAGATCATTTTGCATTTCATTGTACATATCTATTAATGCATTTCCGATTGCAACTGGACAACTGCTTCCTTTTGATGTGTCATGTTTTGTTGCTCTTCGCACTGCATATGACGGGCAAGTTCCAGATGATGCAAGCTGATCGACAATAGAATAAATATCAATTCCGCCTCTAGCAGCAAGTGAAATAGCTCTGGATAAGCCAATCATAAAATTCTGGCAACCACCGGAAGATCCTTTACTGAAATATGTTTCAAGAAGCTGTCCGGTTTCTGGATCAAAAAATGCTTCACAATGTAATGTTCCACATCCAGTTGTAAGTGTCCTTTTCTTGCCAATGCAATTATCATCTGCTTTAATAATCATTCCTCTTTCTAAAGTATGAGGTTTGACATCAGCTGGCTTTGTATCTTTCTCTTTAATAGTTGTCGTTAAAATACCTGCACGTTTACATCCGTCTCTAAAGATAGTTACACCTTTTAATCCTGCATCCCACGCTGTCATATATAAATCTTCAACCTGTTCAACTGTAAAATCATTTGGAACATTAACAGTAGAACTAATAGATGCATCAATGTGTGACTGCCAAATACTTTGCATATAGATTCTGTTCTTATAATCCAGTGTCTGCGCAGTTACAAAGTAATCTGGTAATTCAGAATCATCTTTTAATTCATGTTTATCCATATATTCTTTTACAATTGGAGTGTAGACTTTATAATATTCATCATGACCTTTAAGAGACTCTGTTTTTCTTGTATAGTAGTTTGCAAAAATAGGTTCAATGCCACCAGATACACCAATCATAGTTGAAAGAGATCCAGTTGGTGCAATTGTAAGTAACTGAGAGTTTCTAAGTCCAAATGATTCTACTAATTCTTTTGTTTCTCCTAATGCATTTTTACTATAAAACGCTGATTGTTCTACCGCTTCTGGTTTATATTTAGGATATACACCATATTCTTTTGCTAACACAGCAGATGTTTTAATCGCCATATCTGCCATAGTATGTCCAATCATGTCACATAAATCAATGGCTTCTGGACTACCATATTTAATTCCCAGTTTAATAAGCAAATCGGCAAGACCAAAGATTCCAAGTCCAATCTGTCTCCAATCATATACAGATTCTCTTTGTTCTTTTAATGGATGGAGTGGAAGTCCTTCATCTAATACTTCATTTAATGCAATAACAGACGATTTGACACAATGCTTGAAGCTCTCAAAATCAAATCCTGTATCACATGCAAATTCAGCTAGGTTGATACTACCAAGAAGGCACGAACCTCCCGCTGGCAAAGGTTCTTCTGCGCAAGGATTTGTTCCTGCATATTCGAACTCATCATCACAACTAAGCAAGTTCCAATTATTGATTCTGTCCCAGAAAAGCATTCCAGGTTCAGCATAATCCCAGTTCATTTCACACATTTTATGAAACATTGCATACGCATCTATTTCTTTAGTAATCGTTTCTTTTGTTTCCAATCTTGTGAATGACAGAGTAAATGGAGTTCTATTCTTTACAGCAGCCATAAACTTATCTGTAATTCTAATAGAAATATTCGCTTTTGTAACTCTATCGAGATCTGATTTTATACCAATAAATTCTTCTAAATCTGGATGCTCACATGAAATACTGAGCATTAAAGCCCCTCTTCGACCGTTTTGTCCAATTAATCCAGTAACCATAGAATAAAGATCCATAAATGATACAGAACCGGTTGTTTCTTTAGCAGCATTATTTACTCGCGCGCCTTTTGGAGCTAACTTACTAATATCAACTCCACATCCACCACCATAGCTATATGTACGTGCCAGTTTCTTAGCACAATCAAAGATGCTTTCAATGTTATCTTCCGGTGGTTCAATTACATAGCAATTACTGAGACTAATTTTACGTCCTTTATTCTCAAGACCTCTATTAGCAAGAATGCGACCTCCAAATAAGAACTTTTTCTCTTTTATTAATTCTGCTATTGCTATGTTCTTGCCAGAAACACGGGTGATCCATTCGTCAAATGACTCATTATTATATCTATATTTTCTTTCCCAAATATCTATGCCTAATTGATTATCATGTCCTAGCCATTCCTGTACTGTCATAACGATTTCTCCTTTTCCATTTCACTCTTAAGTAAATCACGTAATGCTTCTGAAGCTTTCGAAAAGCTCATATCATTCACAAACAAGTGGTCATACCCTTCAGCTTCTTCATATTTAGTAAATTGTTCATCTTCACTGTTATATCTGGAGTAAAATTCTTCTTCTGATCCATCTCTTTTAAGGAATCTGTCTTTTGCTAATTCAAATGGTGAAGAAAAATAAATCTCGATAAATTTAAATTTATCTTTGCAATGTTCTTTCAAATACTTTGCTCCGTTCGGATCAATTACATAAATATCGGAATTCACAATTTCATTATATGTAGTGCCATATTTAATTCCGTTAATTTCAGTATACGCTACAAAACCTTCTTTAAATTTAATTTCATCGAATTCACTCTCAGATACAAAGTAATGATCTTCATATCCTGTTATTTCATCTTTGCGCGGCAGTCTTGTTGTAATGCTTTTTACCTGTCGAAGTCCTAATGTTTCGCATATATATCTTGCAAGCGATGATTTACCAGAAGCGGTTCTTCCAATAAATAAAAATACTAACTTTTTATGCATTATTTGTTTCATTCCTTTCCGGTATATATAAGATGTGATGATTTTCATCATTACACATAATCTTAAAAAGTCTTGTGCTTACATTGCCATCTGAATCAAGAAATCTTTTGCAAGTATCTTTCTTGCAACACTCATTACCATCTTTCTGGCAAAAATAATAACTATCTTTTTCATTATCGCATCCAACTACAATATTAGTTCCGTTTGCAAAATATACATTCATACATTATTACTCGCAATCTTTAAAAGTAATTCTCTATTAATTCCCGGATACCAAGACTCAATCTGATTAATTAAATCTTCAATCATGATCTGAAGCTCCGGTGCAGCTGTTCCATGAGCGCCACCATCTTTTGATCCTCTCTCAACATAAATATGCGCTAATTCAGTAATATTTATTTTGAAAGTAAAATTCATGGGAATTGCCAGTGGATATAAACCACGTTTTACATCTTTATTATTTTCTAATCCTTTTTTAATGAAACCATTATTTGACCTTACATAAGTATCACCATAATAACTAATCTCACCAGGAATTTTCGTACCAAGATATTTTAATACTTCATCCCATGTGATAATTTTATCTTCGTACCATTCAGAAACTTCTCCCTCATGGTAATCTGCAAGCCTTGTACTGCTACGAATAATCCTGTTATCCATTCTCTTTGCGTGGGAATCCAGATCATCAGTTGCCCCTCTATGAAGACCTTCTACAACAACTGAAATATCTTCAAATCGCAGCATTGTGATATGCTTTTGTCCCCATTTAAGAAGTTTTGCTACTTCTTTGTCGAATTTAATTTTTAATTCATCATCCTCTGGCAGATCTAATGGCCTTCCATAACGATCTGTGCAATGATCTACCATTTCTTTGAGCTGCTGCTCTATCTCTCTATTCCATGTTCTTTTGCTCATATACATTGTTCTGATTGCATCTCTAATTGAGTGCATTTCTGTAAGGGTTACTTTCATGTCTACATATCTCCTTGAGTTAATTTAATTTGTTTTCCCTGTGCCATTATAATAGCACTATAGGTTTCTGATGTCAATAGTAAAAGTTAATTTAATTTGTTTTGTTTTTTAAAAGTTCATTTACAAATGTTTTCATAGGTTCTCTCATATTAACATTTTCATGTAGCCACTCCAGATACTCAGGATCTGTCTTTGCAACATCTGTCAGTAATTCATCCTTATGCTTTTTGTATGGACATTTGTATGTCTCAATATCCGGTAAATCATATGCATCAGTATCATCTTTAAAAGAAATATCAATGTCTTTTCTGGAAGCCAAATAATCTGCTACATGTACAATTTTCCCTAACTGTGATTTTGGCTTTGGTAAGACAATACTTTCTCTATCACTTGTGTTCCATTGTCCCATATGAGACGAAACAGCATCAGCAATAATCTCAAGTTCATCATCTTCGAGATATAATCCTTTATAATTACGAATATATTCTGCTGCCAACAACGGATGATTAAATACAGTAAACACCTTTTTTCCATCCTTTGCCTTTTCTTCATATGTTTCTGCAGTACCAGACTTTTGAATATCATGTGCCAAACAAGCAACACGTCCAAGATCTATCCATCTCTCATCAAACTGATTCTGGTACTGTTCTAATCCGATGATATAGTTGTAAATCCTTAATACTGCTTTAGTATGGCGCATTAAACCTCCATCACCCAGCGCGTATGCCGGGTGATATTTACCTGTAGAACTTGCCGCAACTTTGAAAAAATAGTCTGGGGCATCGTCCAAAACAACTTTTGCAAAATCACGAATATCATCTGAAGTAATTGTTTTTAATTCGTTCTTAAATAATTCTGACTTCATTTGTTCTCCTTTTTGTTTAATTTAATTTTTAGCTTCTTTAATATATCTAATAAAAAAGTGTTCCTCTTAAAATTCTCTTTCTTTTTAATGGATCTGTTTACAGTGTCTTTATCTCCAATATGAAAACATTTTTCTTTTGTACGTGTTAATGCCACATATAATAAATTAGAATTCATCATATAAGCATGACAAGATGGTGTAAGTGTAATCGTCACTTTAGCACTTCCTCCTTGGCTTTTATGAATAGAAATTGCATATCCAAGCAGCAACATTGACATTTCTGATTTTTCATATTTTACTCTGACACCATCAAAATCAATAATAGCGCCTGTCTTATGTTCATTTGTATATGGAATAATTTCGTCATAAATATCAATAATCTTTCCTAACATACCATTAGGAATAAATGTGTTATTTATAGAAGGTTCATCATTTTGAGAAGCATTTTCTATATTCATATCCCCTATATCCACTTCTGCTTCATAATTATTTTTGATCTGAATTACTATATCACCAACGTAATATGTCGTATCTCCAGATTTGATACATTTTTCTGATCCATAGTTTGGATTAGCAATTTTCTGGACTGCATTATTAATTGCAATAGTACCACAATCACCTTTATTGAAAGCAGATAGAACAAGAATATCTTCAGGAACATATTGAGAAAGAAGCTTCTGATATAATCCAATTGCACATTTTACTGCTTGTTCATTATTAGCATTAATAAAAGTATAATCCTTGCCAAATTTTACCATACCATTACTCAAATCATATAAATATGGTTTCATATTTCTAACATCAGTAGCAACTTTCATTAACCCACCCTCAGCATACCTGAAAATTTGATTCAAAGTCACTGTAGGTATAACAAATGAATTGATCACATCATAAAGTAGATTTCCCGGTCCAACAGATGGAAGCTGCGCTGAATCACCTACAACAATAAGTTTCGTTCTGCTAAAATCAATTGCGTCACACAAATGTAAGAACAGAAATATATCTGTCATAGAGAATTCATCTACAAGAACAACATCAAATGGGAGTTTGCATTCACTATCATATCCCCACCTATTCTTCGGCATATAACCTAAGCCACGATGAATTGTAGCCGCTGGCTTACCGGTATAATCACTCAACACTTTTGCAGCGCGTCCTGTTGGAGCCATTAAAGTATATGAAATATTGTTATCCTCCAACATTTTAATGATCATTGCGGAAGTGGCACTTTTACCTGATCCTGCAAAACCATTCAGTATCATAATATTATTGTTACATATACATTCCAATGCACTGGTTTGTTCGTCAGTTAAATGATACTCTCCCGACGTCTGATAACTCTTCCAGTCAAAATCCCATATTTTAGGTTTTAAGTTTGCTACAAATAATATAGCAGCTATAGCAGTTTCAGTATCATGTGTGGCTTTTAAAGATACTTCAAAAGTATCTTTGTTATAATAAATATCTGGATCCTTTAAACATTCAACATAATGTGATGAACAAGCAGGAACAAGTCTTACAACCTGTTTTCTGAGATCGCGGAGATCCATTTTAGTATTTCCCTCTTTTTGATTCTCTTCCAAATAATATTCCATACATGCTGCACATCTTTGCGCAGATGATTTTAATTCAAACGGAAAATTGATCTTGCCAAGTCTCTGCAATTCTAAAAGAATACTATCTGCCTTAATAAAACCTACACCAGATATTTTTGTCAAAGATTTATATGGTTGTTTTCTCAATTCTTGTTTCATTTTAGGGATTGATTTAAATTCATCATATAATTTCTTTAACATTGACATTGTGAGAATTCCACCAAATTCAATTACTAAATCATAGATACAATAATTCTCAACTATTTTTGTTTTAATAGTTTCAAATGTTTTTTCTCCGATACCTTTTAATTTATCAAGATCAACAGTATCAGCTTCTCCTCTTAACACAATATCAATAATATCTGGATAATGCTGCCAAAGTACTCCTGCCTGGTTCTCAGTTAAAATTTCTCTTAAGAACATATAAACTTCTTCTTCAGTTTTAGGCTTATCCATTCTCACATTTACAATATCATACCCAAAACCATATTTATCGAGCTGTTCCACAGCCGTAATTTCATACGACTGTGAAACTACTAAATTATGTACATTTCCATAAATAGTAACATTATCATATTTATTATGCTTAATATTAGGGAACTCTTTTTTATCTACGTCTGTAGCATAAATTTTATAATCCTCTGAATTATACATGCACTTTACGATTTTACAATTAAATTTCACTTCTTTTTTACTCATATTCACACCTATTTAATTACTTCATATTCATCAAGTATATTTTCAAGTTCATCTGTTTCCTGCCATGTTCCATTCACACATTTTTTCTTCTTTTTCTTTGTAAAGTGTGGAACTTTCAAAATAGAAAATTCACCAAATGGATTATCCTGATATACTTTTATACTGGTTACTCTTGCTTTTACATCCTCTCCGGTTTTAATATTATGTAATACACAATATGGTTTTCTGACTTCCTTGAAAGTTTTATAATCTGTCACGACGTAAAAACATTGATTTACTTTTGGATTTACATATACAACATACTGAAGATATTCCTTTTCGAATTTTACCTGATCAATGACAGACATTGCTTTATTTTCTAAACGACTAGATAACTCAGCTATAAGCCCTGTATTATCCAAATCCCTATATTGAGAAGCAGTCTCTTTCCCGGCATATTTCTTCATCAGATACTCTGTCAAGCCAAGACTTTCCATCTTTTTTTTACTGATAATCTTACATAAAGCAAATTTGTCGTAGATCTCGGATACTTGCATCAAATACTGATTTTTCCCAAACTCCTCGAAATAATTTAATCCAATAAGAATCGTTAACTGTCTGGAATTCACAGATGTTTTTGTATTTACATCTGCCAGAACTTCTGTAAAATTGTTATATTGATTCGTTGCCAGTTCAAGAAGATCATCTGCTATTTGAGCATTACAGAATTTAATTGATGCAATACCCTTATATAATGCATGATTCGCTTTATCTACGGTATATTCAGCTCCGGATTTTCTGAATTTGATATTCTTAATCTCAATATTCTTTATCTTCGCCAATTCAGTCCCCATCAGAATATCGTCTGTATTGTTTGCACAGTTTAGATATGCAGCGATAAATTCTTCTGGATAATAATACCTACAGAATGCACACATATAACCGATCATAGAATAGCCTGTTGAATGATTATACCCAAATTGATAATTTGCACTATCCTCAATAATCTGTAAGAACGCCCTTGCTTCCTTCTCTGCTATTTCTCTTGGCTGAGAAGACATTTTACAATACCCATTCAAAATATCAGGCAAAGCTTTCTGCAGTCGATCCATCTGTTTACGTCCGATTGCTCGTCGAACGTTATCAGCAGCAGACCCACTTAACCCGCATATATTTTGAAGAAACTTAATGGTGTCCTCCTGAAAAATAAGAAATCCTCTATTATCTTTCAGCAATTCATCAATAAGTGGTGATGGATTTTTATTTGTCTCACCTGCTAGCAGCCTATCTCGATATGAAGCCCCGGATGGTCTTAGTGACGCATTTATCATTGATAAATCGTTGATACATTGTGGGCCATAATTCTTAAGCATTTCATATGCGTATGGCGATTCGAACTGAAATACGCCAGCAGGACAAAGAACAATATCATTCCATACCTTCTTATCATTCCAGTTAATCTGATGTGATTTTGGATATGGAAGTCCGGCATATTCATAGCACTTTCGAATAATTTCCAGATTCTTTAGGCCAAGTAAATCGTATTTAACAAGACCGGCACCATCATGAATTTCTTCCATATTAATACACATAATACGTTTTCCATCATTCCAAAACGTACCATAGTTGTCTGGAAGTGTTACCGGAGAAACTACAATGCCTGCCGGATGAATTGACTGAGAAACCGGAGTGCCATTAATTCCATCAAAATAATAGAACAATTTCCTGTACTGATTATCTTTCAAATCATTCATATGTTTTATAGCCTTATCATGCTCAGTTATCTTATTTTCATAATCACGACGTAAGCCATAATATTCTGATTCTTTATCTGCCTGTTTAATCTCATCGAAATGAATCATATCTTCGATTTCTTTAATTCTTTTTCCGGTTGATTCAATTGTATCTTTATAGGCGCTATACATCTCCTTGATATGCGCAACCTCATCAAGTGGAATATCTAAAGCGCGCCCGATCTCATCAATAGTGCCTTTATCAGACACAGTTCCGATAGCAAGAATATATGCTGTCTTATCATATCCAAATGACTCAATGATGTGATTGTAAACTAATTCTCGCTGATCTGGTGAAATATCAAGATCGATATCCCCGACCTCTTCACGATCTTCATTTGCAAATCGTGAGAAAATTGTATTCCATATAACTGGATCAACATCAATGATATCTGTTATGTATGCAACAGTAGAACCACCTACAGATCCTCTACATGGCCCAACTGGTATACCATTTTCCCAACACCAACATACCAGTTCGGACATAAAGAGCATAAATCCAATCATATTAATCTTTTTAAATACACGCATTTCCTCTTTGATACGCTTCACGTATTCTGGAATTTTTTTCTTTTTGATAATTCCTGCATCAATTTTCTCATGCAATTTATCAAAAATTCTTTTCTTTAATACTTCCTCTTCATTGTCGTATAATTTTGGATATTTTACAGAAGTATCAAGTTCAAAATCAGTAACAGAATCGGCCATCACATTTGTATTCTCTATTGCTTGCAGAATCACATCAAATGGAATATCGCAATTCTGAATACGGAACATTTCAACCAACTCTTCGTAAGTCTTTAATGTCAGATCAAATTTATCTTCGTCAGCATATTCGATACGTTTTGCTTTCTGTAAAATGCTTCTGCATTCAGCTTTATAATAATCAATGCTATGTGTATCTGTTCCGGCGATTAAAGGTTTCCCTGTTTGTTTTGATGCAGCATATAAAAATTCGTTATATCGTTTCTGCTCTGGAAAATCATGCGGCTGAATTTCATAGTAATCATATGTTTCCAGTAACTTATAAAAAGTCTCTCTCGCTGTCACATTCATAAGCTGAACTTCTTCAAGCAAATTATCATAATATTGCTTCAACTTATCAATTTGAGCTTCGATATAATGCAAATATGAATCTTCAGGGATGCATCCATTTTCATCAAACTGTTTCAACCATGTAATCATGGCCTTTTGATCATTCTTCTGCTTTTCAAGTTCAGCAACTTTATTTGCCAGTTCCTGTTTCAATGCAGCAGTTTTCTCTGCCATTTGTTTCTGGATATCCTTTGGGTATTTATTCAAAGGTGATGCCAAACAAGCAGAAATCTTGATTACATTATCTGAAATATTAAAGAACTCTTCAAATGTAATACGTGGTTTATAATATCTATGATCCGGTTGTGTAGATTTATCAATCAAAAGATTGATTTCTTTTACACCTTCATAGTTCTTAGCCAAAAGAATTGTATGATAATTGTCCCTTACCTTCTCTTCTAGTGAAGCTGTTAAATAACATTCAACTCCATGTATGTATTTTAGCCCTTTTGAATTGATATACATCTTTTTTTCAACCCAATTATAGGCATTCCCATGCTCCGTCAGAGCTAAGGCTTTATACCCTAGCTCCGCTACACGGTCTGCATATTCTTTATAATCAGTACAACTATCAAGAAGAGAACGGTTTGAGTGGCAATGGTAAATAGTATACTGTCCCATTTTATCTCCTTATAAATCGTTAAGCCAATCTAAATTGTCAATGTCGTATTCTTCATCCTGCTTATTTTTCGTACCCAAAATATCTCCATTTTTCTTTGCATCTTGAGCATCAAGATAAGCTTTTAACGGTTTATAAAGTTTAGTGGAATAACCACACAAATTCGTAAGATAATAACTTTGCTTTTTTAGACTCTCTTCATCTTCCCACCAAAGTTTATCTGCTTCATCATATTTTCCTGCTGCCTTTAGTTCCGCATATGTAGCTTCTTTATCACGAATCATTTTCATAGTATTGATAATAAAATTTTCCCAATACTGAATCAGCTCCGGAGTTAAGTCAACATATACATAACAATCATGCAATTCATATTTCTCCTGTACTTCCGGTGGAAGACAGGTAATATCATTTGTTTGAGCTAATTTATCCAGATACTCCAACATGTTTTCTTCATATCCGAATTCTTTTAACCACATCTTTGCATTTGCCTGTAGTTTCTCCCCAAGCTCAAAGCGTTCGATTTCTCTTACTTTCTTTACACCTTTTTTAGATTGAACAGTTACACACTGATATTTAAGGAAATTCCATGCAATCTTAATCTTTTCAAATGGTATTCCCATCTGATGTAAAGCTATAGAGTACATTACCAACTGCCCACATTCATTTTTCGCTTTATCTCCTTTATATATGCTGCTTGTCTTCCAATCTAATATAGTATAATTACCATTTTCATCTGTCACCAGAGCGTCAATATACCCCTGGTAATATTCATCACCAACCTTTACGGTTACAAACTTTTCAATATCAATATGATCAGTAATCTTCTCGTGTGTCTCAAAGAAATTTTTCAAATCATAATAATACTTAGTTGCAATACTATTGTTTCTGGCACCATCTCCACGAACAAATTTTAGATCAGCAATATCAAATGCCATCATCCATCCTTCGTCAAACTCTTCAGCCATTTTTTCATAAGATAATTCTTCAGTATAAAATCGCTCTATAATATCATGACTAATACCGCCAGTTACTTTATAAATAGAATCATCACGATCCTCTTTTTTATGTAATACATACTTCAAAAAATACTCATAGAGACCATTGTGTACGCAGTTTACACGGCTCCATGAATTGAGTCTATCGACTCCAAGTGCCTCGCACATCTTCTGCAGTTCTTCATAGCTTAATCTCAACTATTTTTTCAAACTCTTTAAATATTCTCTGTGTTTACTTTCATCATAAGGAATTCTCCATTTAAACAGAAAATTGTATATTTTATTTGGCGCATCTGCAGGTGAGTCCTTTGGGCCAAGCAGTTTCCATTTATCACGAATGTAGCTGACTTTACGTAATCCGTAAAACTTCTCACACATATTCCAGACCTCTTCTATTGGAACATCATTATCCATCGCGATAATAACTTCTTCTACTCCGGTACCAAGTATAATTCGCACCTGCTCATCTGAAAGTACATGGCCTTCAATTGCACCGCCGGTTGGATCCATTCTGCTATCTCTTTTAAGAACAGATTTCTCGGCCTCGAATATAACAATATATCCTGCTTTCTGAATATCTTTATAATTTTCCCACAATCCATATATATTAATTTCTTTTCGCATCCCAGGTGTTATAAAGTACTTTGATATTCCAAATTCAGAACAATTTTCGATGGAACTTCTGGCATTATATCCCATCAGAGTTCCATCTAGCCAATATCTAATTGGAAATATTGTTCTCCTCCATCTATACGAATATCCAAGTCCAAATTTTTTAATTGTTCGTTTTATAATCCCTTCGCGAAATAAATCAATATGAATATATGGAACAAAATCATTTAAAATATCTTCACTCATAGGATCAAAATCATTTACGACACATTTCCTACGCTTAACCACAAATCTTGAGAACACGAACCAGGAATCATCCGGCTTTTTCTTCTCCTCTTTTACTTTGTATAAATTTTTCAATCCTAAAAGTTTATGAAGATATTTCATTGCATTTGCAAAATCAATATTTTTATTATACTGAACTAAAGAAATTAAATCCTTACCATCGTCATATTCAACTCCTCTGGTATAATTTCGATAATTCAGATATTTATTATTTCTTATATTGATGGCGGCTGGATTGTTACAGTCGCCACCCACCGCATTAGAGCAGCTATAATAATCCTTGTTATCATGATATACTATATTGCTACACCCAATGCTTTCTAAAACATAAGGTATTTTTCCATTTTTTTGAATGTATTCCTTAATCTCTAATGCAGTCATATTTACTCTCCGCTTAAAAATCTTGTGCTATATTACAAATAGCAACATCTTTGTGCATATTTGTACTCAGATCATACTCTGAGATTATCTGGAATTGGTCTGTAGCCCCAAATCTATTTTTAGTAATAAATGTGATCATATAATGTTTATCCGGATCCAGATGATATGGAATCTTTGAGGAATTATTTTTCCCCGCCAACTTATAAGCTTTAATCTCATGTGAACCACCAGGAAACTCATCTTCAAATGGTTTACGCATCATTAAATTCACACTAAATACATCCAATATATTCTTTGCTTGTCCAATTTCATTATTTGTAAGATACCTCATCTTTACTGAAGCTTTCCCTAACTGATATGTAACAAATAATGCTACATTTTTAGCAGCTGGTTTCACAACATCGTAAAGATCAACCATATCTCGTTCCATAGATTTCCATGTTTCTGTGTCTCTTGAATCAGATGATTCTTTTAATGTATCCAGAACAAACAGCCTTACTCCCATGCTAGAGTATTTTTTTATTACTTTGATTGCTGCTTTGACAGTATATTTTTCAAAGGGAACGATTGTAATATTTCTGCGTTCTTTTAACTCTTCAAGATATTTTGCTGCCTTACGAAGCTTATCTAAAACATCTTTACTAAAATGGCCATCACGTAAAATATATTTATGTAGTCCAGCACTATATAAATTATTTGCAACCCAGACAAGTAACTCTTTCTTTACTTTATCCTGATCTTCTTCATTAATCATAATGACCATTTTTTCATTATGTTCTAATACTGAAGGCATTAAGTAGTTGATTGCTGTTGTTGATTTTCCAACACCTGAATTGGCACCTAGACCATAAATGTTTCCATTAAAATTAATGCCGCCAATTTCTCTGTTCAAAATATCACAATGTTTAAGTGGCATTCCTACCTGACTTCCAGCATTTAATTTATCAATCAAATCAAATAATCCGTCGCAGGCATTATAAGTTTTAACTTCAGATTCCACATTAATAAATGTGTGATTCAAAAGTGCCTCAAGTTCGTTATATATATCTTCAGCTTTAGCATCGACATATTTACTTAACTTTTCTTTTACAGGAAAGCCCATTCGGGCTAATTTCATTACAGCGTTCCACTTTTTTACCTCATTCACATAAGAATCAAAATTAGCCTCTTCGATATATGTAAATGAACTTTCAATCTTCTCATATCCACCATATTCATCGTATTTCTTACTTAATTTTGAATGTTTCGATAGATACATATTGATTGTAATTTCATCTAATGTATTTTTTTGTTCTACATTGATGATATCGTTCGCAATTGAAAAATATACTCTCCAAGCATTATTTGTTATATCTTCCAGTTTCAAAGAAGTGTCTCTGACTAAATCCGGGTTCTTGTAAATAGAAGACACTGCATTTGCTTCTGCAATTAACTTATATTCATTTACCTTTTTAATAGTCTCAATACATTCCTTTTCAAAAGGAGACATTGTTTTCGCACTACTGCGATCTTTCGTCTTAGTAGTGATAGATGTCAATTACCAAATCCCCTCAAATGTAGAATTGACGACCTCTTCTGTCTGACGTTGATATTTAGCAGCTTCACTATTTTGTGCTCCTATATCAATCTTTTCAGACTTCTCTTCGCTTTTCTTTGCATTTTTCATTCTGGTGTACATATCATTAATTCGGCTGCTTACAATAGCACAAATGTAAGCCACTTTCTGATCTTCGCTGTTAAATGTTTTTCCTTTTATTGCTTTTAAAATGACATATTTGTTCGCTTTAAAAGTATTAAAAATAACATCAATAGGATATTCTCCATACATTTCATGAGAATTATTCGCCATACTTTGTCCTTTTCTTAGCCCTTGCAGTCTTAGACATGCGTTCTTATGCAAACGCTGCGTCCCAGAATACCCCATCAATTCTCTTTCAACCCAATTACACATTTGTAAGAAGTCTTCATTTTTCCAACCAGTTGTGTCCTTTTTATTTTCCTTACTCAATGTTATTCTCCTTAGAAATCCCAAGGCAGAAGCCCTGGGATCAATATTTATTTACGCAACAGTAAGTTCAAGAATCTTTTTTGCGTCATCAATATTTGTTACTTTCATCGGATTGTCATAACCCATTTCTTTAGCTGCAGCTACAAGTGGTTTTAATTTTGCTGTTTTACCTTTATTAGCAATACAGAACGCCTTAATCTTTTCTGTGATTTCACTAAGTTCTTTCTGTATTTTAGCTTCTGCCTCAGCTTCCGCAATCTTTTCAGCTCTTTTTTCTGCAGCTGAATCCTGTTCTTTCTTTAATTCATCAACAGATTTACTCCCTTTAGATGCTTCGGCTTTGATAGCATCTGTAAGAGCCTTGATTAATGCATCTGAACTAAATTCAATTTCCGGAACAATGTCAGCAAATCTTGATTTGGAATCGATAGAATAAGAATCATCACGGAATGTAATTTTACGGCTTTCGCTTGTAATTACACCTTTCATAATATCTACATCTTTTTTACCTTCCTTTTTAGTCTTGCCAGTCTTTTCCTGCACGATTTCTCTATCAATAGAAGCAACACCAAGAAAATGTAATTTTGTTTTAATTGCATTAAAATCTCTCATTGACATATTAGTTGTTAGAGAAGTATATGTCTGTCCTGTTGTTACATCATCTTGTGTACGCTGCTTAACGTGTCCAATAATAATGAAATGAACACCAACCGATTTCAGTTCCCATAACTTATTCAGAACAATTTCTGTTGCCTTATCCTCTCCGGCCATATAACCACCAAAAGCTGCTTTAATAGATTTTACCGGTTTCTCAGGATTCTCCGCATTATGCATACGAATAACTTCTGGCTTTGCAATTTCTACAAGCTGATCATATGTATCAATAACAACTGTTTTCAAATCAGGATATTCTGTGGATTTATTCTCAACGACATCATCCACAAAATCTTCAAATCCAATACTGTTTGTTTCTTCATCATAATCCATTGACCATTCCGGACAATTCAAATAGTTGATTCCATTAATACCGTCAGCGCCATCTTCTTTACCACACTCAAGAAAACGATATCCATCTTCACCTACAAGTTTCTCACACATCTCTTTAATAATTGTTGTTTTTCCGATACCACTTTCCCCAATAAGTCCAATATTATATGATAAAGGATCAATTTTAATTGTATTCTTTTTTCCGTATCCCATAGTATTTGTTTCCTTTCTGTACTTTGTATAATTTAATTATTATAGTTAATCATCAAGCAGCGAATCTAACATTGAATCATAATCAATTTCTTCATCCTGATCCGTTGTATCAGTTTCTGAATCTTCTTCTACTTCATCCACTTCTTCGTCATCATCTGCTTCAATCAGATAATCTAATACAAGATCATCTTCTGAATACATAGAATCAAATTTCTGAATCTGTGGAATCTTAGATCCGTCTTCTCCAACTAACTTAATAACTGGTCTAGTAAGTAACATCCTGCGTTCTTTACTAGCATTTTCTGTACAAAGTGCTAATGCTTCTTCCAAGCTGTAAGCTCCCATTTCTACCAGTTCTTTAATATCGTCTGGTAAATCGTCTTCAGTTGTCTGGATCACTGCACCGCCTTCAACAAATACTCCTTGACAAGTAATCAATGTCACGTTTTTCTTAACTTTGAAAAGTTTTCCTGCGCGCTCAATAGATTTTTCATCTTCCGGATCATAAACATATTCAAATGTCTTTCTCAAAGGTACAAACTTTCCGCCTTTTACAGCGCCACCTTCAGTCAAGTCATTACCATTATATTCTTTGAATTTCTCCAGAATGTATGCCGTTATCGGGAACGCACATTTATCTTTATCTGCTTTTCCGATTGAATACTTGTCAAGAAGCATCGACTGAGTAAATGCTGCTTCATAAGTATTCAATTCCTTCTCTCTTGGAAGATAAATACTGTTAATTTCTTTTCTTACTTGTACATGTTTGTCATATACAGTATATTTTAACTGCCCTCTTACCTTAATCTCCATACCATCCTGCAATGCTTCAGACAGATATTTAATTGCATCATATGCATGTAAGAATTTATTGATAACAACTTCACCTTTTGTATCCTTCTCAATACCAATTTTGATAAAGCAAAGCTCTCCGATATCTTTTAGAATATCCTCGTCAAATCGATCATCAAAATCAATCTGATATCTATTATCGAAATCATCTCCACCATTCTCATCTTTGCCATGAACATAAATAACATTGTTTCTGCCAGCTCCATAACCACCCATTAATTCGCAGCCAACTTTTCCGTATTTATCACCGCAGTCAACATTCAGGTTAATAGAATTGTAAATCCAGTCGCTTTTCTTAGAATGTTCATCAATTTTGAATGTATAATCTTTAATACATGCCTTTCCAATCAATTCAAATGTCTGAACCCAGCCTTTTTTATCTAACGGTTTTTTTTCTTTCTGTTTTGCCATTATTTATTATTCTCCTATTCTATACCATGTCATAATCATAATATTTTCTATCATTGTTTAATTTCATCGAGTCATCTTCAAAATATCGAATCACATTTAATCGCCCACAATGTTTGCATTTCACAAGCTTGGTTGAATATCCATATCCATTCTCATCAAAGATGGCGTCTGTTTGTTTGTATGCAAATCTTTTTTTACAAGAAGTACATAATCTACTAAATGCTGTTGCCACCATTCGTGTCCTCCTTTCGCCTTACTTTGCTCCAGTCGGACCGAGAATAATCTCTCGTGCGTAATTCATCGAAATAACGGAACAGAATTTTCCAAAATATTGTCCTGCTGCTCGAACTACTTCCGGTTCTTCTTTTACACAATCTGTATAAATTCTGTTTGGAAGATTCCTTGCAACAGTTTTCATATCCTGTTCACACCACTCTGTTGGGATGATTCCTTCATCACGCATTTTATATAACTCTTTTTCAACTCTACGCCGCGTCACGACAGATTTTACAAGTTCCTGTGCTTCTGTTCGTTCTTGCAACTTTTGTGGATCTTGAATCTTTTTAACATGATTCATTTTTGCGACTTCATGAAATTTATCTCCAACGATTTTCACTACAAATGGTAATCTGCTATTCGGATCGTTTAATCTTGTTTGGTTCTTTATAACAATACCTTCTTGAATCTCTCCATATCCCGGATGATCCATAAAACTTTGTACATGTTCCCAACTGACAAACGGTCCAACATAAAATGTATTGATATATGTAAGTCCATGCGTTTCTGCAAATGCCTTTACTTCTGACTGAGGAAGATATTTTTCTTCCCTTACATCATAAATATCAAATACGTACCATTTCTTAGTATTTTCTGGATAATAAATAATCGCATTTCTTGCTCCAGACCATTCTCCAAATATTACATAGTCCGGAACGTCTTTATAATCTTCAGGATTTAACTCCTGCACATAATTATAAAAACCATTTAATGTATTGTTCTGATCCAACGTATGTCTTCTGGAAAAAGCTACCATTTTGCCAGTCTCTGCATCATATCTAGCTGCTGCATTGGATCCGTCGAATTTTTCCTGGATAACAATTAAGTCACCCGGTACAAATCCATCTGCATATCCTTCTTTCAAACGTTGAATATCCATAAATTTCTTCTGCTCCATTATTTCACCTCGCTTTCCGAAGTGGAATAACTTTGCAGTTTATTGTCACACTGACATCTATGCACTGATCTTTTAAGATAGTGCTTCAAATATTATTTCCTATTCCTCATTTATACGTGCCTGTATAATTAAATTTTATTACTTTACAATTTTTACTTTGCAGCCAAACTTTTCTTCAACTTCAGCCATAGTTACTTCCTTAATTAACTCTTCATAGATGCATTCAAATCCATGACATTCTGCTGCATTATATTCTGTAATTGCTTTATCACCAAGATAATGTTTGTCTTTCGTTCTCCATACCTTAATAATACGATTACCTAAATCATATTTAAATGTAAGATCTTCGTTAATCATAGAAAAAGATCTAAATCTGTTAATAACCTGTCCTTTATTATTACTGTACCATTTGATTTGATCATCTCCATTAGTTCCGATTAGCACAATACCGTAGCTTCCCTTTGTAGAAAGAACGATATCACCCGTACATAAATCATATTTTGTCATGTTTACTGCCTCCTTAAATATACATTTCAGTAGTTACTATTTTCTTTTGTAACGATCCGCGCGTCATCATTACAAATGTGATAAGAGTGGACTCGAACCACCGACCTCACTTTTGTAGTGCGCTCTTTCTCCCAACTGAGCTACTTATCACTTTTCATGCATGACCTGTCGTGCTGCAGTCCTAACAGGATTATGTGTTCTTTGATCAGCTCAATTCACTACATTTTCTCTAAAGCTGGATATTTTTACTTATAAAACATCTCAAAAAAAACACCAGTTTCACGCCCTAACTAGAAACGGCTTGTTTCTTATTGGAACTCTACAGCCTATAAAAGTCACTCCTTCGTCAGGAGAAATGGAAACTCTGGGACTCGAACCCAGGACCGACCGGTTATGAGCCGGTTGCTCTAACCAACTGAGC